GGATTCTTGACTCAAACATGGCTGCCGCTAAAAGCGGGCTTACAACCACTAATCAACGCGTCCATGCCCGAACGCTTAATGTTTAACGCTGCGTTGAAATCACGATCATGGCGTGCGCCACATTGTGGGCAAGTCCACGACCGATCAACCAAACGAAGCTCCTTATTAACGTACCCGCAACCACTACACGTCTTGCTGCTAGCAAACCACTTGTCAACATGAACAACGTTAGTGTTGTACTTAACGGCTACGTGTTCCAAACGAAACACGAAAGATGCGTGGCTAAGGTCCGAAAGCTTACGGCCCCACAAACGACGCATGCCCTCTAGACTCAATGTCTCCAAGCAAATCGTAGAATAACGACGACATAGCTCATGCGTCAAGCGCCACTGATAATCATCACGGTGGTTGCTAATGCGACGATAAAGCCGACCAAGCTCCAAACGGCGACGACGATAATTATTAGAACCCTTTATAGAGCGACTCAACCGACGGTGCACCTTATGAATATCACGAAGCGACTGCTTGAAAAACTGAGGATTCTCGTACACGCGTCCGTCGGATAACGTCAAGTACGTCTTAAGACCAAAGTCAATGCCTACAACCGCACCATCATGTGTCGTGTTGCTGGATTCAACCTTAGCATCGGTCGTAACGTACAACCAAAAGTCACCGCACGGATCACGCTTAACGCGAACCGTCTTTATCGCGCCATTAAAGTCACGTGATTTGTGAAATTTATAAGTTTTCTTAAGTCTGTTAATCGTAAAGCAATTGCCATCTATTTTATAGCCATAGTGGAGTTTGTAGACGAATGATTGGAAGTCGGCCGCACGACGAAACTTAGGCGGCCGCTTAGCAAGCTTCTTAAAGAAACGCTGGTAGGCCGCATCGAGACGTTGCAAAACTTCAATACTATTATGAGAATATAGTAAATTCCGCTTGATGCGTTTGACAAAATGCTTCTGCATGTCTACCGTGGAAACGTACGTACCATACATGCGATAGCATCTACGTTGAAGTGCCAGCGCGTGGTTCCATACAAATGCACACTCACAAAGCATTCGATCCAACCATATGGTTCGACGCGTTCTGTAAAGTTTGTATTTGTATGTCAGCATAGATGACTATAATTGCTTTGCAAATATAAATTTACTTTTACGTTTATGCAAAATTAAAGGTTGTATTCAACCCATGCCTAAAGGCATGGGCTTTCTACAGCCTTAATTCGTAAAAAAACCGAGAGCAAAAACTCTCGGTTCAACAAAGAACATGACTTTATAAAACTACGGCACTACGTACTCACACATAACCACAAAGTCTACAGTAGTAACAGTAGCATCAATACTTAAAAGTTGTCGTGCCTCTTCAGCCACCAAAAATGGAGGCGTAACCGTAGCAACAACCTGCTGGCTAACCTTAGCCACGTCAGCACGGCGGAATGCAACAAAACCCTGCGAATTCGTAGTACCTCTTACTGTAATAGACTTGCCGTCAACGTTCATGTAATTAATCATAACAAGACAAACAGACTGAGCAGGTGACGATGCAATACCATCAACCGAATAGACCCCTTGAACCGTGAAATTTACGATTCGGCTAGGATAGGGTAGGTAGCGAAGCTCACACGCCTGCGCCCCCGTCTCGGCGAGAGCATTTACAATATCCGTCTGCCGAATACTCCACTCCTGATAACCCTCATCAAGAACATACGCGGAGACAACAGTATCAGTAACATTAGGACCAACAACAAACTGAACCGTGCGACCTACATCCTCCAGAACTGGATCAAGCCCAATATACTCAATAGTACCTGAGTAAACCAAATTGAACATGTTCATCTCACCAGCCTCAATAGTCGTGGCATGCTGGTAACCAAACTGATCATAGAGACTAACCGCCATATCCAAAGTGTTCGTCAAATCCAAACGATAAATATCGAACATTTGAGCATACTGGCATACCTGATTAGAGAAAGATATATCCACAGTAGTAGGTTTGCTCTTAGAAGAACCTATCAAAACATCTTCAACACTATAAAGCTCAACATAGATGACATCCCCGTCAACTACAGAAACTGACTCAAATATCGAAGTGGCATTTTCTAAGATGTACTGACCAGTAGAAGAATCTAAAGGATAAAGCACAGGCGTTTTATAAGTTTTACCTCTAGTTCGATTGTAAAGCTTAATGAAAACAATGCGTCCCTTTAAGCTATTCGCAGAATCCACAGGACGAATTTCCAAAGCCATACCCACAGGCAAAGCCCCCGCAGCCTGCATGACGTTCAACGACGCCGTGACCGACGAATCGCTGGACGTAGAAAGTATGACCGACTTCGACCGCGCCGAAGACGACGGATTATCCGTCGAGTCAACCTTTATAATCTGATCCTGAACCGCATCATCCATCGTGACCGTAATGTAGTCAGTGGAACTCGATCCCCAAAGAATCTTCTTAGAAACAGTTGCCATGAAATAAATGTTTTTAAGATTTTTAAAAAGCATGGGTGAGATTCACCCATGCTGAGAAATTAAGAAACGTCGAACGTATCATTCGTCTTGACATAGACACTAACCTCGGAAGCACTCTTGCCCTCTAAGTTCACCGTAACACTGCTGCCATACGACGTGCCATTCAAAGATACCCGAATCTTAGGATTAGCACCCGCCTGAATGAAGGTCACATCCGTAGTACCCGACTTGCCGTTGCCGGAACCCGTAATCGTCACAACGAAACTATTACGCGGAGAAACGGACGGGTTTGCAGTATAAGATACAAGACCACGAGGGGGAGCGAGAGTAAAGCCCGTAAGAGCAGTCTTGATCGCGTAGGTGAAGGACCCGGACAAAATAGGCGTCTCAGAACCCGAAGTATAGTAAGCACGCTGCGTGAAGTTGGGCTTTAACTGATACTGCCCAGCAGAAGCGCCAACACTGATGGGCGACGTATGTGTAACAACAGGATCGGAGTACGTAACCTCATTGGCCTCACGATAGAGGGACAACGAATCCGACGCTGTCTTACCGTTCATGGTTATATTAACCGTAATGGTAGCCTCCAGCTGACGAGCCGTAACCACGTTGCCCAAGCTTGTAACCGTATAGTTACCCGTAGAGGTATTAACATCACCACCCGTGAACGTCTTAGAACTTATAAGCGATGCCGTTTCGGTTTCACCCGAAGTCCACGTACCAGTCTGAGTAGCTAACAAAGTCGGGGTGCGGTTGTCGGCACCCGCCGAAAGCGTATTGACCGCAGGAGTGCCTCGATACTCGAAAGTCGTAATCGTAGGAGTACCCCATGTTCTGCTATTTGCCTCCTGATAAGCAGAAGCCATTACCGCCTCAGTCTTACTATTAGCAGTCAACTGAACGCGAACACTTGCAACCTGAGAGCGAGCCTTAGCCGTAGTGCCCAAGCTAGCAGCAGTAACTGCACCCGTACTCCTGTTAAGACCAGAACCCGAAGTCTGAGAATAAGACCATGACCCACCAGAAGATACCGTACTAGTAGAACCAGAAGTGTAAGTCACATTCTGAGTGAAAGACTTGGAGAGCGAAACCGTACCACCACCTGCAGGAATGTCATCATCATAAGAAGCCGTAATGGACGGACTAGCATAAGCGGCCGTGTTAGCCTCCTGATACACATCCAAAGTAAGAGTAGCAGACTCATTCTTCTCACCAACAACTTCTAAAGTCAAAGTACCAACCTTCGCGCGAGACTTGACTGTAGTGCCAAGCGACGAAGCAGTGACAGGAGCAGAGTAACTAGTAGTATGGTAATTAGAAGTGTCAGTGGCACCAGACGTATAAGTCACATCCTGAGTCCAGTCATACGACGAGAACTCCGAAACGGTGCCACCACTAGCCGGAATATCGTCAACCTCGGCATCCGTAATCGTAACAGGACCCGCAGTGACAATCGTATTCGCTTCCTGATAAACAGCAACCGTGGCACTGCCAGACTTGCCGTTAATAGTGACGGTGGCCGTGGCATCCGTCTTCTTCGTGCGGGAAACCTCAGTGGTGCCTAACGAAGTCCCCGATACAGCACCCGTGGAAGTATTGACGCCAGTACCACTATAAGACCACGAACCTCCAGAACTGATAGAACCCGTAGAACCTGAAGTATAAGTTGTTGCCTGCGTGAAGGACTTCGACGGCGTAACACTACCACCACCCGCAGGAATATCTGCGTAAGACACCGACACAACCGGAGTGCCATACGAAACAATAGCATTAGCCTCCTGCGAAACAGAAGCTGACTTCGTAGCAGTAAGACCATGCGACGTCAAAGTCCAAGTGACACTATCAGACCAAGCATCTCCTGCTACAGATCCGCGCGAAGCATACGTAACAACGCCCGTACTTGAATCGACAGAAGCACCATGACCCGAAGTAGTCAACGCGAAGGAACCACCCGTGACTGGAACATCTGAAACAACAGAACCCGAAGTATAGGTCTGAGTCTCCGTAGCAAACAAACGCGGAACCGACGTGCCTCCCGATGCCAAAACCGTAGACGTATCAAAATACGAAAAAGTCTTAATGGTAAGATCACTATAAGTAATCTCATTGACACCCTGATTGGCAACATTACGTGTACGACCCGTACCACTGATATTCTCAACAGTCCCATTAGCCCAAGAACCCGCAGCTAAAACAATCGTAATATCCTTCCAAATATACGGCGACGTGCGGGAGCCAAGAGTAGTTCCCATATTCGCTGCCGAAACCTCACCCGTAGAAGCATCTACAATCGTAAAGACCGAAGATGACTCGGCCAAAGAGTAAACCGCAGTATTAGAAGCAATAGTATAACCCACGGGCGGCTTAGCACGCTCGCCCGTAACACCACTCGAATAAGTCGCCTGACACCACTCGCCAACATGCCTAGGCAAATGAGACTCACCCGCAGGTGAGAACTGCGGCCAGTCAAACGAAATGTCCATGACAACGAACGACTCGATCTTATTCATAGCCTGAGTACAACCCGCCTGCGAATATACAGACAGCCCATCTGCCGAAACAACAAGACCAACTGGTATATTCAGTAATAGACCCACCGTCGTACCACGGGACGGGAACGTAACCAGACCCGTAGAGATATCAATCGTAGCGCCCGAATCGTAATCGTTAACAATTCTGAAAGTCTTAGTATAGGTCGTGACAGGAACAGAATCCGTAGCACCAGAAGTGTAAACACGATTCTTCTGTACCGTGATGTTAGGAGCAACCGACGTCCCGCCTGAAGCCGCAACCGTACCCTGATAATGAAATGCTGTAACTGCAAGCGTACTGCTCGTAACCTCGTTAACACCCTGCGTGGCCGTACCCGTACTCGAATCAGAACCCGAAACGGTCTTAGCACCTAAAGCCGACAACTCCGAAGAAGGAGTGTAAGTCAACGAAAGAGAATAAGTAATAGTCGGTGACTGGCGAGAACCAAGCGTCGTACCCATAGAAGCTGCCGTAAGCGATCCCGTAGTAGTGCTATTCAAAGTGAAGCCACTACCGTTAGTCATAGAGAACGACGGCGTGAGAGCATATGTATATCCAGCAATAGCGGATGCAGACGACAAAACAGAACCCGAAGACATCGTAACCACGATAGTCGAATCCGTAGTCGGAGTGACAGTCGCACCCTTAGCCGCAATGGTGCTGTAAGCAAACGAAGCATCGGAAACCGAAACCGTCTCTACGAAGTTGGCAGCTTGACTAATAGGAACATCACAAACCAACAAAGTCTGGACACCACCAACGTCAAGAGAGTACTGAGCCTCAATAGCAGCACTCCGAGCACCACCCGCGACCAAAGCACGATTCTCCGCCGTAATAGTATAAACCCAACTGCCACTCCCACCGGAAAGCGTAACCCACGACACCTCAGAACCCGACTTAAACCTAAACGCAGGCATTACGTTTCTGTCGTCAATAACTACACCATTACGCTTAATAGTAATATGACCACTAGTAGAAGTAGCAGTATAAGAACTACCTCCTGCAGCAAAAGCCGGAATGGCTACCACCGTAAGCTCGGCCTCGAACACCGAAGCCTCCTGCGTAAGACTAACCGTACAAGACTTAGAAACACCCGCCGCCGAAATAGTCAAATCCGCCGTCCGAACCTTAGACAACGGATTAACATCGGCAGACAACGAAACCGTCTGATTACCCGAAAACGACGAAGCCGTGGCTGTCCACTGGCCTCCCTCTTTAAAATCACCACTTACTGAAGCCATACTCTATACCCATGTTGCCTCTATAGAAACATCAACCGACGACAAAACCTGACCCGTGCTGAAAGTGCACGTCATAGCACCTGCAGGAATGTAAGGCGACGCCGGGCATACGTCAATGACAAAACACTGATTGACCATATCAACATCCGACGGATCACCATGAACAACCAACTGAAAGCAAATGAACGAATCAGGATGATCCGGATCAAAATACCAACGCCACTCCTGAGCGCCGTAGTCATTCACACCCAGAGAAGTAACATCCTGCGAAAACGAAACGTCAACAGCAGGATAGGAGACAATATCAATACACTTGCGACGGTCCATGACACTGAGAGAAACACCCGCCGAAGACAAAGTAATGCTATCCGCCGGAACCGGAGCAAACGACGGACGCGACGGCAAAGCATAGCAGACAGTATAGTAACCACAATAGGCCTCACGAACACCGTAAGCGTACGGATTCATGAGATCATTCGGATCGGCATACTGAAACTTGGAAATCGGATTCGCCATAATCTCAAACATTAAAAACGAATGTCACGAAGCTCCTGCGTCTTAATGACCGAAGCCGTATCAAATGAACTACCTACATACCGGATACCGAAGGTCAGGACCCCCGGCTCCAAAAAGTGAAGAAACTCCGGCGTCAAGATCAAATACCAATTCTCACGACGCCGAACAATAGAAGCACCCGACTCCGAAATGTGACGCTCCGACTCCGGAACGAACCCCGCGCTATAGTCCACAACCCAAAGGCGGTTGCTGAGCTGAGACGTGTAAACACAAACCTCAATATCGTAATCCTTAACATAGACCGCGTCGTCACACTTCATGAGCGTAAACGACAAGTCTATCTCCTCCTGACGATAGAAAAAACCAACGCTGCTATGAAAAACATCGAACATCCTACTTCCCCTTCATCTCTTCATTAAGAGCATCCTTGACGCCCGCCATGTCTTTGCTCTTACCACGAATGACCGCCAAAATACGAAGGTAAACATCCGAATCCGAAATGACCGCAAGGTTCTCAAAGATACTCAGAATCTCACAACCGTAAATGTAACCCGCCGTGAACAAATAAAAATTAAACTCCAAAGTCAACGCCTGCTCCGCCATGAACGTCAGCAAAATGGCCGTAATGTAACATAACCACTTAACAACAGAGTGCGTGAGACGACGACTCGTAATATCAATATTCGCCTTACGAGATGCGAAAATACCCGTAACCCAGTCCGCAACAACCAAAATAGACAGGATCGTAAGAACATGCCATGTAGGAGCAAAGTACGCCACGCAGAAACCCCACGCGCTACAAAAAACCGACTTCAAAAATCCCCACATACGCCTCTAAAACATTTATGGGATATATAATTGCGATTGCCCCTAGAACCCAAACAAAAAGCCCCGGCTAACACCGGAGCTTGAAACTAAAAGATGGAAATGCCCTACGTCTCCTAGAACTTCTTCCCGCCATGCATAGGGGAGCGCAAATTGTTATAGAGCATTTTAGCCCGCAGGTGCCACTGGAAGTCCCAACCCATACTGAACATCCACTTCTCCAAGAAACGCAGCAGAAAGCCCGCGTGGTATTCCACAGGACCCTTAAATGCAAACAAAATAGCATAGAACTCGCATGCAATCTCCGTAGGATGCGCATTGCGGAACATATACTCCGACGAAACCGAATTAAAGAATGGATTACATCTCTCAATACTAGACTGCGCGAGAAAATGATTAATACCATCCTCGGCACAATCGAATAGCACACCCCAATTATTGTGACCAATAGCATCCAGAAGATAAATAGCAACATCTGTAATCTCCTCCTGAGGATAGCCCTTCACAATCTTAGCGTAAGCATCCTTATACCACTGATCCGCAGCATCATCCGAAAGCTCATCCGCAGGCTCGCCATGACGAAGGAAAAGACCACTCTCCTCCATGAGGGCAATGAGGGTGTCTCTAGGAACATCAACACCAGCCTTAACACGATCCGAACTCTTACGAAAGACCTCCAGAACCTCCGCCATCTCGCAAGTCATCATAGCCGTATTGCGAGTGATAGGCCAGTCCTCCGCCCAGAAGCCGTTACGCTTACTAGTAGCATAACAACTAGCAGCGTAATCATGAACCTGCGCAGGCGACAAAGCTACAGACTCAAAAGCAACATTCGAAATATCCGTAGCCGGACTAATGCTGATTAAATCAGCGTATGAAACGCAAATAGAATTACTCATTATTAAGAAAAAAGTTAAGTTAACTCCTCAGTATAGCCTTCAGACACCCACCCATTACGGGTGCAACGAACCCACCAATAACGATCCGAAAGTAAATGCTTGAACCAGATGAATCGCACAAAGCTCTTGCCATGTGGAACCGACTCCGACCGAACATGAGCATAAACACCTGAACCGCACGCAGCAGAGATGAGCTTAGACTCAGAAAAGCCCCGGACCCGACGATGTAGAACAACACCTGAACGCATGCCTCGTAAACGTACTAAGCATCACAAAAAGTGTGTCTCAACCAACGTTAAGTCAACGGTAGCGTTAGCATCCGCACAGGACGATAGTAACATAGAAATTCCACCAGAAACTACATAAACACCTCCAACACGACACTCTACGTTATACACATTGTTAACCCTATCAAAAATCACATCGCCATCGAAAATAGGATGCAAGCCCTCACGCGTCCGGAATCCTGTAAAGACCCCCACGGTCTCAGGAACAACCTTAATAATTGCAAAAAAAAAAGGGGGCTGCCAGAACAGCAGCCACGAAAACAAAATGATACACAATCTAACTACAAGGATGAAGTATCGCCCATATCATAGATAAACACTAAAACAGCACCGCCATAATCCAAAGAAGACCCTGAAGCACCTGCTATAGTTGAAACAGTAAACTGAATAGGGGAAGCAGTCCTATCATAATCAACACAGGCATATACAGGATACATAACAGATCCGCTCTTCGAACGAGAGGACTGAGCTAGAACCGCTAAACTCTGACCTGTAGGACAATCTGTACCGGAAAGCGAAAACGTAATAGAAAACTTACTCTCCGAAACGACATTATACTGCAACCCCGAACGAAGTTTATTTACAATAATAGTGGAAAGACGATCCCCATTACCATCATACTCATAACGTAATATGCCTACCAATGACGAAGCTACAGAGAAGTCAGCGCCTCGGAAATTCGCACCGCCTATTCTAGGCGGACGACCCGAAGCCGAATTGGAAGTATAAGAGTACTCAAAATCACTAGCATTCGTAATATACATCCGAGCTGGCATCTGACCTGAAACCGGATAATCCAAGTTACCTACAGCAAGATTGAACTTCATAGAAGCCCCCGGTTGCAACTGAACCTTATCAATGAAATGAGCTATCGACGAATTACTCGAAGACACATTCGAAGACGAGGAACACGGCAAGAAAATACCATTAATTATCTGAACATTAGTACCCGAACCAGAACCAAAATAAGAGTAAGACAGACGAACCGTCGCTGTGGAATCATTACGAATAGAACCAGAATAAGTCTCCTTAGCCGATAGCCCTAGACCATAAAAATTAAAAGTACCATTAATGTAACCTAACGACGGAGACGACGGATAACCTTCAATGGCAGAATGCAAGGCAGTAATCGAAAACTCAGCACCATCACTAATATCATACGAAGTGAAGTCCTGCATTATTGAATTCTTAATGAGAAGGTTATTAAGTATAACACTACCATCCGAAGCAAACTTGATCTTACCTGCAGCAAGGTGCCCCTCACCCGTAGCGAAGTTAAACATGATGTTAGGAGTAAATGCCGGACCCGTAGCAATAGGTGCATTACCGCACTGCGGATACTGCCACGGAGTAACATTACTAGTCTCGTCATCAACTACTCCCACTTTACTGTAACCCGTGGCGAACCACAAGTAACCACTGCCGGAAAGCGAACTGAAATCCGAAGTCCACCCTGCAGGATTGGCAGAGTACTTATCCAGCGGCGGAGCTGACAAATAAGAATCACCGTAAGCCCAAATAGTCGTATAACCCACTTGAGAATTAGAGTAAACCTGAACGTCACCCCACTCGGAAATCTGACCCGTATCGCCGTCGATAATACCGCTACAAACATACCAACCGTTAGTGGAAGTCGGATAGCGCTGCCAACTCGAACCCGACCCCGACGGGAAAGAACTAGGATCGGTACTCGTAGGCTTAGACGGAGTGGATAAACCACCATAGCAGTAAACCCGGAAGACCTCATCCGGATTGCCCGCATTGAACTTCTCGTAATTAGTGGTAGACGCGCCTTTTGCATTAATGCCCTGCATGCTAAACATGTAGTCGCCGTTAAAAACAGCAGACCCAATCAAAGCATTAGCAATGATACCAAGCTTCGTAATGATAGCATCAAACGCCTCAATAAGAACCCAGTCCTCACTCGTAGACGGAGTGTTAGATCCCGCAGGCTGAATAGAACCCTGCCAGTTACCTATAGTGTTTAAAACATAGTAAGCAGCCGGACTAGACGAGGTGTCGTACACATAAGGCGCTATCTTATCCGTGCAGGTATAAACAACATCCGGAGAATACAAACCCGCAGGATAAACAATCTGACCCGCACGGCCCGGCGTGCCAATACCATCAACACCATTAACTCCCGAAAGACGTGCAGGAGTAGACCAACCATCCATAACCGTACCATCCGACTCGCCCGGAACGTAATCCGTCAACCGAGCCTGAACAAACCAAATGTAAATGTTCGTCTCATCACCCGAAGACGGCGTAGGCGGCGTGAGAGACCAGCCCTCCGGATTGCGAACATTACCAACCGGAGCGGCAGCAAGGGAAGCAGTAGCTGACCCTAAACTATAACGAATCTCAATACTAACCCCCGGAACCCCTGACGGACCCATAGCGCCCGGATTACCCGTCTCACCAATAGGACCCTGCTGACCCTGAGGACCCGGAACAGTGATGCAGCAAGGAGTACTCCACGGCTGGTACATAGAAGTACCCGTAGACTCAATGATACCCGAAGACATCCAGAGGTACTCATCATCCCCAAGCGGCATCAACGAAGACTGATCCGTAGTCCAACCCGGAGGATTCACAGCACTCGTATCCAAAGCAGGAGCCTCCGACCAGCTATTCGTCTTCTTGAAGATAAGACGTGACTCTCGGCCATTCTGAGCAGTACCGTCCTTACCATTCAAAGGCAAAACAGAACCCCACTCATCAACCTTACCCGTGGACCCCAGAACAACACCAAGACACTGCCACCAAGTGCCATCCGACGAATCCGGAATCGTCATCCACGGAGTAGTCGAAGGACTGTAATCATCTGGATCAAGAGACACAGGAGCACTCGGCAGCGAGGAACTCTTAGCATAAACCGTGAAAGTATAATTAGGCGGCGTAGGAGAGGTGCCCGGCTCACCCTTCGTACCCGTCATACAGAACGGACCCTGCCACTCGCCGACAAGCGACCCGGAACCCGTAAACTCTGCAGTAATCATCCAGACGGCCTCACCAAGCTCAGGAGTATCTACAGAAACAGCCCACAAAGAACCCGGATTGGCATTCGTGCGGTTAACACTAGGCGTGTCATCCGGACTACTCGTAATCTGATAACGAGAAGTAATCGTATGACCATCCGTACCATCAGTACCGTTAGTACCATTAGTGCCATCCTGACCCGTCAAACGAACAGGAGTAGACCAGTTACCTTCCAACTTACCCTCGTGGAATTTTCCAATAATCATCCACAAATACCAACCCTTATTCGTAGTAGGAACAATGTCGCCCCAAGCCTCACCCGGATCGGTACTCGTCGAATTTACAGCAGGAGCATTATTCGGGTCCTGATTGACAGCATATTTGAAGTTGTAATAATCCGAAGCAACACCATCCTCACCCGTAGCCTGAATAGGCGTAGACCAGCCCTTAACAAGACCGTCAGCGCCATTAACCAAGCCAACCGTCATCCACCACTTACCCGTAGAATCAGGAGCCTCCAACCAACCCGACGGATTCTGAGACTGAGACGTAGGAGCCGACGGCGCCGTGTCGCTCTTCTTAAAACGGTTGATCTGATAATCCGGAACACCGCCCGTAAGGCAGAAAGGCGTAGACCAATTAGTCATCAAGGCATCCGTCTCCGACGAAATCTTAGCATTGATAGTCCATACGGCCTTCAAGTCACCAGCATCAAACTGACTGCCGACAACCCACCCCTCCGGATCACGAAGTGCAGGATTGGCTAACGCAGGAGCCTCCGTATAGCTATTATTGGCAGCATAGCGTGTCTCAATGAAAGGACCCGCAGGTCCCATATCCGCGGTAATAGGCTGAGGAAGACCCCAACCACCATATGTCGTATTCGTGGAACCAGAAACCTTAGAACTCGAAATCCACCACTTACCGTCACTATCCGGAAGCACGGACCAACCCGCAGGAAGCGGACTCGAACTCTGCGGCGTAGCAGGCTGATCATCGCTCTTCTTGAAGGCAAAGGATGTGTAGTCACCCGGAGCACCCGGCTCACCACTACCGCCGCCGCGACCGCCCGAACCTCCAGACCCACCGACGTAGGCCATAAGCTGACGCAACGTCATGCGAACAGCATAAGGCGATCCCGTAGAGTCATGAGCATAACCAACGACAAAAGACGTGTCCAGATTGACATTCTGACCCGTAGACGATATGAGAATAGGAAGATCATTCAACGGCGTAACCGTCTGCGTAGGAACATCCCCAGAAGCCTTCGGCGTAGGCGACGTCTCCAAAGCAAGACGAGCCGTCTTGAGCGATTTCTTTGCCATAGTAACCCTGATAAATATTTATAGGATATATAATTGCACAAAACCGCCGAGGTCACTCTAGCCTCGGCGGAAACTCCAAACGAAGTGAAGAAGGACGCAGGTCACTCAAAAGAAAGTGAAGGTGCTAAGCAAAAATGGAAAAACAGGACCTGCGTCATACGCGCTCACATCTCACGACGGAAGGCGCGTAACCATATGATGACAAACACTGCACTAAACACTTTGAAAATGCAGTGCAGCTACATATACGTAAGCAAAAACCTCCGCAGCAAGAACACACAAAGCTACGGAGGCATGAAAAAATTCTACAAAACAATCTGCAAAATGGAGACTCATGCTATCTCAGCAGAAGAACCCCACACGAAATGATGGAAAACTAACCAGACCAACTGCGGAAAACCGCAGAAAGCCTTGCTTACATATACGTACAAGAAAGGGGACTCGCGTCATCACTGCGTAAGCCCCCAAGAAGAAAAGAAAAAACCTCCGTCAACAACAGACCATCTCAATTGGCCATTGGGATATATAACTACCACTAACCCCGCGGCAAGGACCGCAAATACGTAGCCGTATAGACGCAGTCCGAAGCGGCCTTGTCGTGACGAAGACGAATCAAAGTAGGATCAATCAAATGGAAGTTGTTATCCAAAGCACGGGCCTGAACCTCAACGACCTTATCCATAAAGTCAGGATTCAATCGTGGAACACCACTATCCAGAATCGTAGCCTGCAGTGAAAGATCACCACTAATAGGCAGGAAGCCCAGAACCTGACGATGCTGATAACCATCCTCATTCTCACAGATGATGCTAAGCTCAAGGCGGAGAATAGAAGACGCGGCGCCCGAACCGCCCGTAATGAAAGCGTCGAACGTATCGTCCATAATCCGCTTAGCAGGGCCGCCGACACGGTTCTTAATCTTAACCATGACATTAGAATCACGGGACCCTGTAATGTCGTAGAAGGCATCTCCGTTATGAAGCACAACACCCTCGCCGCCTCGGTTAAGAATAGAGTCCAAGAACGAGACCTTCTCGAACTTGCCACCAAAGCAGCGGTTAACCTCGAAGGCATTTAAGCCCGCGGAACGAAGATGAGAAACGACCTGCGTATACACATCCCACCCCGCACGCAAGGGCTGCTTGAGGTAGTTGACCTTCTCGTAGAAAATAGGACAAATAACCATAAGCGAGAACATATGACGCTGGTACTTAGCGTAAAACTGAGACTGGATACCCAAAGCCTGATTCTCCGGAAGACTAAGAACGTACTCCACAACACCCGTAGAAGTAGAAGCCAAATTCTCAGCACCCTCGAACAAAGTCTTGAAGTCATCCATAGAGTGAGGATAGCAAATCTCAACATCCACAGCCGTAACCCCCTGACCGAAGTTGTGCTGCTGCCAAAGCTTAGGACCCCAATCTATAAGACCACAGTCGTCCGACAAGAACCGAGAGTAAAGACTGAACCGTGAACCACGCCCCGGTGCCGCGTAACTCAAGAGCAAAGCCCGGACACCTCGTATCTTCTCCGTAGCAAGCCACGACGAAGACTCCAGAATCTCCGTCTGGCGATCATCCGGAAGGCTACTCAAGGTACCACAAAGGCACATGTCCATACCAAGCCGGAACTTATCCGACGGATGGAGCATAGAGCACAAGTCCTGCAGTGAGCCTACCTGAGAGCAAGTACCCTTCGTAATAGGATGACCCAGAGAATGCATCGCAGACTCCAAAGCCGTAAGCCACTTCAAAGCCCGAACGTAATCCCGGATCACAACCGAACCGCCTCGACCCGTAGGCGTCAAAAGACTACTGAGCAGCCGAGGCTGGTAGAACTCCTGCTTTGCGGACCACAAACTTACATAATCTGCTTTTACCATATGAAAAGATTTTGCAATTATTTTTCTATATCACTTGACATATGTAAAGAAAATCGACTTTTCTTTACATATGCGCGCATATCCTACTTGACTTCCTCGACCCGACACCCCAGAAGCTGACGCATAGGAGCACCTCTACGAGAATTAGACGAAATGAATTTATACCACAGCTCCCACGCACCTGTAGACCTGTGAAGCACTAAATGAGTAGCATTAATGGAAACAACATCACCATTAGAGGACTTAATAGCACAACCCCCAGAATACGGATTTACGAAGTAATAAACGTCGCTATGAGGATCATCCGACGCAACCTGCGTGCGTGTAATCGATAAGTGAGCCGGGAACGGCAAGAGAGACGTATGGTAACAATCCAAAATCATCGCTCTCGACCATTAAGGGAAAGAATAGCAACTGCTGAGAACAGCATGGAAAGACCTCCTAAGACAATAGCTGCGCACGCTCCAAAGAGCACAACAAGACCCACAACCGTTAAGAACTCAACAGAGCTAAGTTCTGTGCAATACGATATAAGGGCTGCCGTCATCCCCAAGCCGCCGAGAAACAACGTAAAACCCGGCACCACGGCCAGAAACAAACAGATTTTCTGCATCATCGTTACTTATTCTTTTTAGACCGACGCTCATGCTGGCGCATAGCGGCCTCGCTCGTGGCATCCATAGCCTCCTTAACCGCTGCCTCGATATTGCCTGCCTCACGAGTATCGTCAAACGAAACCTCGAACCGCGGCCACCGACCCGTATTCAAATATTTATATTTAGACCACTTAGGAGCCGAATGAAAGGTAGCATCCGGGAAACCCACGACATCACGAACCGTAGAATCCAAGATCACATGAACCTTATGCTTCTTAGCCATAGAAGTAATCTTATTAAGAATCTGAGAAACACCATGCAACTCAGCATCCGTCAAGACCGCAACCGGAGTAAGCCAAATCCGAACAAAGTCAATAAAAGGAACAATGCTCTTGAATACCTCCTCCGACTTAGCTACATCGTAATCCGAAGCATACGGATCATCAGAATTCACGGAAACGCATGGAGTAAACAACGCCCAAGTCTTGAACCTGTACTTATGAAGCGAAGCAAGACCCTCCGTCACAACCTCAAGAGAGGATACCTTGCCCGAATAAAAAGGACGACCAATATCAGCGCCAAATGCCACTAAGCCCTTGTCGATGCCAAGCATGGCAGCGTAACCCGGGTAATCCTTAGCCCACTCCCAATATGTCGTACAGAAGTTAACCGGAACCCCCATAGCCTGACAAGACGATAATGCCTGACCCGATAATGAATTAACCGCCGGATGCATCGGATCAGCACCACGAAAAAAGAATAAACCTCCCTCCTCCTTGATGGCCTTCGCATTCGCAGTCATCTCCTTATTGAAAACCCTAAGCGCATCCGACTCATCCTTGAAACACGACAACAACGAAGGCTCCAGCTCCGACGCAGTCCCGCTACTTCGGTAATTGTAAAATCTGCAAACCCACGAAGCACCTACAGTCAAATCTTCACTATCAATCTGCTGAATAGCATCCCCAATAAAACCCATATAATCAAAAACTAAGCATTATCAATATAACGCGGTATTGACTCCCACGATGAAACAAAGCCTGCGCATCTACTATCAGCACAGCAAGAAGCATACATGAACTCCGGGACGAAGTAGCGACCACGAAAGGCATCCGAGTACCAGCGATCACCTCGGCGGGTCATAAGCGAATGGCTCCTACGACCTACAACGTTATCGCGCACAACACTATACGTAGCCACCACCAATGCTCCTTCTGCCGGAAGCGACGCACGCGGTGTATTCATATTCCGAGGGTTGATACACCAGTCCTCCGAGTCAAGAAGATCAAGTGAATACCCTACAGAAGTACTGAAAAGCATCTCGAACATAGACCGAAACCAAGCCATAACTACTCCTCCTCATCTGGTAATGGATGACCCGGACACTCACCCGTGATATAATCGAAATCCGGACACTCCGACGACGGACACAAAGGAACGTAATTCCAGCCATTCAGCATACACTGACGAATATACTCGCGGGCCTCCGAATCCGACAAAGGACGGCCCGTATCATCCGTAAAAAGACCCGTCATGCGGCGCCGCCGAAAGTGCTCCAAGCACCCCGCAAGGTGCATAGCCATATGATGTCTCATTCTCATACGCCATAGGGATCAACTCCAAAGACAATGTAAACGAAGAAGGTATACATAACCCACCAGAAGATAACATACTTCCAACGAAGAATAAGACAGGTGAAGAACATCATAAGACTAGAAGTCGAAACCTGCTTAATGAAACTTACGTAGAAGCTCTTATTCAGGAAGACGAAAACCAAGTAGACAACAGCCCCGCCAATAGCACCCCAGATAGCATAAGGCATAGAAAGAAACGGCTCCTTGAAGTAAGTACCGGGACGAGTTACGCAGAAAACCGTGAAAATGGAAGCATACAAGAACACAAGAAAACTTGCAAGCTCAATAGCAAAACCTACTGCGTATAAAATAAGCTTGGTTAATGTTTCGAAAACGCGCATAGCTCAAATCCATATTAAATTATCTGTAGAACTATTTCTACACTACAAAGATAGAAAAGTTAATTTAATAATCCAAATCTAAGGGGGGGGGACAAATTCCAACATCGCGCAAAATAAATACGACAACTGCGCCCATGACAATAATGAACCATACGACTATGATAAAGCCGACAAGAAAAGACCATACGTGTCGCAACAAGGCACGCAGTAGTGGAACCCAACGAATCACAACTCCCGAAAGTGTTAAGTTAGCTTAAGAGAAGGAAAAGACCATACACCAGCACAAAGCATACAACAATCTCCAGAAACAACTGGCCGCCGTAGGCGAACCACTTGCGATAATCATCCTGCTTTTTCATAAGCACAAAATATAAAATCAGCAACTTGATGAGAAGTAACGACCAAGCCTGTTAGAAACTACGAAAGCCTGAAACTCCGGAGAATCCTCCGTGCTATCCGGAACCTCGAACGTAAAGTCAAAAAACGCCCGAATGTCGGCCTCTAAAGACGAACGCATCTTAATATACGAAACAAGCATCCGACGCGCCGTAGCGGCATCCTGCTCCCGGATAACGGCCATTTGTTCGTGACACCGAGCAGCAGCGCGCGGATCATGCCATATCTCCGCCGAGGAATCATCAAGGAAACCGTCCTGCGAGCACAGCAGCCCGAACTTAACAAGCGTGCTATCACCACACGCCTCCAGAGACTCATCAACGGATACTTTGCGGCCCGCAGCGTCGTAGCCCTTAACACCCCCACGGATGCCGTCAAGAAGACGATTCTTAACGCAACCCCGGACGTAAGTCTCAAAGCTTACATGAGTGCTATTGGCATAGCGATCAATAAGCGTCTGGTAAGGAATGCCCTCCTGAAGTGCCTTCATATAGTCACCGTCGAAGTAGTACTTCTTACCCTTATATCGACACTTAGGCGTCATATAACCGTAGTAGAACATATGGACCAAGTCCATCCAGTCACCATCGAACGTAGGCCAGAAACGATGCAGGTCCATACGAACACTCTCGCGGACAAGATCGAAAAGGCGCGCACGAAGGTCCTCTAGCGTAATGTCGTAACTGCCGACACCGCGACGACCTAAACAATGAACCCAGATGTCTGTTGATGATAATCCCGAGCCGATAAGCTCAACCTCCGTAGAACCACGAAGAAACGTGCGAACAAAATTAGTAGCCATTTTAAGTGTGTTTTTCCTTCTGCTGGCGCTCAAGCACCAACGTCACAAAACTACAAAATCATATTCAAACTCGCAAGTAAAATGTCAATAAATTAAAAAAAAACGCCCGGCAAAGCCGGACGCCCTCTTCTTATTAATTTAAAATCATGCCGGAAAAACACACTGAATAAACGTACTGCAACTACGACACCTTGCCGGAACCCTTAATCGGGATGACAATAGAATCTGGAGACGGCGCAGGAGAAAGAGACCCAACAGTAGACTCCAGATGAGACATAAGCTGTGCTATATCCGAAAAACCGAAGTCGGTAATGCTACCCGAGCAACCCCAAGCACCCGACTGGACCTCCATGCAGGAAGACGTAGGAAACCCTAGCACAGCATTAATATCACCCTCCTCCATGACCAAAACACGGCGCGTAAGGAACCCGAAGGAACTAAGACTCCAATAAAGCTCCGAAAGAAAAGAGCAGAGCATGACCTTCAGCAAAGCACTGAACATAGGAACACGGGAAGCGGCAAAGCCAGAAGCATCCTGTGTGACTGCAACAACACCCGTCTCGACAACGCTCATGAAAGCCATGATGAAACTACTAAGCAGACTAGCAACACGACGAAGTACACGCTCACCGTCCCACGGCAACGTCATCTCATAAGCATAGGGATTATTAGGAACCGACTTGAAAACAGCACCATTTAAAGTACTACACAGAACGGAAAGAATCTCACGCTCCCAAGCATGATCGACAACGCCTATGGAAGTATGAACCTCCGAGTCGAAAAGACCGCGAAGCAGCTCGTGATGGAACCACATAGCAACGTAGCGAGCAAAGCGATCATAATCGCAGGACAAATCACTAGAGACGATAGAATCCCTCAACTCCGTCCAAGTAGTATTATCAAAGAACTCTACCTTACGTGGAGCAGAAGCAGACGAGCCGAAAAGGTTCATAGTCAGTAACTTAGCAGCCAACCCCTCCTGAAAAGCCGCCGGGCTATCAGACGAATCCTGAAGACTATCAAAGACACAGCAGAAGTCCTTAGCAACATACATGAGAAGCCAGACCGTATCTCCATCCGGAAGCGAAACAGAATAACCGACAGTGTTGGCAGCAGGAAAGAAAAGCATGCCGTCACGCACCGTACACTCATGCGGCGCCGACTCCAAGAACCCCGAAGACTTACCCCACTCGAAGACAGACTTAAACTTCGTATCACTGAAATCAACCTGATCCGGCTCCAATGTGGCAAAGATAGCAGTAGGACCGCTCAGCGGATCAACCACCAGACCATCATGGCCCAAACCCGTGCTTTTAAGCATAGAAGTCGAACAAAACAGGCGTCAACGAATTGGACCACTTACCCTGACCCGCCTGCAGACAAGGCTTCAGAGCAGCATAGAACATCGTACCCAGCTCAAGGCAATAGTCGTTCTTAAACTTACGGTACTGATGAATATCATCATAGTAGAACTTACTAAGACGACGCAGGATCTGCTCGTAAGCCATACGAAGGAATCGATGGATATAGTAAACCTCCTCCGGGAAGCTACCATCAGCGAAAGCAAGCTCATCCTTGCCATACATCAAAGGAGCTAGCATCTGCAGAAAACTAACCTCCGCAGGGAAGCTATACTTCTCCGTGAAGACCGGACGCCGCTGCGTAGGAAGCAAGCCGAAGACATTAACCATAGAAGCGCACTCCAAATATTGAGCAACAACCGGAACCGCAGCCTCAGCAAAGCCCTTACGAAGACCAACATCCTTCGCAGTAGACTCTGCAGCGCTCAAAGCCCGCTGAAGCACACCAGCGTAGTGTTTCTCTAAATAAGCGAAGCGGGATTTATAATCACCCCCACAAAGCCAAGAACGAAGCGTATTAAGCCACGCTGTAACCGCAGGATCACTCTGGCGAACCTCGATCAAGAAACGACCACGGTTGGCAGCAACAAGAACTCGCCAGAAAGACCCATCCGGAGTAGCATCGAAGCGACGCGCCCACATCGAATTGTTACCCGCGAAGGCAAAGTCGTCCATATGAAGACCCGAAATGGGAGAGCCTTCCTCGGAACCATTACCATTCTCGTCCGCCCACATGATAACGTCAACCATGCTACGAACAACCTCCTCACGCGGCGTGTCAATATCCCAGCGCCTATAAATGTCACAGTTAAAATCTTCCATGTATAATCACCATTAACTATCTATCATCCTCATTAGAACTTGAACTTAAAGCCTTGCCGCGACGACCACGATGATAACCTCGGTGCAAAGACTGCTCCTGATAAGCCGCACAACGGAGGGCCGTCTCTGCAATGTACAAGCTAAGCTCCTCCGCGGTCATGAAAAACGTATATCTATCTGAACGGCAATAATCCGGCCCCGACGGCTCAACAACACGTGGCGGATTAACTAACGCACTACCCATACAGCACAGCTAAAAGTTGAAGCCAACATTCAATGTCCAACCATAATTATCACCTATACGTATGCCACTAACTCCGACCTTATACTTCTCACGAAAGTCACCACCTAACATAAGCTGCTGCGTGCCAAATCGGAAGTCTGTACCAACCATAGCCCACGGCTGAAAGAAACGAGTCGTACGGACCTCACGAACGTTCTCAACATAACGGTACATGGGAACAATCATAGACGAAGCATCCACAAGCTGATTCCGTGTAACCTTACAGGAAACCTTGAAAGTACCACAAGAATCCGAACTGAAATCCAAAAGGTAATCCCGTGTAGCAAAATAGTCCTCCACAACAGAAGCAGAATCTATAGGAGACGTAGGAGCCGGAAAATAAACCGTATCGACCTTGCCCGGATGCCAACGGTCAACATACACCGGAACCGGAAATCTAATGCTATCCCTAATAGTATCCCCCGGAACCAACTTCTCAACAACACGCTCCGTGACCGAGACAGACTTGTAACCCAAGTAGTATCCACCGCCGAAGATCAAACCCAAAAGAAGCAGAATAGCTACAACCTGCCAGAAAGTCTTACTCACCATTGCCCGAATTTAAACCTGAACTATTAATAGCAGCAAGCTGTGTCTCCAAGTCCAGAACCTTGCGGCGAAGGGAAACAGCGCGAAGCGCAGCAAGCCGACAGAACTCCAACCGCTGCTCCAAGAACAAAGGACGAACATTCGAAGACGAAACCCGCCCAATAGGAGCATCCTTAATAGCACCCTTCTCCCAATGACCAACGCCACGCATAGGCGCAGCACAAAAAGTCAAGGCATCCGAGTCGTCCTCGTATGTAATAAACCCAGAAATGACCGGAATGTCATCCAAAGATGCCATGTAGGTATAACACCGAGAATAGATAGAAGCCGGAATCACATAGTAGAAATATTTGATGAACTCCGATGACTGACCACGATGCTTCTTGAAGTCAGCAACAAAGTCTGCATACGACCTCTTGATCTCAAGCGCCGTAAGGTAACCCGCCGAAGACATGACAAGCATATCGCACTCATGACACAGTGGAAAGACATTACTGACCCCAACAATGTTGAAGCCAATAATATGCTTCCGGAAGTTAAAAGACGGATGATTGCATAGCAACCACTCTATACGATGGACAGACGAAGTAGTATCAAGCATTAGATCCTCAAAGTTAAAAACGGCAGGAAGCACGCCTCAACGCTCCCCGCCGTCGCCCAAAAATATGAAACAGCGCCTCGTTGTTACCAAAGGCACACTACCTAAACGTATACTAGTCAGTGAACGCAATGATACAGTAGTCATCACTATCGTAGCCCATAGAAGACCGAACGTCGCCATGAACCCACGAAACTCCCTCCTCAAGGCGAAGCTGGCACGGAAGCGAACTCTTGTTCTCCTTGAGGAGAGCACGAACATCCTCCGCATCCATATCCTTAACCGTCATGTCAACCGCCTTGCCGAGAATGTGGGCAGAAACATAAGAGTACGTCTTAGATGCAACAAGATCGCACTTGTTACAACGAAGACCACGCTGCGAATAACTACCCCCAGAATGATAGTTATTTACCGTGATAGGCTTATCCGTAAGCAGACGGACCCACAGCAGAAAACGAAGCAAATCGGTATCCAAGAACTGCCACGCATTCTCACCAAACCGATTATAAACATGAGAACATACAAGCTCCTGAATCTTAAAGAAGGACTTCAACTCACGCAGCACAGACTGACGCGACGAAGACCGAATAGCATCCAACTCCATACCCTAGATATAAATATGAAACAACTTAGCAAGAACCCAACGCGGCGAAAACCACTTGCGATGGGAAACATACCAACGCGAAAACTTAGACTGTGAATTCAAATGCGTCCCATAATAGCCTTTCAAAAAGTCGTAGTAAACATGAGCCATGTACTCACGACGAAGACGACGATACATAGAATGAGCAATAGACCGAGGATAACGACGGCTCTGCGTCACATTAGGCGTCTTACTATCGTAAGGCGTCCAGCGGACCTCCGACAACGACTTGGATAAGTCCACAACCTCAACATAAAGCTCAAGCTCGGCCTCAATAGCGCTATACCAGTAGGTGTTCATAGAAAGAAAAGTTAAACACGTGTCATAAAACAAGCATCCTCCGGAGTGCCGTAGGTACCATAAGCGGCATTAAAGCTAAAGCTCTTGAAAGCAGCAGCGTTAGCCCCGCTAATCTCAAGACGGAAAACACCGCTCTGACCCCAGTTGTAAACAACACCTTCATCCCAACCAAAAGAAAGACTATTAGCCATCTTAGAGTAACTGCCGCACGGAATGGAAAAGTAAAAGTAAGACGAATCTGGACCCGAAGCCGATGTCGTCACCCCGCAGTCCGAATTTAAAGAAGGACCCGACGGCACAGTCCAGTCTAAATACAACTGACCTACAGGAAGCGAACTCGACGAAGTCCACTCCGACTTATTAACCTTGAAGTACAAAGTCCCCGAATCCGCAAAGCCGCGACCCACATAAGCCACAGCACAAGTAGTCGTACCTCCCGTAGGAATAAACTTCATGTCCAAACCTGCAAGTCCCGAATCCCGATAGTAAATAGCTCCTCCTAAATCATTGGGGGTGGCAAAGGAAACATAATACCCGGAGGCATTAGACCCCAAAGTGTAGAACCCAGACGCATAAGGCTGCTGCGTAACCGTAATATCCGAGGGCGGCGTAACCCGTGTACGACCACTATTAGCGGCACCAGAGGTATACTCCTCCCTGTATGTGGCAACGATACCTGCGTAAACTGGCTCGTCAAGATAATACAAAGACAATGGAGCGGCGGCAATAGACGTGTAAACCAACTCCGACTTCTCATTAGCAGGCAACTCAAAGACACGACTCGACAAAGTACCGACGGCCTGATCGTTATAGTAGACACGAATTGAAACAGAGCCACTCGTAGACGGACGAAGCTCCGAACCCACATAAGTAGTAGAGAAAGAATAGGTCAACTTACTATTGACAACAGAAGCACTGCTGTCCTCAAGATAAGAAGACCACTCCGAAGACCCCGCGAACTCAACACGTAAGCGCGAAGCACTAAGCGACGACAAGGGGACATGATCCTCACGACCCGACGAATACAAAGCTATCAAGTAAGCGTCATCGAAAGTCTGCGTGATAGTCTCGGCAGCAGTAATAGGAATATTAATAGCACCAACACCCGTATAAGGAGCATCCAGAACCTCAACATTCCCAGACTCAGACGTAACAGAGATCGTAGTGCAACCCAAGCCCGTATAGGACACTACAGAGTCTGCCTGCTGGGAAACCGAAACCGTGGCCTGCAGTAAGCCAAACCTAGCGTACAAAGTAGCCGTATTACCCGGAGTACTCGAATTCCATGACTGCACAGTAAGGAACTCAACCCACATGCGCTTGGGATTATCCGGATCAATACCAGAGTTATAGTAAGTATAAAGACTCTCATCCTTAGACCCACCCGAAACAGAACCCCCAGCAGCAATAGAAGACGCAGACGTCACAAAGTAAACACGGAACGGAGACCCAGCAGCCGTAGGAGCAATAACCTCCGCAGACTCCGCGTAAAACGAAGCGTAAGACTGAGACAAGTAAACCGTAACCTGCTTCGTAGGGTCCATATCCAAAGTAAAGTCCAACTCCATCCGGCGGGAACGCGACGTGAAATTCTCAGGAACAGAAATCACAACGTCACTAATACTCCCAACACCCGAAGACGGAGTAACAGTAACACTCTGACCACTACCATCCTCCCACGGATAGGAACCCGCAGCATAAGTCACAACATCCGAATCCGAAGACAACCCCGACACCGGAAAAGAACCGCCCTCCGACGGAACATCCAGCATCGAAACTGAAGCAGAACCCGGAACAACCGGAGTCAAGCCTTTTATTTTTTGCCTACTCATAAATCATATAGAACGGATTAGACAAGCTAGAACCAACCCCATCGTGCTGGATTAACTTCCACGGATAGTTACTGCCCCCACCCGAAAAGAAACCATGATCCTGACCAACCAGACGAAAGTTGAAGCCTATAGCGTCCCCATACTGCACAGGGCGAGAGCCAAGCTGCGTAGAAGACAACGCCTGAATCAACAACGACGTAGGACCTCCCGGAATAGAAACCCAGTAATTATCCGAACCCGGCTGGACGCCCAAAAAAAGGGGCTGAAGATAAACGTAATCCATAGTCACAGAGTCATCCGAGGAAATTAACTTATAATAAACGTCCAACTGTGTAGACGTAGGAACATCCGACGGCCAGCGACCAAAAACAAAGTAAACCGAGTAAGGAACCGTACTCGAAAACAACCCCGCAGCACGTGTCAAGTTACGAGCGGAACCCGAAATAGCAGCACCCCCCGGAGCAATCGCCGTAAGACCTGACTCGTAATAACGAGGGCCTATGAACGGTGTCCGATCCGGATTCCATACGTCCCACTGCGAATAAGGAACAGAAGCACCTGCAGAGCGGAACGTAGTATAACCATCCTTCTGCATGTCGGAACTCAAAGACACAGCGCCACCCTTAGACGGGTCCATAGCAACAAGAGCGTCGCGGGTCAAAACCGTACCCGAAGTATAGGTTACCGTCTCAGGACGGTAGAACTCGAAATACTGAGGATTGCCACCATCATTGCTAGTGGTAGTAGCCTCCGCGGATAACTCCGAAGCGATAACCCCCGCCTGCGAGTAACGAAGACGGTAAGCTAAAGCCCCATAGGTAGAAACAGGACGATTAGCACTTCGCGTAAACTCAAAGGACCGAAGTGTGCCAAGCAACTTGTCATCCAAAGAAACGGCTACAACAACGTAGCCCGAAACCGACGGAGCTGCATTGGAAGTCAAGTCCAAAGAGTTCCATGTAGTATGGATATCATCACCAACCAAAGATACAGACGTCGTAGGCGACTGGAAGTCCGTAAAAGGACCATAAGCCGAAAGGGTAATACGAGAAGCAAAGCTAGAAATAGGAACAAGCTTCTCACCGTCGCCCCACTGCTCGACAATAGAGACAGAATTAAAAACATAGCTACACGTGCTACCCTCCGAAATAGAAACCGGAACCTCAACAGGACTCGATGTGCTCTGCTGATCAAAGCTGAAGCTAGAAGACGTATAGGAATTGACCGAAGACGAAACACCCACATACTCCCGGAACGTACTCGGAGCCTGACGAACGTACGTCACAGCAGAAAGCGTAACCTTACCCCCAACACCATGAACACTCGCCGTAATAACAGCAGCATTACCCGTAGTCGTAGTCGAAGACCACGACTTAACCGCCGTAACCGTAACCGTCACAACACGACCACCCTGACGACGGTTAGAAACAGTATACAAAGACGTATCCGAACTCTCAATCGTAATGATACCTAGGGACGAAACCGTAGAGGTGAACGAAAGATCAACAGAAGACCCCGCCTCTGCAGGAAGCGTGTAGGAAGCAACGTCCGCACTAAGGTAAGCGGAATCCTGAGTGACCTTAACACGTGTCCGATAAACGGAAGACGAACCGCCAGCACAGAGGTCGATAAGCATAGACCGACGCTTACCCGAAAGATTCTCGTCCGACCAGAAATCAGCAGTAGAAACAGGACCCGTATTAGAGTCTGCACCCATACGAACATACTGACCGCTGTCATCCTCCCACGGAAAATCAGCGGTGTAACTATGAGATGCAGCTAACGAAATACCACCGTCAGACGGAATACTTACAACCCTAACCGAAGACATCGAATGCAATTTATAGGATATATAATTGCATCAATGCCGCCGGAGGCAACGTCTAACGCTGAAGGGAAGGGGAAAACCGAGGGGAATTAAGCTCGGCATCAATCAAAGCCTTCGTATCGCGTAAAGAGTGTGAATGAGCGAAGCCACACCCATCATGATCAACTGCTTCCCAGCACACACAACCCTCCGGCTCATAATAGCCGACGGAATACACATGGAAACCACGGTACAAGTAATGACCTGCACGAATCTTTTGAGCTTTATGAGTCACCATAACCAACGGAATTTATTTGCACAAATATAAAAAGATTAATCTATAAATGAAAGAAAAAAAAGTAAAATAAAAAGTCGGGACTGGAAAACCAATCCCGACCCGATAGCGTAAGTGTCTGAAAATCACTACGATATGACCCAGTCCGTATTAGAAATTACGGAGAACTGCGCCTGATTACCAGAACCGCCCGCAGCGGGAATGGTAATCGTAGCCGTCGTAGTGTCCTCCTCGTTGACATACAGGTAAGCATCACCTGCATTCTGAGTGACAACGCAAGAATGGTACTGACCCGCACCCGCAGAAGTACCGCCCGCATCCGTAACCGTAACCGTAGCCGTCTTAGACACGATAGTAGTATTCGGAGCAACCGTAAACTCAATCGAGAAACTAAAAGCAGCAGTAGCACCGGGGTCACCCGCAATAACAGCACCGTTAGCCGTGGCAACACCAGAAGCCTTGTAGTTGCTCGGAAGCGTAAGCTTCAAAGAACCGCCCTCCGTAACCGCAAACGTAAGCTTAGTAGAGTTAGACTTACCCGTAATGGTAAGAGCACCGCCCTCCTTACCAATAGAAGCGGTGTTAGAATCAAAAGTACAGAACTCAGCAGTAGGAGTCTGATTCGTAGTCACCTTACAAGCCGCAGGACCCGTAGCGGTAACCGTCAAGGTGTAGGTACGAACAACACGACCAGTATGCTCAGTACCCGTGACGTTAATGTTCTCGTCACCATTACCCGAAAGCTGTGATAGCGTTAGCCAAGAAGGTATTGCCATAATGCAAAAAAAAAAAGGAATACTAAATAATTACCCAGTCCGTATTGCTAGTAATCTTAAAACTGCCGGAACTCCCCGCAGCCGACGCAAGCCATACAACATCCGGAGAAACCTCCAGACAAGGACCCTTCCGCTCCCAGACAATCTGACCGTTAAGCCAACAGCGCAATGCTTCCTCCGCGTTGAAAACAACACTCAACGCCGTGAGCAAAACCCACACATTATTATCCGAACGAACAACAGAAGGCGTCATGACCCAGCAACAAAAACCAATCAACAATCAATCGCCACTCTCCGTGACAAAATCCGTAGAACCCCAATCCGAGTCCAGAACCGCAGGCGACGTGGAAACAGCCTTAACAGCAAACGTGTAACGGAAACCCGGAGTCAAACCATCCAAAGTAACAGGAGGCATAACCTCCGAAACCAAAGGACCGTTATTAAGCCTGTATGTGTAACTATCGCCACCACGGGCAGCAGACCACGAAACAACGGCAGAAGTAGAACTCAAATTAGACACTACAGGAACCGGAGCAGACAGAATGCTTGCTGCAGGAGTCAAGACGTTGACACTCGATGCCTCCGAGTCACTCGACTTAACACCATCACCAAGAGCCGTGACCGTGAAAACATAAGAACGGCTAGGCTTCAAATTCGTGACCATGTAAGGCGAAGACACAATGGCCGAAATGTCCGTGCCCTCAATCGCAAACCTATAACCTGCAGCGCCTGCAATGCTAGGCCAGCTAAGGACGCACGACGTCTGAGTAACAGCAGAAACCGAGACATCAGGCTTATCAAGCTTAGGAAGCGACATCTGGACATACAGAACACCATCCTCCTGCATAGGCGGCGTCGAGTAAACAATCTTAATCTCACGGACGTCCTCCGACATGACGGCATTCGTAAGCTCCGTAATAACCAGACGGGCATCCGTAGAAACAACCGTCTGCGTAGAGCGATTGTAAACAAGGCGCAGAAGGCGGATAGCGTTCTCCGAAGCAAAGCCGCCCTTGCCAAAACCCGGGTTATTAAACTGGACAGACAGTATCTCGTAGGTGCCTGCATCCGAGTCCATGCTAACAACCCAATAGTAGGCGCGAGCAGCATCAGTACCCGTACAAATGCCAATACAATCCAGAAGCCAACCCTCACGGAACCAATCGCACAGAACATTGATAACCTTCTCCTTGCGAGTCGTAGGAAGCGGCGGGGTAGGCGGCGCAGGAGGACAACCACAACCCGACGGAGCAGGAGAAGCACCCGTAGAACCACAACCCGAACCAGAAGTAGTCGTAGGCATGTCATAAGTCGAAGTCTGAAGCTGATCATCAGGAATATTAGACGAAGACGATACACACACAATATGAGGTCTATCCGACTCGCTACCCAAACCCTGAATCAACTTCTGAAAATCAGACGCCGACGGATTGCCGCTACTAAAAAGAGCACTAAGATATGTTAGCAACTGCGACCTGTACACAACGAACTATTTTTATTTATCGGATATATAATTGCAACAACAAAAACGGCCCGGAAAAACCGGGCCGGAAAACTAGGACAAACACCTCCAGAAGATGCAGGCAAAAGACGAAAAGAAAAAGGAGGAAACCCACGAAGGGAAACCCACGAAGGAAAACCAGACCAATAGAAAAAAAAAGACGGAGGATAAACCTCCGTCCTAAGCTGCACTAAAGACCATATGTCGGAACGAACGTCTTGCTACTAAGCAAATCCGCCTCCGGATAAGGGAAAAGACCATCGTCATCCGGAACCAAGCGAGCAATGGTATCGGCCGAGCCACACAACGCCGTAAAACGCGCCATACCTGCTAAAGTCGTATCAACATACTGACCCGTAACCCACTGACCCGCATTCAAAACACGAACCGGAGCGTGAAGCAAATAGCGATCACCCGGAACCAACTGCGTAATCGCCGTGGAATACTTAACCGGAACCAACTCAGCCCCAGAACCCTCAGTACGCACAAACTTATATCCTCGATAAGCCATAGAATATCATCATAAACAGTTAGACAATATCATCTACGTAAAAGTCGTCCATTAACCCAAAGATGTAAGGAATAAGATGAATCCAAATCAACCAAGCACCTGTGTCTACGCCCAGAATAAAAGTCTCCGAAGACGACAAATCAAAAAACCGAATCTGATCCGTAGAAATACGAACCACCAAGTCACCATGCTGAACACTCCAATCTGCAGTATTGTCTAATGACGAAACCTTATGCAGCGGCTTAATATCATAGTCTAAAAGAAACGCCGAAATCAGATAAGCAATATCACGAAGATCGTAAGCAGCCAAAGGAATATTAGCAGGCGAAGCATAGAAGCAGAACTCACGAAGCGGACGCAAGGACGCACTGAACCTACGAAGACTCAAATCAACAACCTGCACAGCAAAGCTGCTATCCATAAGGCGTGAACCTCGTGAACCACGCGCAAACCTAATGGCCGACACACACAATAATTCTCTATTCATCACGCTCTACATCTAAGCCCAACAATGACGGCAACAAGTAAATCCAATCATAGTCCAAAGTAAACCACCGAAACAAAACCTTGTCGTTACGGCAAAGCAAAAACACATACCTATTAAGGCTCATAGTATAATCGCCGTATGTAAGCAAAGCACCACTGCAGCCAAGCTTCGTAAGGTGACCGTCCCCACACAAAGCTCTAATCATACGGAGAACCTTGAAAGCCCCAAGCGCATCGCGGAAACCACAAGCACGCCATGCATCAAGCTTACCCTCAATAAGGGAAAGCTTATCGCCGAAAAGACGAAAATTATTGTCAGCATACTCCTGCGGATAGTTAACAGTATCCAAATGCGACTCAGCACAGAAGTTAACATTAGACTGGAAAAAAGCAGAACCCATATTAACCCAAACTCACTTTAAAACGTTCAACACTATCTCCTGAATGCGACGGAGAAACTCCGAAGTGAAATCCGCGCGCCACGCAAACTTCACAAAACGATCCCCACGCATGTTCTTAATGACCCTACGTGTTATACGATCATACGAAATCAACGTGTAGCTAAAGAGCGGCAAGAAAGCCAAAACCGAGTAGTCCGGACCCAGAACATCAAAGATGCGAGCATTACGAGACGTAGTACCACGAACCTCCCGGTACTCAAGACCCAAAGCAGAACTAAGAACGCGCATAATCTCACGATGGTTGACGGAAATAGCCTGCGACTCCAACTTCACAAAGCAGCACACTACACGGCTAGCATCATAATCCGGCGACCGCCAAACATTGCGGACCGAAATTAAGTGATCCTCCAAGATACGGTAAAAGTCATCTACGCTCTTAGTGCGACCAAGTTGATAACCCAGAAAGGCCGAAGCAACTCCCGACATGTAAAGCTCCGGAGAAATCCTCCGGGCACCCTCAAAAGGCTTAGACAACGGTATGCGGCGATAGGAATCCATAGCAAAGACTACTTCGTATAACCCCAAGACCGCAGAACCAAACTAAGACGACGATGCAGCGTGACAACATCATAAGCAGACTTAAGCGTAGGAAGCATAGCACAGACATCGAACAGACGCTCTAATACCGAACCAGACACTAAATCCGAATAGATCCACTCACAACGATAGTTCCCGCACTCTAAGGAAACACGTAGAGAATTGATATCATAAGCGTCTAAGCAGGCGGACAAAACCTCAGAATAAACCCACGGTCTAGTGATAGCCGTCACACGAACCAAAACACGCTCCAGAGAATGCGGCAGAAAGCTACACGCTAAGAAGTCGAAGCAATGAGCACCCGACGCAGCATCCGAACGCAACAGCGGCTTCGAATCCACATACGGACCATAATAAGCTCGGACCAGATTGTGAAAATCTAGAAAAGTAGCTCTCGACTCCATAGCCTAGACTCCTGCATAACGTGCTAAACGAACAATAGACGGAGACGGCTTCGTAGGGCTTATCATGCTCCGCGAAAAGATCGCAACAACTTGCTGGCAATCCTCAAGGCCATATCCCGTCAAGTAACTCGCAGGACGAACTACAATATGCGAATGAGAAGACAGGTCGCCCGACTCACCCGAAACAGGATCATAATAACGATCCCCAACGGCAACGCACTCCTCACAAGGAGTGGAGTACAACAAGACGACACGAGCACAAACTCCTAAAGAACAACTCTGAATACCCGGAAGCGGCAAATAGACATAAGAGCCGACGGAAATCTTACGCTTAGGCATGATACAATCCAAATTAGTTATGCGCGGCACTATTACCACACCACAAAGATAGTAAAGTTAAATTAATAATCCAAATATTCTACAAACAAAAACCTCCGCAAAGAATTCGCGGAGGAACAGACAGAACGCCTATTTTTTATCCCAACAGCCAAAGATTCCCATCTTTAGCATACAGCTATATACAATTTTGCACTTTAATGCGACGCCGGCCACACAACACCAGTTAATCCTCCGTATCGCCTCCACCACGATGGAAACGAGTGTCCGACCCGGTGTGCATAGAACCATTTCGATCCTTAGCATTCTGAGCCTTCAGAAGCTCATTGTCACGATGGCGAGCAATGTCCCCTATGACAACCATAACAAAGAGCCAGAACCCTATAAACGGAATGGCAACTATCTTAGCATAACCCCACGGAATACCATTCTCCGACTTATACATGTCATTCAGATTCCAAAGAATAAGAACGAAAACAAAGTACGAAAGGGCATAGTAACTACCCAAGCACCATGCCAGCACACTTAAAAAGCCCATACCACCTCACTATTAAAACATTCCTCAACAGGAATAATAACCAACTCCCAATCTGCTACAAACTCATGCATACCTACATCGTGCATAAAACCGAAACTACAAAATCCTCCTCCAGCGCCGCCACGTAAAAGGAACCCAAGTCCTTCAAAAAGCCGGAGCCATCCCAATAGAGACGAACCTCCGACATATCCGAAAGAAGGCAAATGTAACTCCCACAAACTGCACCGCAAGACTTAAACGTCCCCACGGCAACCCAACTGCCGGAAACCAAGTCGCCGGGACTGTAACAGCACTCCATAAATCAACGTACTCACTTCTTAGACAAACCACGCTTCTTCTCCTCTTCCTCCTTCCACGAACGAAGCCAATAGACCTCGTGGCCCTCGAAGTACTCCGGCGGCGGCATGTAACCTTTAGGAACAATACGACCGTCATCCAGAACAGCGTCAATATCAAGCTCACCGCCCCAGCGGAAACCAACACCCGGCTCAACAACAACCGAAGTCTCAAAATTCTTAGGCCAGAAGTTCATGACCTTCTGGATGATAGGAATAGCCTTGAACAAATACTTACGGCGAACACGGAACTGGACCTCATCGTGAACCGTAACCACGAAGCGGACGTTCTCACGCCACTCCGGGAGCAGATCATTCAAACGCTCGAACTTAACCAAGTCACGGCGAATCAAGTCACCACCCGTGTTCTTATGAATGAAGCCACACAACGGGTAAGTCTGAAGGCCCGAAGACATGGACGGAGAAATAACGTTATCCCGAATTCCAAGTTCCGTGGCGAAAATAGCGTGACCCTTACGCCGACGACCCCACCGTAACTTGAAAGCATAATCATCAACAACCGAATGGCGCAAATCGTAGACCAAATTCCAGCCGAAAAGATCGCAGATGGACCGTAGGATCATTGCGGATAACATCGACCGCGTATGGACCCGTTTTCGCGTCAGAAATGCCTTCAGCATACACCAGCAGACAGCCCAATCGTCCGTGCGGATGTCACGGCCCATCTTACCATGCGCAAGAAGCGACTCCAAAGTCCACTTATGGCTACTAAACAAGCCCTTCAACCAGCCCCACTTACTCTTGCGCATAGGCGGAATCAAAGCAACAGGCGCAGTACCTATCTCATCCAAACCAAGCAAGACGCGATCCGTACCATACTTAACGAACTTATGACCCAGATTGCAAACACAGAAGTCACCCGTATCGAACAAAGCAACATGAAGGTCGTGCTCACCCCGGAACGTAGGGACGCCGACACGTGCGCCGTCCGACCGAGTCTGGAAAGTCATACGGTGACCGACGAACGATTGCCACGGAGAATAGACCTTACCATCCTGCGACGGCGAATACAAGGACCTAGGCAAACTCCCCTGAATTGGACTGTTTAAAGCAACTCGGTCAGCATAAGCGCGCAATCCGTTATCCGGAGAATTAAACCACCGAGCCAAGTAAATAGTGCGCCCAAAGAACGTCTTAGCAAAACCCGTACGTTTTGCCTGCTTCTGCAAAGCCTTCTGCCACCTAGCAAAAACAGGCATACCCGTATCGTAGTCATAGATGATCTTATTGGCCTCCTGCTTCGAAATACCAAGTCGGTTAGCGATCATCGTAGGACCACCACCATAAATCTTACCGAACGACACAGCCTTAGACTTATCACGGAACTCAGGGTCGGAAACATGGAAGCGCGTCTCCGCAACGTACATATGGACATCGAGGTCATGACGCAGCGGATATAAGAAACCCTCCTCACGAGACATGTTAGCTACCAATGCGACTTCCTCCGAGCAGTTATGGACCAGCAGACCATTGGCATAGTAGCAATGAGCACCTGCAACGGAGAAGTCAACCATGTCAACTTCATCCGGTAGTACTGAAATGGATTTTATATTAGAAGCGCGTCCCATACACTAGCTCACAATCTCCGGATAAGTAACATCAGATTGAGTATAAATGTAATCACTACTCAAAAGCTCTGAAGCCTTAACCCACATATCTACGTCATCACGACACACCCACAATCTATGGTCCGGGGAACACACCAAAATCGCACCGTCCGATAACTCTATACGATACTGCTTGCGACGACCAGTATGGTGAACATTAGAAGCAACGCAAGGACCATAAGGCGTAGAAACCTCGAACTCACAACCAACCATATCACCTATTCGAACATCTCCCGAAGGTGTCGATACTAATGTATCCGGATGAATACAATAATCGTTGCCAACCATTACCCAGTCATCCTCCCCCGGCGGGTTGGCCAAGAAGGCATCACGAAGTCCTCCCTTCGTCTTATACTTAATAGGCTTGCCCGACTCATCACACACAGCACCCTCCGCCTCATGCTTCAAACAGTAGCCTATAAGAGGATCTGTATGCAAATACATCTTCAAAGAAACCTTCGGGCAATTATGAACTATAATACCGTTGGCCACAAAACGCTCTGATACATCGACCGTAATGTCATAAACACGATCATAGCCAATAGGGTGGATCGACACAACCCTACATAAGTACCTAGCGGGACCACAATCTACACCAGTCAGGAAAACATGAGGGTTCTCACTCACCAAAACATCGACCCCGAGTAACGTAGAAACCTCGTGGAACCCCGAAGCCGTGAGAACCGGGTGATCTGATGTCGCGTCCAAGAAACGACCATCCTCCAAAATCAAACGGTAAATCTCACGCACACCCTGATCCAAAACCGCAGACACGCGCCGAAAAGCATCGCCATCCCAAACCTCGTCACCAACAACAACCTCCGAAATCAACTTGGACCCGGAACGAGTGAAAACTGTAGTATTAGAACCACGAACACAGTTCTGGCCATTAAAAGGAACGTAGAAGTCATTACCCTCCGACCCTGAGCTACTCATACGACCCGTCAACGCCACGACAAGGTTATAATTAATATGAACCGGAATCTGACGATGACGCCACGAAGCCATCTTGGAAACGAAAGACTTCAAGTAAGTGCTCAAGGCATTATACTCCAGCATAAGCTTAGCTAACGGATGATCTATCGTCGCCAAGACATTCTTATCCGTCTTGAACTTGCCACTCTTAGTACGGACCGTCAACGTGACAAAGCGGCTCAAGGCATCCGCCTTGTCATCCTCACTACTGATGTTGAAAACGTAGCCCACAAGCTGATAGATACGCTGCCGGACATCCTCCATGCGGGCAGAAGTGCGAATGACCTCCTGATCCAAGAAATCATAATCAAGAAGGATATCCGCCTTAGCCAAGCGACGAACAGCCTCACCGGACTCGTTATCCAGCGGGTAAATTTGACGAATATGAGGATAGTCACTCCAAATACGGAGACCACACAGTGTCGTGATGAGAGGGTCGGCAGCAGCATAGATGAAAGAGACCTCCGGGTCGAGTGAGCCGAAGTTACCATTAACCGCATTATTATCCTCGAAGTCGATAGTCTTAAACCCAAAAAGACGCTTAGCAAAGACCTTCAGCTTAGGATAACGCTCATTGAAAATCTCATGCGCCATGAACTGGACGTCATGAGTCTTACCAACAAAAGGTGCCTTGAACCCGTCAAGCTCCAACATAGAAAAGTCGAAACTCCGGTTCCACCACATCGTCATATAATTATCGACGACATACTGCACGAAAGCAATAACAAGGTCAACCGGAAGATTGGCGTGATAGCCCACATGACGAATCGGAATGTAATAACCACAGTAGTCATCCTTGCTGTAAGTCTTACCCGTAGCGATACATACCCCTACCACTCGACCGTGAACAAAAGATAAGCTCGTCGTCTCCGAATCCAAACCAGCCACTATATTGGCATGCAAATCTGCCCGGATGTAATCCAAATCCGACAGACTCTGAACCAAGCCAACCTTGTACCCATTAAAAGTGCCCCACAACATAGAGATCTATTCCTTCTGGCGCTTAACGTAAGGAACAACGTTCTTGACAACACCACGGGAAACCAAAACAACCCGGCGGTTAGAAGCCAGAACAACGTAGCACATCTCCAAAGTGAAAAGTATAATGACATCCTCCGTATGACCATCGACGTACACCAACGTCTTCTTCTGCAAAGCACTCATTGAAAATCCGAAATGAAAGTATAAAACTCAAAAGACCCCGGAACCAAATCCGAAGGTATATCCGACGCCGAAGCGTAGGAAAAAACTACTGGCTTAACGTCATTGCGAAAGACAACACCCTGCTCCGGCAAAACACCCGAGTAACGCAACTCACGGAGGCGATCAGGATTGAACTTACAAAGCAAGTCATAAACACTATAAGACCGCTGGCATTCACCATAGCACTTCAACCAATTACCATATAGCTTAGCTGCCTTCGTATCCGTGTTAGCATGAAAAGGACAGTAGCAAGTACCGTAATCCAACTCCTTGCCGAAAATAGCCTTATACTCATCACGGAACGATAAGTTGGAATTTACCCACTGTGCTAACTTAGGATTGAAGCGGCCCATAGGGAAGCAGGTGACTAATCTACAACCAGAGCGGGAACCTTAAGCGACTCCATATGTCGCCAGTAAATGTCCTGAAGGCACACGTGCCACCACGTACACATAGCAATACCCAGTGACTTCTGGATCTCCGTAGACAGCAACGACGAAGACGGAAACGACCCAAGCGAAACCAAACGCTTAGAAACGAACCCATGAATAGAATCCGAATTCCAACGCTGAAGCATAATGTCCTGAGCAGAGTCCGTACCTACGGCCGAAAAGAAATCCTCCGGCTGGCAATAAACATAAACCCAAACCGTGTACAGCGTAGAAGCTAACTCCGGAAGCGACTCCGAAGGGTACTTCGCAACCATGCCTCGAACAACAAAGTCACCAACGGTGAAAGTCCGGTCGCATAAAACGGAAACACTATCCGCAACCCGAGGTATGAAGTCTAAGTCATCAACCTCATCCGGAACCGCAAACGTCACTTGAAGACTAACGCCCCCCAAAGGAGACTTATAAGCAAAATCACTCTTAACTTCCATGCGGTGCACATAAAAAAAAGGTTGCTAGGAACATCCCTAGCAACCTTCTCAACGTATGTAAACTTCGTTAAACTAAAACCACGTGAAGCTCAGAGCCATTCTTGAGCTTGAAGCTCGAAACCTCCCGGTCCGCAACAACGTCCGCATCCAACGGAGCATTAGACACCAAGCAACCGTGACCCGCAGCAAACGAAGCATTCAGCTTGAACGAATCCGAAACACGCGATGCATTGTCGCAAACCCAATAGGAATCCGTTAACTTGCGCTTGTATAAGTCAGGACAAATCAAGTCCAACTCGTTCATAACAACGGCTGTATCCACAACACGCTGAACCTTCGCCTTAGCGGCCTTACTCGAAGACTTGCAGAGACTCTTGTAGTTAGCGGCACTAATGCGCTCACCCATGATCTCCGAAGCAACAGAAAGAACCGAGTCAAGAACCTTACGGGTATTGCGAACACGATGGTAAGTCGAAGCCGTATGAGGAATGTCCAAAGTATTAGGAGCGCTATCCTTCACCTTGTCAGGGTCGATAGCCAGAGACGCAGAATCCTCAATCAAAATGTTCTTGGACTTCAAAGCCTCCGAAATCTCGTTCTCGATGGAACGCAAAACCTCCTGCTTAGCGGCGTCCGACAAAATACTCTCGTCGTCGATCACCATACGAAGACGCGGATACTTCTGGAGGAAAGATGCATGCTGCGCCCACGGGCGATCCTTCCAATCAGCCTTCGAACGAACCGTCTCCAGAGAATCCTGCAGCAGAGCGATCTCCTCTTCCTCCGACAAATCATTCACAACCTCAGCAGCAACATCCGTAGCCGTAGCCGTAGCATCGTAAATCTTATGAGCAAGCTGAACAGCAGCATTCGACATGCTAGAAGCGAAGGTGACAATAGCATCATCGGCAGTCTGGTAAACAAACAACGTAGTGCCTACATACACACCATCAGCCTTGATATCAATGAACCGCTGATCCTTGCAAAGAATGCGCGGAACGGAAGCATCAAGACGAGTCTCCAGACGGGTATCCGAAGACAAAGCCGAAGCGAGAGCCTCCGCTGCAGAAACCAAATGAGTCTGATCGGGCGTCTGAGCTAAAGTGAAGCAATTAGCAAGACCCCAGTCCTTCAGAACCAAAGCCACAGCAGACCAGTCAATAGCTGCGGGATCGGAAGTCTCACCTACGGCATGCGGTGCATCTTCAACCACAACTTCAGTAGAAACATCGCCTTCCGCATCCTCCACCGGAACCTCGCCTGTAGGGGACCCCGCAGAAGCCAAAGCCTTTGAAATATCGTCACAGGAATTCGAAATAGCATCCTTGAACTCAGCAAGGTGATCCGACAAATAAGCAACAGCCGCCCAAGATCTCCTAACTACAGACCCCGACGGAGTGCTGAAAACGAACGTAGCACCAAGACCTGCCCCCGGATCATAAATTATAGATACAGAGTCATCCTCGTTGGCAATATCAACACCTTCCACCAAAGCCGTCATAATCTGATCAACCGTGAAGTTGACAGCAGCATCCGAAACCGCAGAGTCTACAACAGTACCCCACGGCGTAGAAAACTTGTGACTATTGAAGATAGACAAGATGTCACCTACAGACAACCCATTCAGAGTATCACCAAAGTCCAGAATAATATCCTCCGCAATGGACTTCAACGAAGACCATACACTCCGACGAACGACATCATCCTCGGTCGTATGAACTACATGGATAAGCGGAGCAACATCGTTGAGAATTTCAGGACCCACGACAGACTCGAACTCCGAAACAACAGCAGGATCGACATCGTCACAAACACTATCGAACAGCAGAGCAGAAGCATCTACAGGCTCCGACATGACGCCGGGAAGCTTAGCAAGAACATCGTCCGTCAGCTCTTCGACAGCCTCAATAGCGGCGTCATCCGACTCGAAGGTATAAACCTTATTCCAGCCACGATTGCCGTGATAGAAAATAGAAGCATGAAGCGAATCATCCCCACACTCGATATGCAGGCGAGGACCGCCACTTTTATCGTCCGTCAAATAGACGTCGAACTCGTCAGCAGCACCTCGATCTAAGTAGGCATTAAGAATGCGACCCATCAGCTTAGAAGACTCCTCCGAAGCTGAATCCTCGATGATCTCATCCTCCGTAACCTGAATCTCCTCCGACGCACTTGTCGGAACCTCATCGCCCTCAACGACGTCCTCCGAAGCCATAATAACCTCAGCATCATTCGACGAAGGTGCAACAGACGTCTCCTCGACAATCTGAACCGGAATGACATCCGCAAGGGCGAAAGTCACATCATCGTCAGAACCCGTAAAAGCACCCTCGGCCTGACGCAACGAGAAGTACTCAAAAGGAAGACCCTCGATGACGGCAACACCATTGCCAACAGAAGTGATGACACCCGGATAAACATTACCCAAATACGAAACCTGAACCGCAGTGCCGACATTAACCGGAACGGATGGAACAGCCTGCGACATAGCACCCTCAACAACTGGAGCCGCCTGAGCAGCAGGCAGCGGCTGAGCGGAAAGCTCCGAAGCCAACACCAAGCCATCGACGTCATCGGCAACAGGCTTAGACGATGATGCTGCCTTAGCACGATCAAGCAAACGAGAGTAATCCTCGAAGATCAACTCCGTAACACTCGAATTGCGACCATTGGGAGAATAATAACGAAGACCATAAAGATCACGACCCTTAGCATCCTTCTTCCCAAGCGAACCCAAGAACTCCTGACGCTGAGTGTAACTAGCAAGGTCTACAATATCCCAATTGGTAGCTTTACTCTTAGACGCCCAATCGGGATCATCTACGGGATCAATAGTACCATGAACAACAAACTCCGGAGACGCGGCAGAATCCTGAACCTCCGACGAAGCTCCGGCATCCGTATCATCCACATTCGGATCAGGAAGGGCATCAACATCCTCCTCCGGAATAGGTGCCTCCAAGACAGCCTCCGTAGCCTCCTCGGCGGAAGCCAACGTCTGGGCCGAAACAACATCCGCAATGCCCTCCTCGTAGATATTAGAAACCTCCTCAATGAAAGTCATAGCTGCCGACTGAGCACGCTCGCCAAGCTCGTCAAGTTTCTCCTGAGTAGTCTCGTACAGCTCCTCGCCAGAAACAGAAGCCGCCTCGATAACCTCATCCAAAGCACCCTCCTGCGTAGAACCACCCTCAAGGAATGCCTCCACACGAGCGTCATCCTGAACAAGACGATAAGGACCCAACATCTCCTGAGCACGAACAGCAGCAGGAGAGTAACGGTTCTTCAAAAACTCGTCATAGAACGTCTTAACCTCCGGCGGCAAAGAACGGTACTTAGACTTCAAGATGTCATAACCCGCAGACGAGTCATTCTCTATAATGTCATTGATGGCCCAGCAAACCTCCGGCGTGTACTCGATAAACGAATCCGCAACAACAGACTGAATGCGCTTACCCTCCGCAAGAAGACGACGACGCAAAGGAGCGCTCATCTTAGCCAAAGATGCACGGCGACTGCCACGCGACATGCTGCAAAGACTACAAGCCACCTTGTGAATCTCCCCATCAGTGAAACCACCACGACGCGCGTCCGTAACACGACGCGAAGCACCCGACTCCACCTGCAGGAACGAACTAACAGAGTCACCAACACGGCGAACACCCGTGGACTCCGGAGCCGTACCAATCGAATCATCATCGATCGCTACAACATGAGTATAAAAATCACCCATAACAAAGAAACCTTATTTTAATAAAAACACCTCATAAGACCACTCTATGTGGTCTTACAAGATGTTGGATATATAATGCTCGAACCAAAAAGTAAACACTATTTATGACGCACAAGCCGATTCGGAATGTGCTTCAAAGAACCCCAGATCGGAATCCTACGACGCAAGTACCCCGGATCGCCCTCGTGATTATAAGCCTCCGTCTCCCAGCACGTGTAATAATAGCTCTTGCCAAACGGAGGACAAAAGAACTCTATGGCATTACTAATACCATAGCAAATCCAACCCGCAAACAGAATACCCAGAATCGTCAGAACCCAAGCCCACCATGCAAAGCTAAAATGGATGGCTATGGGAAGGAGGATGACGGTAAACAAGACGCTTAATTCCCCCTGTTGCACCACGTGAACCAACTCGTGTCGGCGAGTAGTACCCTCCAGATGGACGTCCTTCGGCTTGCGCGTGAAACAGAACACAAGCCACGTCATCCAACTAAACCCCGGAAAGGGAAGGAACTTATTATGAACCTCAATCGGAAATCGCATATCCTACAAAATTTTGATTTGTGGGATATATAATTGCTATAGACCTAGATCGGCTGTAAGCTCCGCCGTAAGAGAGTCGCTAGAAGAACCAAAATCGTCCATAGAACCCAACTGCGCAAACTCACCCTCGTAAGAGATAAGCTCGACATTATCACCCACAAGAACAACCTTCGGCAAAAACTGAGCCGTAACAGGTTCCGGCAAGATGCGACCAAGACGATGCTTAATCATACAGATCTTCGTCTCCTGAGTCTCCGCAACGTCCAAACCCGTATACATGAAAACACAGTAGGCACTCGTGCGCTCGATCTCATTCAAGTCCGAGATAGCTGTAAGGTCATAAGCCCCGCCACGACGACCCGCACGGGTAAAACCCGCACGGTTAACCTGAACGGCAAAAACCGTAGTGCACTTACTACCCGCACTATTGGTGAAAGCTAAACAAGCGGCTCGAAGATTGACAATGATAGAATTTCCTAAGCCCTTACCACGATCCTGAAACAGAAGGTCAAACTGATTGACATGGTCGTAAATAATGCAGTCAAGACCCCCTAAATGCTTATCCAGAACCCCATACAAAGTAACAAGGCTATCGACATTGGTGAAAACCGACTTCGTGAACAACGAAGTATCTACAACAAGAACGTTAGGAACGAAGTCCCGCTTGAAGTCATCCTCGGCAGCAAGAACCGCCTTCAACTTATCGCCCGACAACTTATGAAAAAGCAAGTCCTGAGAATCCAACTGGATGCCCTTAACCTCATACATGTACCGAGTCTCAAGCATAAGCCAAACCATCTTAGGCTCAAGCTCCAAAGACACATAAACAATCTTACGACCCGCCTTGGCATTCTTGAACAGCATAGACAAACAAAGCTGTGTCTTGCCGCCGCCCGTGAAAGCACAAATACTAGCAACCGTACCCGGCTGGAAACCATTGGTCAATGAATCTACCTCCGGAACACCCAGAGAAAGACCGTCACCGTAAGGCGTATTAAGCTCCTCGCCGTAGGACCATGAACTAAAGTCAGCGACACTCGCATCCGAAGCAACACTAACAGACTGAAGCGCACGCTTAAGCTCCTCCGCAAGCTCCTTAGTAGTCGAAGTGCTACTAAGGGAACCCGTGACATCCGTAGCCAACTTAAGGCGGCTATAGCCATCTACAATGTCCGCATACGCAACACTAAGCTCACCGAGATTATAGGCATGGTCCGGAGTAGGGTAATACTTACCATACCATGCCCAAGACGGATAGCACCCAGCAGCAGAACAGGCAAGCGTATACTCTAGAACCTGCCTGTCATTCTTGGATAAATTAGGAATCTGTAAAAAGCGAGAAAACCAATCGTCAAAATCAGGATGCGACTTCTTGCCCGCACACGTGTAAAAGTAAATCTCAAAACCTAGCATCACACAATCTCATCATGATCCCGAAACTGACGCGTCTCAGGAGAAGACAGCAAACCCGACGAAGGTCCTACAGACGACAAAGGCGCCGACGTCGAAGTCGCAGACCCTACACTAGACGTAGCCGCAGGACGAACCATACGCGGCGCAGGAAGCTCGAACCAATCTGACCCAATAGTAGGCGGGCACCACGACGAAAGCAAGAACACCCGACCATGCATACTCAACGCCAAGTTGATGAACGAATCAACCATGCTAATAGCCTTCGAATCCCGGCTCCCACGACTGTAAATCTCAAGAAAGTAAATGGAATCCTGAAAGTCAAACTCACCACGATTGTAAGCAAAGCAAGAACTAATGACGCGCTCCAGATTGAAGTACTGAACAGGAAAAGCCGTATTACGCTCAATGGCGGCACGAACCGCTAAAGACTTCAACCGATCCGATAACCAAACATAAGTGCTATTGCGATACAGCATATCAACACTCACAACGTTCGGGACCTCACAGAAACCCCAGACAACAGGCGCCGACGGCATAAACACAGAACCATCCTGACGCTTAATAGTAGTGAACTTAAAAGGGACAAGCTCGGACGCACAGCGACGAAGATGATGCTGGCGGAAAGTAGAACACTTCCGGTAGATCACATAGTCACAAGACTTGCAACCCGCAGCAGAACGAAACGGACATCCGAAATCCAAACCCATAATAAAAACCCTACCTTTTCTTAACGATATTTTCCTGCAAACGAACCACAATGAAACCAGCCTCCGAGACGCTCGTCACGCAACAAGAATACTTATGGGCGCCGTTAGCTGAAACAAAGATAATAGGCGCCTCCGGATGGGACTGTTGGAGAGCCTGCAACTTCAAGATCAACTCCTCAACAAGCATAACTAATCTACAAACACAGCAGACAACAGCTCATGAAGACGAATAAGCACTCGAACGCTCTCCGGACCTGATACAACATCCACAAAGTCTGGATTGAGACTCCCAAGAAACTCAATGGTAGTACTCAAGTCATAGCACGCAGACCCCCATGCACCCTCAGCCTCGCTAGGACGAACAGCATGCAACTCAGCAAGCTCAGGCAACATAAGCTCAACCACCTCGATCTTATCGATAACAAACTGCGGATGGCGCAAGGCATCAAGACCGCTCACGTAGGAACTCAATGCATCAACTGCACTAGGAACGAAACGCATAATAAAAACAGATTTTTGTACCCTATACGTACTACCTACCTTGATCGAGAACGCTCCTTCTTACTCTGGCGCCGAGCACCAAACGGCTTCTTCTTAGGTTTAAAGTGACCAACCGGATGCGTATCATTTCCGACACCCGTACACTGAGACGAGCAACCCCCGGCGCGGGCAGAAAACATACCCAAATCCTGACCAGCAGAAAGTGCACTAACCACCAACGCTAAACTATAAAGACTTGACTTTCGCATAACCTACAACAATTCGTTAAAACCATGTCCGATGTCCCAGTGCTCCTTAACACAGAACTCGAAATCATACGGGATGTTGAACTCATCCACAATAAGATCACGAAGCAGAGACTCATAAGGGGCATACCAACTTCCGACATACACCACAAACCTGCCATCGTCGAACGAAACCCTACCTCGAGGAATCATAGTATAATCAGTCTGGTAAATAGGGTTGGAACCCTTCGACCGAGACATGCGAGCCTTAGTCCACCAATTCTTGTGAAGCTTGCCATAAGACAAATGACCATTGACCACCTTAGAACTGTCAAAGTCCTCCGTATGGACCTCAAACAAAGAACCCGACTCCGGCAAGAACCAGAAGATGCCAAGCTGAGGAACGTCCACAGCGTTGGAATCGAAGGTCCGCATCAAGTCAACCATATCCTCGTACACCATAGTAAATCACCGATTAAAGTAGCACCACACAAATATAGAAAAGTTAAATTAAAACTCCAAATAAATGCATAAAAAAAAGACGGGAATCACCCGTCTAATGTCAGACACCCACATCTAGAATAGGACATCCCGCTGATCTCCGAATTTCCCACATCGGACAGCTTCACCGCGCCGCAACAATATAGCCGTCACGGGCTGCTGCTGACTTCTCGTACCAGCACCGGACTGATCTTCACCCTAACCAGCCAAAAAGGGGATGGCAAGAAACGGTACCTCGAAGGTACCGTACTCGAATACGAGCGTAGCAGAAACGCCGAACCTCGCAAAAGGAACGCACGCCTTATCCGTATCTGCATCCGGTTCCATCGGCTTCGACGGCGGAATTTCACCCCGTCTACTATCCTCCGTAGCCCCTCACCTTGCGCGTCGGTGGTTTCTTCGAAGTAGGCTTCGGGCCAGCCTAGAAAATGCAGGAAACCCTCCATGTAAAAAAGAACCAAGCTTAAATTGTATAGAGGGAGGACTCGAACCTCGGAATACATCAGCCCATACCAATCATCGTTTGCAACCTCCGAAAGGCGGAACCGAATCCATCCGGTATCCTCTCCTAAGCATCTACGTAGGATTGCCGACGTCATCACAAGAGCCTACATCGACATCTTAAGAGTATACCCCTCTATGGGACCCTCTCATTGCCACACTTAAGCAAACGCAAGTGAGACAACTGTTGCCTCAACCTAATCTTAGTCGACTTCCAATTAGGTCTAACAACCGGAGGGGCGGCGGAAAGTGAGAGATTCGAACTCCCGAATCCTAAAGGATCACTGGTTTTCTAGACCAGCGCAATCGACCACTCTGCCAACTTTCCTAAAAAGCCCTACGCACGCCACTGCAGATAGGGACGTCATGCCTGTCATTGCGCGCTTAACAAGCACCGATGAATAGAGTTTTAATACAGTCAACCGTAGCGGTGAACTCATACATCTTAACCGCAGCCTGCTGATATAGACGCAAGTCAACTCCTACAAATACGCGTCTGCCCGCAGGTGATTTCTGATGGTATCACCTCAACCATCCCCCGATACGTTCGGGAACGACGCCAGTTAAATTCAGAGCACAACCGGAAACAACTCGGCGCGGAGAGTGAGAGATTCGAACTCCCGGCCCGGAAACCCGGACACCTGATTAGTAGGCAGGCGCGTTAGACCAACTCCGCCAACTCTCCAACAAGAAGGACCCCGAAGGCACTATATTGCAAACCAGCACCAACCAGCGACGAACTTAGTCGGTATAAGGAATCGAACCCCTGATTCACATACACCCTACTCTACTTTCAGGTAGGTCCCACTGAAAAAAAAGGTGAAGACAGCACACGCCACTAACAAGTGAGAGTGACAGGCTAAACCCAGAACATGCACAAGGAATTGCCTGAAGAAAAAGATGAGTGAGCACCAAAGGTTAAAAGCGAAAGAGTATCACTCTCGACGGTGCCGTCTTCACTATATCAAGGAACACAAACCATAGACGTATAAAAAGTATGAATCCTTATAGCCAAAGCATAGTGGCGAACGGATAATGCCCCATAAACAAACTTCGTTAAACACTGCACTACCCCTGAGAAATCCCTTTATAAGAAACCCAGCAAGGACTAACCATATGTCCGTTAACTGCAGCGAAAACAAAAGAACCCATACTTAGCTGTTGCCGTGCTACTCCAAGCCGCCACGCCTGATATCTAGCTATACAAACGAAATCTGTGGTAGGAAAGACTCCTCTAGCAACGCACCCACACCCAGACGGATAAACCAAGCTAAAAACTGGAATGTGCCCAATAATAAAACCCAGCGCCTACCATGTCAAGGCTGGGAACCCCCGGCAACCACGTCGGGAAGTCGTACCGTCTCCGGGAATCGAACCCGGACGTCCTAAAGGACAAAGGTTTTTGAGACCTTCTCGTCTACCAATTCCGACAAGACGGCAAATGTAAATTAACCCAAAGAACAGAGAACCCTGCAGCAATACATCTTGTACGTGGAACTCTCAAAACCAGCTTCGAAACTAACAACATACTCACACGTCCCAACAATACGCACCACACCGATACCATAGTCCGAATGCCACACTCGAGACCCCACAGCAATAGGGGATGCTGAACTGAGCAAGAGCAAAGAACCCGCACTGACCCGAATACGAAGGCCACGAAGCACCTTAACCCAACTATGAATCATTCTGAGCATACCATCACAAGTATTTACTTGATGCAAAGATAAAAAAGTTAATTTAAAGTTGCAAATCTTTGTTGCAAAAAAAGTACTCGGAGCGGGAATCGAACCCGCACGACCATTGCTGATCACAGGAGCTTAAATCCGGCGTGTATACCTATTTCACCATCCGAGCAAAAACCGCATCTCCTACTTGGTCGTTGACGCGGCGCAAGCACTCGTAAGTATGCAAGCAACCCGATAGCCTGTCCCTTAACTCTAGAATGGCTAATTTTATCGCATACGGATTTTACCAAGTTACATATGACTGAAGCCTACAAGCGCAATGGCGAAAACTAACCCTCGACCCGATCCTGCGTCTTAGATGACCGAACGAAGGACTCCAGATCAACCTCCGAGAAGCCGAACTCCTTGCGAAGCGACATGATCAAGTCAATACCCGCCTTCAGCTCCGAAACGTCTCCCGACGCCGTAGCGATAGCCTCAAGATCAAGAGGGTAGGACGACTTTAACACGCGAAGACGCTCCTGAGCATCTAAGTACTCCACATACGTCTCCAAAAGAGACTGCTGCAAGCTCAGGTCGGTCTTCGACACGGCAGCGCAAACATCCCGATCCGACACCGCGGACGAGTCCAGCAACTTCTGATTCTTGTAATCCAGAAGCATTTTCACACTCTTCTCCATAACTATTATTTTTAACTAAAAAATCATGATACTCCTTAAATAAGTACATAGAAACTGAAAAGGGCTTATTACCTACATAAAAGGTATAACGTATACAGTCATCCACATCACCCGTACCAAAATCGCACGTATAACAAACACGCTCTACTTTTGCAACAAAACATACAACGCATGCAAGCTTAAGAAGATCTGGGCGAGCATGATACCTACACAAAACATCTACATTCGCCAAATGAAGCTTCTGACCTATCGTGAACCTAGAACCTAAAACAAAGTCACTACGCCCGTTATATGATAAATCACGAATCTTAACCATAAACTCATAAAACTCCGGACCTAAATCGAAAGACGGATGGACTGAATAACCCATAAGCCTAAACACCGCCACGACTGCGTTAAGGACATACATCGGAGCACATGCGGACTTAAAGGTCGAACGAAGGCAGCCGAGCGGAAAATAAGGAAAAACTGACTCCGAGTCTGCACCGTAAATCAAACGATAAAACACTTTAATATCCTTGGCACGACAACCCAACAAGCGCAAAACCGTGCCCAGCATACCACCCTCCGTGACAACGTAATCCGGGTTAGGCGTAGCATTAAAAATGCCATTAGCGTCACCACGAAAAGACAACTTACAGCCTTCAACATCGGAAGTATAAACATACTCCAGAAGGTAGCAGTCAATATCAAACTGAACAACGTCCCCGGAAGACAACGAAAGCCCCAAAGAGAAATCCTTAATATTATCCTTCGTGATAAGCATAACTAAAATTTTTAAGCATCAACGTACTTGCAGCTACAAACAGTCAAACACCTCTAAAGCTGTCGTAATAGGAGGAATATAATGCTTCACTCGCAACTCAGGAATATTCTTATAAAAATCACATATAAAAGAGACATCCGAAGCAGAATGACGACTACGATCAGATACAGAACGATAAATATGTAACGCAAACCCATTGCTCAAACGATCCATATAACTAGCCAACGGATTTGACGCAGACTTAAAAGCATCGATACCTAATCGCTTAGAGACAAGCTTAGAAAGATTCTTAGACTTAGTATAAAACGTAGCCACCAACTCCAACTGAGATATCGAAGGAAGACCATCGTGGAACTTAACGTCAAACAAAACTTGAGAAGCATCATGCCTACCCGAAAACAAATAGGAGGACCTACCCGAAAAATGCAAGTCCATATAACCATGACGAACAACAGGATCATTGCAACTAAGTAGGTAATTCAACTGAACAAGCTCACGCACAAACTTATACTCAGCAGAAATAGCTTGTACTTCAGAAATAGGCAAACATGAGTAATCTAGAATATCAGCATAAGGCTCCAAGTGGGAGGAAATAGCTTTCTTGTAATACTCAAAATCGCTAATCAACTCATAGCCCGAATCATCGATCAACTGATTATGAATATCCCACAAGTATAAAATACGCTTAGGACATACAAGATTAGTAATATCACGCACCATCAAATCGAAATTAAATTATCCGTAGAACTATATCTACAACACAAAAGTAGATAATTAAAATTATAAATCCAAATTTATAAAAAAAAACAATGTTAAACGAAAAAAAAGTCCATATAACTAAAGTCATCCGGACTAAACTCCTACACACAGAGCAGAACTATCTACTTCTGCGTCTTCTTCTTGGCTGTAGAGGTCGTAGGCTTCTTGGCGAACCAAGCATCAACCCACGCCTTAATGGCAGGAATGTCGTAGATGCCGTTCGAAGACAAACCAACGACTACACACAGCATCACAACACCAAGCCACTCCGGCTGACCCATCTCAATCAAGCCCGCAAAGTAGGCGTCAACCGACAGAGCCGTGCCGATAACCCAAGCCACAACCTGCGGCCAGATACCATTCGTGATCTTGAAAAGATCATTAGCAACACCCGCCAGCAAAACCGTAGCGGCGGAAAGTGCCGGAGCAAGCCACCAAAAGCTCTCCGAAAAAATGCCCGTAATATCCATAAAATACTATTTTAAAAGGTGAGTATATACAATTAATAACTTGCACATATTGACGCTTCGTCGAAGCCACAACCGACCTCTTCACGCCCGTTAAATGCATACAACACAGGTAACCGCAAAAAATATAATGCTATTTCTGCCAAATAGTAATGCTTTTCCGCAAAGCCACGCGCCCATACTTCTTCATTTGCTGGCTACTATTACCTTTTTGTTGCTTTAAAGTGTAAATCTTTACTGGAGTAAAACCTATTTGCTCGGCCAAATTGGTAGTGAGAAAATCAACCGGAATAACTTCGCCCGCATACCTTACGTTATCATTAACGAAAGCGACGTATGCACCAGTCTTACATACGCGATACAACTCAGAAAACAGAAAGGTCAATTCTGTGAAATACCCATCCACCATTTTAAGGACTCCCTTATTGTTTATCTCTCCGTTTTCATTACGGCTCTTCAAAGCGTTATTTATTTCTTGAAGTGCCGCATTTCCATCGACGATCTTCATTGTCCTGTCATAATGATCTTCCTGCCCTATTTGATGATAATAATCCCGCAGTTGCTCAATTTTAGATTTATTCTCAACTGTACACGACAATAAGTCCTGACGTAATGCCCGCACATCAGCCTCGGATAACCCCAAATAGGCTAACTCCAAAGCGTAGGTGCGAGTGTAATCATATCGGTTACAGTATGGAGGAGAAGATATTACTGCGCTAACTGTTCCGTCTGCAAGCTTCGGTAATTCAAAAAGCGCACTTCCCTCAATAAAATTACATTGCGTATCAAACCCAATAGGAGTATTATTTAAGTATTCTATATCCCGAAGGACACCACTTAATTCTTCCAGTAATACTTCTTTGAGGGACGGCAAGGACCCTTTATCCAATTTGACAGCAAAAGGCTTCTTACCCTGTCTTAATCTAGCCTCCGAAGCAGCAGTAATCTTGGGACAGCGATAATCCCATCTAAGATATTGCCCATCTTTTGCAGAGCAGCTTATACGCTCCAAAGCATTCAAAGTACAAAGCTCAAGAAGCATTTTCGTAGTCTCAGAATATCTGGAATTGAGAAAATGTTCTTTATAATAGGCCAAATCACGACTCGTCTCACTGGGATAACCGTCTTTAGTAATTCCTATTTCAGGAGTGCGCCCTGCATACTCTTCCGGAACGTGCAAGTTTACCACCTCTTTAAGAAGCTCCTTCAGCTCCAATACATCATATACATAAATAGCAGTCTTTGCACGAATAGCAATTTCTGACATAGGCAAAATATCAAAACCAAGACTATTGTACCCATTGAACATTGATACTAAAGCCGTCGTACCTGACCCCATAAAAGGATCTACTACTAGATCGCCCTTTTGTAAACGAAAATCACGCAAAAGGGCACTGACCAACTCGGCAGAAAAACCCTCCTTGTATTTTAACCATTTATGCAGACAATCTCTTTTGCTTAATTGATAACTGACGCTTTGACGATTAAATCGCTCGGTTATTTCGGTGATAGGCCAATACCGCTCTTCTAAAGCAAGACGGGCTTTCTGAGAGTTAACACCGCCAGCAGAAAACTCGGAGACACGCCAACCCTGCGCGTCAACAATCCCTAAATCACCAAACATATCCTCCATAGTCTTAAGTTTAGAACACACCAGAAAAAAAAAAACTAAAAAAGAGTGACACCCTGCGGAACAATCTGAGACGACCGCGTAAGACGCGGCTTGCGACCCTTCCACAGCAGATGCTGCTTTGCAACTCGAAGGTGCTCCGCGTCCGACATCGGCTTAACATACTCACGCGGGAAATTATGAATCTCAAAGCTGATCTTCTCCTGCATGTAAACCTTGAAGCCTACAAGCTGAAGCTTATACTCCGAAATGTCATCACTGCGGAATATCCACAGATGAAGATCACCTAAGAACTTACTCGTCTTGCGCGTAATGCGACCAATGAACTGAAGGAAAGGAATAGGCGTGATCGGAACGTCGTACAATACGACATTGTTAATATAAGTGTAATTGGCAGACTCCGAAGCAGCACGGGTGCACAGAATAACATAACTATTCATAGAACACTGCGACTCCGTAGCCTGTGTAGGCTTAAGGACATTCCGAGACGAAGACTCAACAACAACAATAGACCTGCCGCGAGAATCCGTAATACCAGAACGCTGAAGATGATACATGGCTGCATCCAATGACGAATAGAAATCGAAATAAACCAAGACCGACTCGTTCCGAGAAGCAATATCACTGACCAGCGTCAGTAAAGAATCCAGCTTGCGAGAACCTCCAACACCAAACGTACCATCCGAATTCAAGCAACCATCCGTGACCGCCTGAAGATAGATAAAACGAGAACTATGACGCTCCAAGTCCTTGACCGACCGGACGGCACCCTCACGAATCTCAGAACGCGACACAACCTGCTGAATCCAAGTGGCGTCATCACTCTCGCCCGACAACATCAAACCATTAGCAACCTTAGCGTACAAGTCCTGCTCAGAAGCCGACATCGTGTAATCAATGAAGTGAATATCCAAAGGAACAGGTGGCGTGCCGACAATCATAACCGGACGTAGATAGTCCATCAAAGCAGCGCTATCCTTATAATCCGTAATGATGCGAGCCTTGCGTAGAGTCTTATCCGGATTGCGACCAATGACCTTCTCCTCGACCTTACAGAACTGGCTCTGGAACCCACGAACCGACGTGAAAAACCGAGGATAGACGAAGTTAACCAAATGGTAGGTATCCATGCAGTTCTTACTCAGCACCGTGGCAGTAACACCCCACAACGCATAGCAGTTCTTAACAAGCAAACTCATAGTGGAAGTAAGCTGAGCCTTCGAATTCTTGAAGGCATGGACCTCATCAAGAACCGTAACCAACTTACAAGAAGACATATAAATCTGACGAAGGACACCGTAATCCGTCTTGCAATGAGTATGCTTGCCGTAAACAACATCATAGCTATTCAGAAGCTCCAGAACGTCAGCACCACCAGAAACCTTCTTGATGAAGTCATCCAAAGAAATGGACGTCAAATGAGTATGAGCCGCAGCATCCTTCGCCCAGACCCGCTTGTCATAAGCATTCTTAGGCGTGAGAACCAAAAGACAATCTGCTAAACCCTTCGACTTCAAGTAACTGTAGGAATATAAACATACAAGCGTCTTGCCGTTACCCGTACTGTCGATCAGGATAGCACGCTTACGGCTAGAAAGACCCTTAGCCAATTCAATCTGCTCCGGAAATAACTGAAAACCGTCTTTAAAAAACCTACCCATAACACACAAAGAAAAGACAGGACCGAAGCCATGTTCTCCATAAACGTACCAACCAAGAAGCCAGCACTAAAGCTCACAGATATAATGAACATCCCAAGACTGAGTCAGAACCTTATCCGCCTCCTTCGAAATGGGAGAATCCGCCGAAAACAATGTAACAACAAAAAGGTAATTACGCATGTCGTCATACGTCCCCGCACCATAATAGAAAGACGGATTCGCAGGCTGCGAATTAGCACTATGGTTATCCGTATTGCCACCAAGAAGCAAACCCATGCCGTAAATAAGACCATCATATACTACAGGAATATCGGCGGCAAGAGTGGACGTAACAACAGTATGATAACCAACGATACCCTCCTCGTTAATAAGCTCCGGCTGAGAAACAACTAAGCCCGATGCTAAAGAGTCGCAGTACAGAACATGCGGCTGGACATCCGAAAAGGTTAGACCCGCAGCACCACGAAGCAGAGACGAAGCAGTAGACAGAATGTCCTTCTTGAAGTAAAGAACATTCGTAACCGCATAGTCCGACAACTTGCGAGTATCATCCGAAGACGGCAAAAGCATAAGACGCGACAAGATCCCCACAACATCCTCCGTAACAACCGACGTGGTGCCCGCGGCACGCAAAGAACTAGAAACTATCATGATACCTACAATACTAAACCGAACCGTTAACTACTACCGTCGAATTGGTGGCAACATAAACCGAAGCAGGACTCCCCGACGTAGGACCCAGCTCTACAGTGTAAGAACTCGAAGTCTCATACTCATTCGCACCAACACGAATGTAAGGCGCAACGCGAGACGTCACATGCCATGCAGTATTGGACTCAACACTAACCGAAGACGAGAAAGACTCCGAGCCGGAACTCGTCACAACACTAGGACTAACACGTATAAATAAATCCGGAGTACCAACCTCCATAGCAAAGCGGAGAGTAACGGGATGGGCATCTGTGCCAAAAAGAACCTGAACCGAAACCCCGGCTGGAACCGCACCCTCAAGCAAAGACTGAAGCCTAGAAAGAAAAGCGGACGCAGCAGCACTATCTCCGCCGAACTGACTAGCAATGAAAGTATCCTCCGAAACACCAAAAGACAGAACTAAACGGTTGATAAAACCATCCGGAATCGACATGTCAACATAGTTCTTAGTGATGCCGTAAACTGGCTCACCAAGACGAGAATCCGGAGTAACAAGGTAATCCGTAACCCCAGAACCATCGGTAGGCGAAACCAAAAGCTTACCCGACCATGACGACAAATCAAGCCTAATGGTAACCGGACTAATGTAAATAGGATCGGAAGTGTTGTAAACATATGCCTCCCATGCAGCAACATCCGAGAAAACACGAACGCTCCCACCCGGAGCCGACGCCGACGAACCATACTGCGTAAAGTACATATCCGTAGGCAGCGTGTTGATATAAGGCGCAGAAGCGTCACCCCCATCATGACCCAAGAAGTTCAAATCCGAGAAAGGAGCGTTAGACCCTACAACCCAAAGCTTCTTATCATAGCCAAGAATACTACCATAACGAGTAGCTATGCGACGAAGGCGATCCTTAGTGGAGAAAGACGAAACAATACTATCACCCGTACCCCAATAGTCACGAACAGCATCAACACGTGTATCCTCCGCCGAAACCAAACCCACAACCTCCGGATTCAAAAACACAGACCGCGGCAAGAAGTCATGAAGTGCATCCAGAACCTGCCAGAACTCAACGAACGACGAATAAGACGCCGTAGGAGTACCTAAACGGTCATCACTCGCCAAGTAAATACGAAACGGAACCTCCGCGTAGTTCAAACCCAAGCCAAACAGAGCACCAAACAGAGCAGACGCATACGGAGAAGTGCCATACAGAGAAGTCCCAGCACCCGACCGTCGGCGGGCATTCAAAATCTCAGCACCATTAAGCGTTTCGGGCACTGTGGCGAGCTGTAATGCAGGAATGGTAGGGAAGTACTCCCCAGACACAGCATCGCGCAAAATAGCCCCGGATTCATCATGGACATAATCCCATATCTTGACAAAGAAGCAGCAAGGCTTACCATCCGCATACGTAAACAAGTCAACACGCTCCGACCATGTAATAGGAACAACCGGATCGACAAGAACAGAAAGACCCTGAAGCGTATCCAGCGACACAGCCTCCTCCTCCGTCTGGGGAACATAGTAATAGCAAGACGGACGAAGCAACCACTGAGGGGCGGCATCCAAATCTGTACTCGTATAATAGCTCACAGACTGAGGACGCGACATCAGAGAAGCAGCCGTAAAGTCAAACCACTGAAGGTCTGTCGTAGTCAGGCCCGACTCCGATAGAAACTTATACCGAAGCGGCATGTTGAAGCCCAACAAAGTATAACCCTCAGAAGAACGTGATGAATCGGAAACATGTAGAACCTCGACGAAAGGACCCGACGTCTTAAACAGATCCCCAAAATCATTAAAAGCAATACTATAAGGAACCCCATTAGACTGCATGAAGTCCAGAGCACGAAGGTCCATGTTCGAAAGGATGAGATCCAAGAACTCATCCCAACCCGGATCAACCCTAAGCTCCTCCAAAAAGTAACTCCGGAAAACCTCACGAACAGCATCTAAAGTCATGACACTCTAATCTACAACAACGTCCGACAACAAAGGATAAGTAGCACCGCCCGTAAGCGGGGAAGCAATCTCGTACTCCACGTACTCACCAAGACCACCGCCAACCAAGCCGTAGATCGTACCCGTCGAATAGTCAACACTACCTACCGTAGACAAAACCAAACTCGAACTCAAGCCAGCACCAAGTGTCGAATAACCTGAAGCCGTAATGCTCGAAGCAGAACCCGACCAGAAAAGACGACTGCCGTTAACTAAGCCGCCAAGCGTGACCAAACCACTCGAAGCAGACAAAATAGAAGACGGGTAAGCCGAAGCACCGAACTCAACCTCCGAGATCAATCTGTAACGGAACTCCGAAGACTCCGAAACGGAAATGACGAAGTAAACAACACCGAAGTAGTACTTCAAACTGTCACCCGAACCACGTGTATACAACGCATACATCGTAGACGGATCAACAACACGAAGCGACAAAGGTGTAGCACCCTCCAAAGACCCAACACCTGCATTAAGCATAGTCAAGCTAAGGCTCTTAGACCAGTTGGAACTACCGTCACCAATAGAAGACCCATCTGGAGCATAGATGTCAAAGCCCGTAAGACCCGCCTCCGACGAAGACATATCCGTCAAAGGCATATACCATACCCCATTATAAAAAGCCGAAGCATTCACATAAGATGCAGGAGTAGCAGACAACAACAACGTCAAGTCATAGTAATAATTGCTGCCCGTGCGGCGGTAGCGAGCAAGACCACTAGGATAATAAGTAGACTCACCGACCGTAACACTCTGAGTAGAGGTGACAGAGCAAATAAGGCTATCCGAAGACGGCCCCGAACCACTAACACCAAGAACACCGTTAACCGTAAACGACGAATCGGGACGAACTACGAAGTCAACACCCCCGACACCGTTAGAAAGCGGAGTAACATACGACGGATGAGAGAAGATAGAATACTTACCCGAATGGAAAACACTCGAATCCTGATACAAACGAACAAGCTTAGCATCCGTACCATTATCGACCCCATCATCCCACATAGCGTACAAGCCACTACCATAAGGAGCAAAAGATGCCGACAAAGGCGGAAGCGCTACAGACGAGTCCGAAAGAAGAAGGCGCCCATCATCCAGCGATACCAAGTAACTTACGCTGCCCCCGCCAAGCCAAACGTAATCACCCAAACCCGACATCGAAACATCGGCAGCGTTCAAGGCGTTACTAAGGCCGGAATCTAAGATCACATACTCCTTAAAGCGGCCCGTAGAGTCAAAGCCCAAAACAAGCCCCGAAGCGTCGTACAGCACAATAGTACCCTCCGACGGCAAAGACCGCAGAACCAAAGAGTTCGAAACCTCCTCCGTAAGCTCCTCAATGGCACGAATCGTAGCCGTAATACCCGAGATACCCTGCAACGTAAGCTCCTGCTGGATCAAAGCACTCGAAACCTGTGTCGACAACGTGACATTATCGTACGAGTACAACTCACGAAGCAAAGACATAGCACGTGGAAGCTGGCTCGAACCAGCACTACTAACATCATGCAGAACAACCGTGAACAGCAACGGCTGGGAGACACTAGTGCTATACTTAGGACCCGGAACCCCGTACTGATACAAGTAATCCGTCAAGAACTCAAAGGCACTATCGCCCTCATGCGTGGGCTTAACATAAATGGAAATAACTCCCGGAGAAACATCAAGCCAGCAACTCTGGACACTAGGAAAGCTCAATACGAAATTACGAATCTGGGACTCTGTGACAATACCCGAATTCTTGAAAACCTCACTAAGAAGGTAATTGCGGGCATATGATAACGACTGCGTCTCGCCATCCTGTGACGACGAAACATAGAACCCAAGATCCGTGGAGTCCGAAGACGACAAAAGCGGCAAAGAACCAGTATAACTCGGCGTCGTAACCTCAAGGCGACTGCCCGAAGATACAGTGAACCTATTATAGGTCCCCTGAAGCCAAACAACCGTATAATTATACTGCGACGGCAAAACAGGCTGCGCCCAGTTACTATCACCGAACAGAACGCACGTCGTATAATCCCACAAGGCACGGACCTTGTACAACTTAGCCTGCGGAGACGACAAAGACGCATTATAACTCGTATAAGGAAAGACCGGACTCACAACGTCACTCGTAGAGCTACTCTGGGCCTGAGCGAAAACCCAGACACTGGAAGACAGAACATCCGAACCCAACTTAACGTAACTGCTCTGGAAAGAACCCGACTGAAGCTCCAAGTACAACTTCCACGGCGTAACACGGTTTCCCGGAACCGTAAAAGGAAGGACCATAGACGAACCCGAAAGCATCTGCATAGGGATACCCTGATAAAGAGTAACCTCCGAATCCGTGCGGCAGTACTCGATATTATAGAACGAAAGCGTCCCAATCGTAAGGCACAACTGGAAAGGCGCACACACAACCGCACGACCGCCCGGAAGACCACGGAACCCAACCTTAACCGACGACGGACGGTTCAAGTCCAAAGGAACATCCTGCGTGTAAGCATACGAGATAAGCTGATCGGCACTATACCGGGCAAGCGATACAACACCATTAACAGCATCACTCAGAACCTCAGCATCCGACTCAATGTTAGCACCGAACCACAAAAGCTCCTTGCCAACCATACTGTCCTTCAACGAAGACCACGAAGAACCACTCTGCGACGAAACCTTCGATACAAGCGAATTATATATCTCCTCTATAGGACGAGCCATGCAATTATAGACAATTAGTTAAACGAACTCAGCGAATACTCAAAATCATCAAGGCGACCACCGTAGGAAACACGGACAACAACGTTATCACCACTAACACGGACGTCCTCACAAGTACAACCACGCAACTGCGTGATCGTAGCCGAAATACCCGCACGCAACGTAAGCTCCTCGACAACGTGCGGCGAAACACGGGAACCTATAACAGGACTCTGCAGAAAGCGACCATACCACGTCTTCAACAGCAAGTACAAAGCCTGCTTAAGCTCGTCATAACCATAGACGAAACTCAACGTAGAAGTGTCCGACAAAACCAACGGAAAATCCATGAAGCATCGATTTATGGGATATATAATTGCACAAAACCAAAAAGCCCCCGCAGCATCACAACAGGACCGCGAAGGCTTAGACCAGAAAACCGTAAACCCCTCAAGGAATGGCGGAGATCACCGCTGCGGCGACATTAATAGGATTCTCAATAGTAGCTAGACCATTAGACACGGCAGGCAACTGCGTAACCCCAAGCTCGTCGCACAAGTCACGGCAGTCACCAAGCAAGACCGAGGCATCATTCAAGGCGGCACCCAAAGAGTCCTTAGCACCCGAAGCAGCCTGACGAAGACCACTGCCCGCAAGCTTAATACCCGCACCTGCTGGAGAAGCCGGAGTAGTCGGAGGACCCGTCAAAGCGGTACCCGCAGCCTCCGTCGCGGTACCCGTCGCAGAACCCGTCAAAACCGTCTCCGCGGAGGATTTAACCTTAGAGAGAGAGTCGCCTAACTTCTCCCACTGTGAGTCAAGCTTATCCAACTTGCGATTAATGTAATCCTTCGCCGCGTCCTTGATCATCTCGCGCAGCGCAGAACGACGACGCTTACCCTCCGCAGGATCGTCCGGAACACTCTCCTCCGACTTATCCAAAGACGCCGAATACTTAGCGTCGATACAAACATCAACATCCAAACCAAAAGGAACTGCCATAATCACCCCCAATTAATGCGTGAACGTCTTATCCTCCAACTCGTAGTACTCCTTGCCAAAGTAAGAAACCGTATTGGTACCACTACCAACTGCAACCAAATCCTTCAATACCGCCTGCATGAAGGACTCCAAAGACGCAATGTTAACAACGCCACGATTAGAACCATCGTGCACTACAACATTACCATCCGTGCTCCGAAAAACAAAACCACTGCTATTCTCATAAACAAACGAGGAACCTACAGTGTACGCAACACCCCATGTAGAACCATCACTACTCACACTCTCCCACAGAACGTTATAACCCGAAGCAGAATCCGTAGCATGCGTACTCCATGAACCGTCACGGCTACGACCCAGAACCAAAGGACTATCGTAGCCATTACTAACATCGACAAAGACAACGTCACCCTCATTCAATGGCGCATTACCCACAACCGGAATACGCAAACTCCGATCCCAGACATTAGAACTCCGTAGCTCAACACGACCCTCACCAGACGGATCACTAGAACTACCGCCTACAACCAAAGCCTTTAGCAACATCCCTACAACAAATAAGGAGAACAACTCTCAAACCTACAACGAAGGACAAATCAAACCAAAACGCAATCCAGCGTTATATCCTGAACAGAACCACTATAAGCAGTACGATAACCACAGCAGAGGTAACCACGGCCCGATTCCCCTACGGCGTCCATATGGCGACACAAGCACCCAGCACCGATATAACCCCCGACAATCTGGACACCGCTAAACTGGACCAAGCTACCACGGAAGAAGGAACGCCAGAAACGATTACGGCTCTCCCAAACGCGACGCTCACAAACGCTGTCATTACTCATATACAGATGAAAGCCGCCAACGCCGCTCCCACCACGAAAAAGCTCACGACGAAGCGAACCAACGCCACCATCACCATCGAAGTAAAAGTCAACAACCCCCGGAACATCCGTCTGCCAACCACGGTCAAGACTAGGACTACCACCTCGGCCTAAAAAGCTAAATCTACTGCTACTAAGATCACTAGAACTCCACAATAACAGATCGTTAAAAATATAACCCCCAGAAGCGTCGTAATGCAAAGTACTACAACCACCACCGAGGCAGGCGCCCCCAAGCGTCAAGGCATCAAGCAACTTAATACCACGAAGACGTGGCAGAACCCAGCGGAAGCGCGAAAAGCTACTACCACTATGACCATTATAAAAAGGAAGACCCAGAACACTACACAACTCCGGCAACGTGTAATCACCATTAACGCAGTCGCTAACAACGTTACACTGATCCCAGAAGCGCTTAGGATAGCATACGTAGTCATACTTATCGTCCCCAGACCCCACGCACGAAATAACAACCCATGAAACGTCGCTGTCCCCAAACGTGAAAACGTCACTAGGCAAAGCAGAACGAAGCGTGAACCGTAACTCAGGGCAGTACTTCCAAACACTCTCCTCGAAACTCCAACTCGTAGGCGTAAACTCCAAGGAACCAACACGTAAGATCAGAGAACTCATAACATAGACCCCTACTGCAAACTCAAGCCCGAAACAATGTCCGGACTCAGATAACTTATAGAAACACCGCTAGGAATAGAAAGCCAGTTAATACGAGGATTCAATACGCGAAGAATCCTGCGGTAATAACTAGAATCACTCCCGTACAACTCACGGCACAACCATAACAGATTGCACCCGACACTCGTCTCATATGTAAGACTCCCGTAACTCTGATAAGCCTCCTCAATAGTCATTACAAAAAGATTTTTAAACTAAAGACGACCCGTAACCGCACCGTAAAGCATATCCGCAGTAGCAACACGCAACGTCTCAATCGACAGGTTAACCTCTATAACCTGCGGAAAACCACCGTCATAATACAACTCCGGAATACGAACACGCAAACTACGGATGAAAACATCATCAACATAAGTCCGACCGTAACCCAATGCCAAACCGCTACCCGAAGTCTGGTAATATCTTACCTGACCACCCCACGGAAAACGACTAGGTGTATTACTACCCCTAGTCCGAAACGTAGGAGGCGTAACCAAAGGATAAACACTACCTACATACTTATCAACGAAGTCCGCAACACCAGAAACAGCGTCCGCAGCGCCCGACGAAAGCTTACTGAGAAAATCGTAAATATTACGTGTAGACGGAGTATTTAAGGCCGAAATCCAATCCTGAATAGAAGCGTCCAACTCCGAAGCATGATCACGGAACCAATCCTGAACACTAATAGCAGCACCCGAATCAGGATCGGTAGTACGACGAGGGTAAGTAAGGAAAAACAACCGAAGCAATGGGGCAAAGAAATCATGCTGCACGCTCGTCTCCAAAACCAAGTAGCACTTAACACTAAAACTCAAAGGCTCGCTACCCTGAAACTTAAACTTATGTGGATAGTCAACCTGAGGAACCAAACCCCAGCCAACCTGAAGCGCAGAACCCAAAGTCTGACCAACAATAGTATCACCGAAGCCACTACCCGGAAGCGCACCGAAGACAGACGTCGTCTTGATAGGTGCCTCAAGACCAAGACCACCCTCAGAGTACATACCGAAGCTCCAAACACCAGCAGTGCTAGAACTACCATCGGAGTACTCACCTGCAGGATCACTACAGCTCGTAACAAAAAGCCGTATCTTATTTAAATCCCGGATCTGTTGGACACTCAATGACATCACAAAACTATTTCTAGGATATATAATTGCTTAAAACCAACACCACAACCATACGGCATACACAACCCTAAGTAAAACCCGGAACCCACAACGAAGGCCGAAACCAAATCCACACAACATACCGGAACCCGCACAACCCACAACTCACAACCCCGCATAACCCCCATAAACCACAACGAAGGCCGAGGAAAGCCCCGGCCTGTCATCGTAATAAAATAGTAAGTCCCTACATATACGTATGTGCTCGTCAAAACTTCTGATAGTTGGAACTAAGCCCCGAAACATCCTGCTTATTCACTGCCGACGAGAAGTCATTGAAAGCAACAGCACGAACCTGCTTAATAGCTGTATCCGACACAATCGAAAAAGACTCCTGACGAGCAATGGCCTGTGTGAGCTTCTCAATAACCTCCGGCCGACGAACGTCAATACGCTCATCAACACCATAACCGGAAAACTCCGAAATGTTACGTGCATACTGAACGATATCGTCCCCTTCGTAAGCCGGACGGTTCGTGTAACCCCCACCGACATACATACGGGAAATATCACCAATGGTAGTCCAAGCGCCACCAGACCGGGAAATATCCTTCCGAGTCTGGTAGTTCAAAAGGGTACCCATAGTAGCACGAAGACTCCACTCCGGAGAAGTGAAGCGCTCGAAAACACGACCCCCAGAAGCTTGAACCGTACCCGACTTGCCTTTCCACTGTGTGCCGAAAGCCTGCAAGCCTGTCAAATTATAAGCATTCTTAGCTAAGGAGGAACCTAGAGTAATAGAATAACCCTGAGCCTGTCTATCTGCCGGAAAAGAAGATGTCTGTGCCATAGGAACTGAAATACCTAACTCCGGCATGATGGAAGCAGGATTAACCGTCGAACCCATATTCGAAGCACGCCGGAAAGTAATATGAAGATGAGCACCAGTAGTATGTGTACCCGTATTACCGGAAACGGCTACAACGTCCCCTTTGCGGACACGTGTGCCCACCGGAACAAGCGAATTGTCCTGCAGGTGGGCCATGCCTATCACTATGCCGTTATCAAGCGTAATCTGGAGCGATTTGCCGCCTGAACCGCCCTCCCAGACGCGAGTCACAACACCATCACCTAAAGACCGCAAAGGAGTGCCTCCAGCAATACGCAAATCAAGACCAGAGTGAGGTCTACTATGAAGTGAGTCAATAATACCATACTCGGTAGAAACAACACCCTTATCCTCACGGATGTACTCCTCACCAACAAGAAGCTTATATAACTCAGAACCAACATAGCCCTGAACCTCCGAGTAAGCCCGAGTACCTCGAACAACTGCACCACCCCCGGACCCGGTGGCAAGTTCCGAAAACCACGTAGGAACCAAAGCCCACTCTGCCGTAAAGTCCGATTCTGAGCCATCGATCTTCAACTTGGCGGTAGATGCCCGGTGGATCAATTTGAAGCCGCCAAACAGGAGAAAACCCCACAAGGCAGCCTGACCTACGGACATCACAATATCCAAAAGAGCAAGGCCCGCCTTAACCGACGCAGGAATAGCAGCACTCCCCGCACGACGCAGAAGCCAGCCTAGAACCCCACCGCCATCCTCGTCATCATCCGTAGAAGCAGAACGCTCGGCATCATCCGCAACGTCATCTATGTCATGAGACTCAATGTAAGCACGTAAGGCAGACGGAGACATGGCAGGCAGCTCTGCATCCGCAACATCCTCCGAAGACAGTTGGGCCATAGCCGCAGCCCAGACCTGCAACGTCTCAGCGGAAAGAGCCAGAAAAGCATCAACACCCGCACCCTGTATGTCAACCTCTGCCCTCTGCATTACATAGAGCCTGTAGGATCGTTAGCGGTACGAATGACCGTGGTAGAATTGTTATTGACCATAGTAGCATTGCCGGAACCCTCAGAGGTCGACGGTGACGATGCCCGATACTCACGAAGGACATCCAACTGATGGGCTAAAGTGTCAACCTTGTACAGCAAAGCATCCAACTTTAAATCGGAAGCAGAAACATACTCCTCCAGCTTCGGAGCAGCAGAACTCGTCGTAGTCTGTATAGACCCCGCAATACTAGGCAAGAAAGTGGAAAGCTGAAGTTCAGGCACCACCGCAGAATCACCTCCACGAAGACGAATGTTACGCAACGCCAAAGCACGCTGGAAGTCTGCCAAAGCTCCTGCAGATGCACGGCGACCCGTAGCGCCCTTCATACCTAACTTCATTATCCCAGCATCCACATTATCACCTGCAAACATACTGAGGATATTGAATGAAGCCGCAGTCTGATAACCTACCACGCGCGGATCGCGCAAAGCATCATACTGACGCTGCATGTCCGCAGTGCGAAGCAAGCCACGACCGGATGGTGCTACGTTAACCTCACCGCGAGCAATCTTATCCCAAGCCTCTACAAAGGCCGGGTCTGACTCACCACCTTCGTAACCCTGAGCACTCGCAGCCATAGCACTGTCTACAGTATTAAAGAACAAATGGGAATACATACCATTTGCACGACCTAAATAATCTGCAGGGCGACCAAGCTCAAGACCAACGTTACCACTCGTAATCATCCGATAAATCTCAGGATGCTGAGCAAGGAAAGCACGACTCTCCTCCGGAGAAGACTTACTCAGCCAATCCATAAGCTCACCACGAGCAGCATCGGTCGATAACCCGGTCTTACCCAAGACCAACTCTGCATACATAGCAGGATTAGATGAGAAAGCAGAAGACAGCAAAGCATATGAGTTAGACCGCTGACGCTCCGACTCAACCTGAAGCAACAACGACGTAGAATAGCCCATCTGCTCTTGTGGAGACAAAGAGTCATATGAAGTCGTCCCGGAGGCATCCTCGATCTTACCCAGAGCAACCAATGACGGAGAAGACCCCGAACCCTCGGTAAAAAGATAAGCTGCAGCTAAACCATGCTCAACGGCCCACGCGGCAGAGACAATATTAAAAGTCTTGCGCTGAGTCTCCTTAATCTCAGACCACGCCTTAATGGAGAACAACGCCAAAGCAGCAGCACTCGCAGGACCACCAGCGTACAAGGCAGATAAACCCTTCTTCAGTACAACGTCTGCACCCAAAGCACCGAACCCTAGCTTAGCAGCAGCAGACAAAGCCTCGTCAACCCCCGACGCAGCAACAGAACGATCAATATCCGATAAGCCGAGAACACGCATCGGCTGCATACCTCCAACATCCCTATTGAAGCTATTAACATAACCCTGCAAATCGGAATCCATGCTCTTATAAAGCTCATACCCTGCGTTAGCAGAAGCAATAGTAGCATCACGGGTAGACTTGGTAGAAGACATAACCAAGTTGAATACATCTCCAAGACGATTCCAGATAGCATCTATCTTATCGCCCCACTCCTTCCACTTATCCGGATTGAGAAGAACATCGTTCAACCACTGCTGAACCTTCTGATTGCTGAAAAGACCATACAGAACGCCAACCGTCCCCGCAATGCCGCCCAGCAACTTCAAAGTAGACCACCAATCACCACGACCGCTCTTAGACGGCTTGGCCTGTCTAGGCTCAAGACGTGCCGGAGCACCCTTCGTAGGCTTGCCCAAAGAAGCAAGGATCGCATCCGACGTAGTCTGAATAGTAGCCACCGACTGATCGAACTTCTCCTCACGCTCAGCCTCGTCCAAAGAGTCTATAAGATGATCATCAGACGAGGAACGAAGGCGATCCCACGTGCCGCCCGAAGTCAAGCCACTACCAAGCTCGAAAGCACTCGACTGCAAAGCAGCACTCATGCCGGACCGCGACGGACCACCACCCGAACGGGTAGCCCACGAAAGCATAGCATCAATCTGGCGCGGAGACAAGCCCCCAAGCGTAGAACCTAACCCCGCGGCGGCAACACGCTCCGAAACACTCAGAAGACCAACACGCTCACTAGAGGAAATGCGCGGAAACGATGCAGCACCCGAACCCCGGCGTGCTAAATCCGAAACACGAGACTCCTGTGTAAGCAACGAATCAACGGGCTTCCCCGACATGACGTTAGAACGGATGCTATCAAGCAAAGCTAAGCGGGCTGACTTCTCGGAAGACGAAGCAGACGAAGACTCAATCGTCTTCATCTTATCATCCAGCGAAGCCAGCAACTTCAAGGAATCCTCCAGAAGCTCCTTGTTAGCAAGAAGGTCCTTGCGGCTAAGATTGACCTTGTCAATCTTCTCCAAATACTCATCCAGCGCGGCATTCAGGCCGCTAATTTTAAACTTCTCGTCCGACGCCATATAACAATACCACTACTTAGCCTGAGCACGCGCATTCGCCTCAAACTGCGCAAGCATAGGCATAGAAAGCTCCAAGAAAGACTTGAAGTCAACCATATGTGAAATCTGAGAGAAACGGTTGACAAGACGGGCAGAGTCTAACATCTTAACCGTATCCCCAAAAGGAACCAAAACCTTAACATCACGACCGCACTCATGGCACTTACCCATTACACTAGGTCGAACACCATGAAACACAACCTGCGTAAACAGTAACGCCGAGAAATATACCGCCAACGGATACTGACTAATAACATCAATACCTTTAGCAATAGCCTCATTATCGCTACAATCCTGACCAAGCGTAGCAGCCATGAAAGCCTGCTCATAACGAAGACTGTAATGATCGTAGTCGGCTAAAGCGTACTCGACCAAGCGCTCCTCGTCCGAAGCACGGAGAATACGATAAGTGTACTCCGTACCCAAGTCATCCCAAGTCTTCTTAACCTCCGACGGCGTCTTGGGGGCAAGCTCAATAACCTCCTGCTGAGTAATGTCATAAACAACAGAGCTGACAACGTCCTTCCCACCATCCTTACATACAGGACAAACAAAGTCCGTAGTGATCTGGTTCATACAAACACCCGACGCAGCGATCATAAACAAATAATCGCGGTCGCAGATGGTCATACGCTCAAGGTCCTCCGGGTGTGCCAGAAGCATACGAACAAACTCCTGACGAATCTGCTCCTCCGTGTAATCCGTAGAAGCAAGCTGGGAAAGATGACCGACAAGCGGCGTGTTTAAAACAGTCTGCGTGAGACCAAAGATACCATTAGACGGAAGCTGAACTATCATATGAAATTAATTTGAAGACGTGACATGGAAAGAACGAAGGTGCTCGGCCTTCGAAATAGCCTTACCCAAGAACGTACCGTCCTGCCAAACAACGAAACGGTAACCTATTTGCTGTGACCAAGTCATAGGAGCAACCGCAGACGGATTCACAGCAGGCGTAGGCGTCCCAAAAACGCAGCCCTCGAACCTGCAAAGCTCAATCGGGGTATCCTCCATAGAGCTGCCACCCGCACTCGGACGGTAAAGAGCGTAAAGGATAATCGTAGGACGAACATAAGTGCTACCCGTACCCCCTAAAGAATTGATAATACTCTCGTTGGTAGCCTGCTCACCTACAGGACGACTCGTAATGGGGGAAGTAAAGTACTCCGAAGACGGCAAGCGCAAAGCCCCGTTAGGTGCAAACTGATCATTGTACAAAAACAAAGACGGGAAACTAGCGCGAGTATAACCCGGGTCGCCGGAAACATAGAAATTGATAGTCAAGTAATCCTGCGAAATAGACGGCATGGAAACACCCAAGACCGAGCTATGTGGTGACCATGACAACGTAGCACTCGGACCACTCAAACTCGTCAAAAGGAAATCCGTGGAATGCCACTGCAAGGAGCTATCACTACCGTCCACAAACGTAAGACGAAAGTCACCCTGCAAAAGCGGAGCAATGACATGACGAGTACCGGAGGAACCTCCCGAAGCCGAAAGACTCATGAACTCACGACGCGAAGCAACAGCACGCTGAACCAAAGTACTTAAACGACCCATAACTCTACCCCACGTTAGTCAATTTCGTAATGTACGTATAGTGAACCTTCACCGACCACAAAACAGGATCACCCGCGGAACCCGCAACGGAAAACTGGACCGGATCGATGTCCGTAATAAAAGCATCGCACAAGGTGCAAGCCGTAAGCAACGTAGATGCAGCAGCAGATGCTACATTCAAAAGATTACTAAAGAACGAAGCACCACTCCCTATGTTGAGAACATTGGAGACATCACCCATAATAAGATGAATATTATGAAGACGCTGCTCGTAGTAAGCACGCTCAATCTCATAACGAACTGCCGTGAACCTACTATCCGGAACCTCGAAAGACCAGTCCCCCGACTGGAAAACCTGTGTCGGAAGCTGAACAGAAACACCACGAACCGGAACCTCAACCTTAGCATACTGCTCAGTAGGAAAAGTCAACGACTGAACAAGAAACATAGACTGAGGTAAATTAGACCACACCATCGTAATATCCCGCTTCGTCAAAGGAGCAGGAATCGCAGCAGTGAAAGCAGAAATCTTAATACTCATCGTAACACCAATCTGAAAAAAAAGGAAGCTGTGAGGTGGGACACTACAACCCACGCCCACAGCCTCCTAGAAGTGGATAAATATACCCGGAACTACAACCCACGAAGGTTCTTATTCTCAAGCCACTGGTAAATGAACTGATACTGCCACTGCCAGTTGGTCTCCGGGGTAGCCTGATTAAGCTGAACGTCACCACGGCCCGCAAGCCACGCACCATGCAAAATGACCTCGAAAGACTCGTTACTATTGAGGTCGCGGGCAATGACACCAATGTCACGCCACTGCGTAGGATCAACCGTCAAACCACCCGTAAGCTGATTCCAAATCTCAGAACGGATGCCATCCAGAATGGAACTGATAGTACCGTCGTCCGTCTCCGGAACAACAAACTGCCACGTGCCCGAATTCTGAGCAACCGTAGGATAGCGAATCTCCTCGCCCGCAACGTACAACCGCGTCTGACGGAGAGAGTCCGACGGAAACGACGTGCTCTGAACCGTGATGCTGTAATCCTCAAAACCCGGAATGGACAACGCGAAGTTGTGAATATTCATCGGGTTCGTGATGATACCCGTGAAAGTCTGTATTTTACGTGTCATAGGACAAGCAAGAAATTTAATTAATTAACCATCGAAACAGACGAACTAACACTACCATCACGGACGATGATGTTAATATTAACACCCTGCGTCAACTTCAAGAAGTAGCAGACAATATTAATATTCAAGTACTCACCACCGTTCGTCAGATCATTGCTGTTCAAAGAATCACCGATATCAACATACGACTCGGCCTTAAGCTCATTGCGAGAAATGAACCAGCTAAGCATCGTATTCATGCGACCTTCGAGGTCAATACGCGAAGCCTTGTTAGCGGCAACGTCCGTATGGATAACTTGCTCAATGATGTCGTAGCTATTACTAAGCAAGAACTCGATGACACGCATAACGTTCGCCTGAGCAAAGTAGGAAGTGCCGACTCCGTAGAGACCCTTCACGTCAAAGATGAAGTTACCCGTAGCAGTGCTATAAACAGAACCAATACCGTCCTCCTTATGCATCTCAACGACATTCTCAAAGCTCATAGTCCGAACAAGCGTCGACGGGTAAGTACCATAAGCCTTGTAAGACGGAAGCTGGTTCCGATTGCGAGTAGAAGCAGTAACAGCACTAATACGTCCACACCACCCTGCAGTACAGTCAAGGTTATAAACCTTAACGCCCATCGTAGTACGAAGCGTATAGCGCTCCCAACCAACGATGCCGAACGAGTGCATGTTCAGACCCGCATTAGCAATAGCGTCGAACCAAGTGCGAGCATTCGTACGGGTAGTAGTCTCCCAATTAACTTCGTTAGGATTGATCCACGCAGACGAATTAACCGTCGTAGGGAAGCCAAGCAAGGCGCAGCAGTCCTGACGAAGCTCGGCGATCTCAGACATCTTAGTCATGACTGCACCCGGACCCGCAGAGGAATCAAAAACAGGATTGCTATTGCCTTCCAGATAAGCATCCCAAAGGTAACTATTAACCAACTCCGTAGACGACGAAATGTCACGATCCTTGAAAAGCTCGTAGGCTGCGACGAAGTCATCTGCCACGTAAGCCGGAACTGTAGAAGAAGGAGAAGCAATGCCCGGAATCTCCGCATCAGCAACTGTGTATGCGAACGGCGCGTTCGTCAAAGCAACACTAACAGACTTACCCGCAGCCCACGCAACGTCCGAAACAAAGTACGTAGAGTCATTCGTAATGACATCAGCGTAATTATACGAAACACCGTTGTAGGTCAAGTCCACAAGCGAGAAAGTCAAGGTCTCAAGGATATTGGTGAAAGACGGCTGCGCCGTAGCACCCGAAGCCTTCGTACTCTTACCACGAGTCGAAGCACCTGCAGTAGTGTAAGTCTGACCCGAATAAGCTGCAAGCTCCAGACTATACATCTGGGTGCCCAAGAACGTCTTAGGCGACGCCGACAAAGTAATCTGGGCTGGGAAGCCTCCCGGATAACGAAGACGGAACAAAGCCTGAACCGTAGGTTTAGGATCGCCCTCAAACGAAGTCTCGATAGCCGTAGCTACAGCCGAGAAGTCAATAGCCGAAGAATCGGTACTATAAGGATACGAATAAGTACCTACCGTACCAGCACTCGTAATATACACGAACAGCCAATTCTCTTTACTGCCCAAGCGGACAACCTCGATGTAAGACTGATTCTTCTCGAAAGCACGAAGCGCCGTGGCAAGCGTGCCATTCAAACGACCCAAACCCTGAGGATTGAAAATAGAACGGAAAGTGGTACTATTGCAAACAACAGGTGTCCCACAAGGACCCCAGTTGGCATCCATAACCATACCCATCACGTCATCAGTACTAGAAGCCTCGACGTAGTTGGTTTCATCGGTGTATTGCACTGAAATTAAGGGATTTGCGCTCTTTCCCATGATTGTAAACCAGTTATTTATTTATGGGATATATAATTGCATGAGTATCTTTATGTACATAATGCCAACGGAAACCACCCGACGTAATATGCTCCCCTCTACAGCATCCACGAATACCATAGACAAGACCATAAGTCGCCTTAGCGGCAGCAACTGCAGACGGATAAACATGCAGCAACTCGCCCTCCAAACTGAACTGACCCACATAACGATCTGAACGCTTGATGGCTGGCGGTGCAGGATTCTTGAAAACCCACTTGAACCCATAAGCCGTCTTTAAAGTGCCGCGACAACACTGACTAATAGGGCCATAACAAACTCCCAGCGCAGCACTTGCCTCAACAGCGCTATCAAACTCCGCCAGCAACTCACCCGACAATGAATACTGTAGCACAGCCTTACGATTAGCAGCATGCAACTTAGCAACATGAGAAGGATCAAGTCTGCGCCCCTTGTGGATAGCTGATAAAATAAGCCCAGTACCTGCATGATGTGGAACCCCACGCAAAGCTAAAGACATAGCACGCCTAGCAGCCTCTGAATGCTTTCTGCCCTTATGAGCAGCCGACAGCTTCCGGCGTGTCTCCTCCGAAGCCTTGCGGCCCTTAGCCGCACGAGAGATTTTCTCCTTCGTCTCCTCTGAAAGTGGGCGACCCTTGTATAAGGCCGAAAGACGCGCTTTAATCTCCGGGTGGCACTTGTAACCAAGACGACCCTCGCCGCCTCGTGTGAGGTTATAGCCGTGCTCCGGGTTATTAGAGTCATAACGCCAAATAAAGTAAACCTCCAGCGCATTAAGCCAAACCATAAGGTCGGACCGCGAAGGGCTAAGAACCTCCGCCAAAACCGTGTAGCCCCACGTCTCCGGCGGATAGCGCTTCCGGGCGTCACGAATTAGATAACCACCGTAGTCGCGCTTGGTATTTAACCAATGCTCCTGACGCTTGGTCTCATTCGTGGTCAAGCCGACGTAGTACTTAACCGACGGCGAAGTCCGCAAGTAAATAATACCCCGATACATATAAGGATAATACGTATACAATCGCAACAAAAGAAGCAGCAACCTAAGTCACCGCTTCACTTTATCAATGAAAAAATTTTGAGGTCGCAAGACCAAACACCTCGCAAAAACATATACGTATAAAAGCTACGCCTTCGAGATAGTACCCTCGACCGTAGGCGGCTCGTCGGGAATAATCCCGCCAATAGGAAGCGGCCCCTCCGCAATGAGATACTTCTCCGCCATAACACCGTTAGGAACAAGCCAAAGACGGTAGCCGGCCCAACGATGGGCTTCATCATAATCTTCAAGAATCAAACTCGAACGCCAGCGCATATGAAGCACGCGCCGGGCACCCTTCCGGTCCAAGTTGTCACGCTCGCTCTCAACACGGAACCGAAGTAACCTCATGCCTACGTCTAGATGCCAGTCATCGTCCGGATGGATAATATGAGCGTAGGAGTCATAAGACCACCGCTGACGAATAGTATTAGCAACACGCCAGATGTCCTCCTGCTTCTCGACGACAAGCTTAGCGTCGTAAATCTGCTCGAAAGGAAAAGCCCGCATGTGCTCCAAAGTGCCGTCAGCAGTAGTGCAGTACGAGTCGTAAGCCTTCGGCAACGTGAGATCAGCATCCTCACGGCTGTAAACCAACGACGGATACTTAAGATGATCGTCCAACGCCAAAAGCTTATCTATGTCGGAAGCGTAAATGGCTTCACGCAACGGAGGATACGCTGCATGAAACCATTCCAAAACCGCCTTCTCGTACTGAAGCAAAAACATGCTACTTCGATGCTAACTTTTTAATCCCATAAACATAGTCCTCTACGTTCAAAGACTTACTGAGAAGATCCTCAACCCCAGACAAGAACGCAGCCAAAGCGTACACACTGTTCAAAGACGAAGCGTCGAACGATACCTCAATGGGGTCTTCATATACATCCGAAAGGTCTTCGTATGCGTAAACCGTGACCGTAGAATCATCGAAGCCAAGATAAACCTCATCCCCGTCAACCGACTTAAAAAAACCCTCAAGGCGATCCGGCTCCGAAGACGCAACCTCGAACGTCGGAACCATAGACAAAATAGATGCCGCAGCAGCAGGAAGGCTGAACGTACCCGTAGAGTCCGTAACCTCCTCCTTAACCTCGGCGTTCAGATCAACCATAGACGGAATATCCTCCGCACCGCCCTTGTGGTGAAGATGATAATCGGCAAGACCTTTCGAAATGCGCTTGCCTGTAGCAACCTTATCGTTTACCGATGCCGAATTCTCGGAATCGCAAACATGTGAATAAAAAGCCCCCATAATATAAAAAAAAAATTATACTCCAGATGTGTAAATGAAAACCTCCGCCTTCATCTCCTCGTAGCGATCACGACACTTATCCGAAAAGGATGCTAAAGCATCAAGATTGACCGAGCCATTATCTGCGTCCAGAACAACAGACCGCAAGATGGTAAGTTCCTTCTCTGCCATCTGCCAAAGAACATACATCTTAGCGTAGATAAGGCGATCCCCCGCCAAAGTATCCAAGTCCGAAAGACGCAAATAACGACGGTAGGTGAGAACCGCAGGAACGTAACGAATCAAAGCCCTATGTGAAGCAGCATCAAAATCAACACGAACACTACGGTTACCCTGAAACTGAAAGTCGATCTTAGCATTCACAACAGCGAAAGCATCCTCCGGGAGCGACGTGGATTGAGACGAGCAATGAACATACTCCGTGATGTACAAGTCCGAACGAAGCTCGTCAACACACGACGAAATAAGATCATCCAAACTGCTAACCGCAAACGACGAAACACCATCACCCTCCCAGATCGAAACACTCCGAGGAATAGGATACGTCGCAAATAACTTATCTTTAAAACTCAAGGACGCCATAGAACTCACCCATTAACGTACATATGCTGGCACGAAGCGCAGAAAAACAACCGACCACTACAATCCCGAATAGCAGAATAGCCCTCCGGCGCCGAAGGCGTAGAAGACGGAACAGGACGCCCGCCGAACACAAAGTCCGAAACAACACCCCTAGCATCCTTCACATAGAACCGCTTAATGCCACGAGGAACAGTAACCGTAGACACAGCCTCGAACGGAAACCATGACTTCTTGTCCCAAGACATACTAATCGGAGAACCCCCGTAAATAACACGCATAACTGAAGGTGCACCGTAGGCATCCTGAAGGGAGACGCTCTTCATCGCCTGATGGAAAGAAACCCCATACACGCAAAGCGTATCATGATCATCTCGGCGCTCCGGATAAACAAGGCATTCCAAGATGCCTTGAGAATTGCGATTTACAGGCTTAACCGCAGAGACCGAATAAACCATGCCGTCAATCAGAAAACGATCATCAAGCATCGGCAAACGCGGAAGCCCCAAGCATGTCATATTAACAACCCACGGAATGAGATCACCGTCCTCGACCAAAGCATCATCACCGAAAGACTCCTGAACATAAAACATGTCCGGATTCTTCTTCACAATAACCTGCTTGAAAATACGAGCAACCTCAAAAGAAGTGCCATCCTGATAAATGTCAAACTCCGTCTTATTGACCATAAAGAAACAGTCAGAACGAAGCGGATGACGAGATATACGAATATCCGCCATCCGCGCAGCAAAAAGCGTAAGCGCGTTCAGCCTTATATCAGGTGACTCCGACATAGAAAACTAGGCGTTACGCAGAATGTCATTAACAGAAGACAAAGCCTCCGAATAAACACCGTTGATCTGAACAGCAGCAGCAACCGCAGACATAGCGTCGTCGAACACTGTATTCAGAACAATAGCATGGACCGACGAAGGAATATCCGAGCCGACAATATCCATACGGACATCCTGACTGTCGACATCCTTGGAAATCTCAAAAGACGCCTGCGAAAGCTTACCTTTCAAAACAGCAGCATCACCCTCACCACTGATAACCCAAGCATCCGACTTAGGCGCCGTTGCCTCAAGCTCCTCCTGAAACGTAGCAAAGTCTGCAGACAAAACACTATACAAATCCATAACCACCAAATTTTATTTGTGGGATATATAATTGCACGCGCGCACTAGGAGGCCCACAAACCAATAAAGGTAACCCAAGACCGCAAAAAGAACCGCACAGGCAAGCCAAAACCCTAGAAGATATAGAACAACCCCAATGAGAAACTCAAAGACATCCAGAACGACCATAAGGTACCAAATTTTGAATTGTGTGTTAGTCCATCAACCGCAAAAAGCGGCAAATCTTATGAGGTAGCTTCAACCGAAGCTTCTCACACAGCAAAACCCAACGCAAATGGGACGGGTGAGACATATAGAAAAAGGCAATACCCGCCTCATAACAAAAGCCATAGAACAGTCCGTGATTATACGGAGGTAACTCAACCTGATTGCCATTATCTAGAAAGCGAACGACGAAGCTACAACTGCGGAAGCCAACAACCTCTGCATCATAACCTCGACCAGCCCAGTATACATAAACCCTATCACCACGCTTAACCCTCCGATGGCGACCAAGACGGAATCCCATAACTACATCAACTTAGAAGCATAAAGAGAATGCAACGCATGCAAACAACGTAACCGAGAAGTAGTATCATGAAGTGGCCACCAGTACAATGAATGCGAACCGCCAGAATGATACTCACTAAACTCAGGAATTAAGTCGAAAACAGAACACGAGAACGGTAAAATGTGATTATTAAATAAAATATTCGATAAACGATAACCAAGCTTAGCAGAAGCATCGTAGAATACATAGCATAACCCCGTAAGGTCACCCTGTGCAATATGTTGCTTATAAAGCAAAGTAGCCTCATTTATTATAAGAATCGTATCCGCAATCCTATGTGTACGCCAATAATCAACAAAGCTCTTACGTAACCGAGCGGAATAATAGAACATCAAGTAATCTATAATAGGATCATCACCAATCCGACGAGCCGTAAATACAATCCCGAAACGCGCAAAAGACTTAAACAGCCACGACTTGAAACGTAGCAGACGAACAGGATGCAAAGCATCACGTGCAGAAAGCGATAAGTCGCAATCAAGGGTAGACAAGGCGAGGGACACCCTCCGACGAACACCCCAAGACAACGGCATAGTCTTAGCGTAACACACCGCATAGTAACAAGCCAAGTCACGCTTGTTAATGGAAAGTAGAATAGCAGCTAAATCAAACTCCATATAATGCCTAAAGATGATCAATAACTTTGTAGTCTAAAGCGTAAAGCTCATATGCTGACTTAGTCCTTGAAGACTGCAACACCGGATTGCCATTATCATCCACTAAAACTATCTTGAGATATAATGTCCGTCGAAACACAGTGCGATCTACAATCTTATATAACGTCTGAGAGCCAAACGGCTCACACGCTGGTTGAAGAAGAATGACCCCCGGAACAAGACGTCGACAATAGCAACGATATCGATAATATCGATAACCCGCCGCAGCTACAGCAACCAGAAGAACAAACCATAAAATATAAAGACCAGATCACATACTACTCAAAGCACTTAATAACAGAAGCCCACGAGGAAACACAACAGTACATATAACTACAGAAAATTAACGCAATAAACGTACGCATCACCGTCGACGATGATCATAAATAACCGCTGGATAAAACATCCGAAAAATCGAAACCCACTTAAGATGAACCGAGTTCCAATAAGTATGACCCCCAATAGAATCACTCCAAGTAAATAGCTCCCTCACGAAGTCAACACAATCCTGATAAGAAGCATCTGCATACTTCTCAAGCAAGAACTCCCGGAACCACACAATGGAATCATAACCATAATCAAACTCATACCTAGACTCATCCACACCTTTCAGCACAACACCATTCTCTGCAGCCACACTGCCGATAACTTGCCAAAGAAGACGCTCACTTGCAAGGAAACCAAGAAACTCCGAAATAACCTGACGTGAGTCTAAACTTAGAAAATCCATGACCAAAACCCATATTAAATTATCTGTAGAACTATCTCTACACCACAAAAATAGAAAAGTTAATTTAATAATCCAAATTTATGAAATAAAACAGAGACTTGAAGTGAACTACCCGACTAAAACAGCATAAAGACAGAAACATCACTCCGACAGAAAACGATCCAAACAAAAAGACTCATACTCCTCAAGGCGAACCAATAACGGATTAAAGATCGTATTAGCGTCTATATACGGCATAGCCTCCGAAGACCATGTAGTGCAAGGATTAAATACCTCAACCGTAACTGCTGCGAACGAATTAGCCCCATAAACGCTCACATGGTACGAAGGTAAGGACTCAAGACCTAAATGAGGGCAAATCTTGACTACAGGCTTCGTCTGACCAGAGTGCAACGAACCTACGGGAACTTTTTCGTAGGTAAAAGAATACGAGTCAAAAGAAAGACTAACAAGTTTGTCAACAAGCGCAATAAGCTGCTCCTTTGAAATCTTCATAACAAATAAATAAAAAGCCTAATAAAGAGGGTCACATTGCTCCGACCGACCCAAACCTGAAACAGCAACACAATCCATAAGGCGACTACACAAAACCTCAGCATCTGACGCTGACAGCGTCGTAGACCAAATAGCAGAAGGCCCAACCTCCTTAACCGCCGCAAACACCACACCCTCCGACGGAGCAGCGTAAACCAGAATGACAGAAAACGTAGGAGCTGTAGGAAAAACAGAAACCGGGGTGAAAGTGAAAACTACCGTCCGATGGCCGAAATACAAAGTATCGTCCGAACCCGTATCGATCTCGCAAGTGCAAACGCCCACATGACAACTCAGAATTCTACCAATAACAGAATCAAATTCCTCCTTCGAAATTTCCATAATATGATTGTTAAAGTTGCCTAACTCTAGCTACCGCCGGGAAACAGATTACATCAATATTCACAACCTACCAAGCCTATCGAGCCTATCACCCAGCCATAAAAGCAGCCTGCCCATCCCCACTAGAATCCCTAAGCCTGCGAACAAAACACCATAAGCAATAAGATAGACTGGAATAGCAACAAGCCAGTGCAACACCATAAACAGCGGAGAAATAACATGGCAGAACCTAATGCGCTCGTGGCTCGGCTTAGCGCAACCCAGATACAACCGGAGTGACCATGCCGGAATATAACCCCAAGACCATCGAAGCTCTATCGCCCAGTTACCAGTCTTATAGTTGCGGCCTATATTCAGTAACCCTCGACGAAGAAGGAAACCATGCCCGTACGCTCGAATTGTTTTCACTTCTCGTAAGGATTCTGTTGTAAGTCTCGGACGCTGACGGCCAGCCCCTCGTAGATTAAACCACGATAGTCAAACATCCACTCACAAAGCTTATCAATGACAGGTATTATAAGCCATTCAGGCAGTGACATCAATAACTCGGAAGTACTCCATATAGGGTCATATTTACCAAACCAATTTATTAAATCATACGTCCAATTCGAATCATTGCCATCCTCGCGGGTCATTTCGGCAATACACTCAATCGGAATGAATGTTTTGCCTTTGTGGGTAATCGATCCGGCAAGATCGGACATCGGACGAAGGATGGGCCTTATATCGGCGATATAGGTGTATTGCTCATAATTCCCGGCACTGGACACCAAACCAACATCACCGTCCCTACAAGGGTCTATATTGCCAAGCTGGCGTATTGTCCAAATATCCTGATACGCCTCTTGAACTTTTAAACCATACGGTAGGTACCCAGCAATGTCAGTGAGCGTTAATTCACGTTTCATCTGTTTAATTTTTAAGTATACTGTTTGAACTAATTCATCAACTGATACATCCGCACAAGTCACAACATCTCATACACGCAATTCATCTTGGTAGAGCATTAAATCGTAGTCCTCAGCCCCCCTTTCTCGACTGCCAAGTCATAAAGCTCTTGCGGTGTCATTGCCTTATTTTTTAGGAAGATTAGTATAACCGTCGGAGAACATCCAAATCCCTAAGCATGTCAAAACAACATAAAGCACCAACTTAACCCAAGCGCCTGCTTCATAGGACGGAACCACAAAGGACAGCCCCACAACTACTAACAACAGACCTGCTACTGTGTCGAACGATGCTTTAGTCATTGTTTTAACAATTCTGGATTATCATGAATATTACCAATCACCTCGCAGCACTGAGACAGCCACGAAGCAGTCTGCATCTCTGCAATAGGAGAATACGGATAAAGCTGCTCGGTATGATCGTACCCAAACGATATAGGGTTAGACTCGAAAGCAAAGCCCCCGGGAACTCGGAAGACGGTTCGGACATACCGCAGAACATCATCTTTAAAGATGTCACCCTCCCAAATGTCATTACCGTTCTTATCCTGAAGGCCCAGATAGCAGCCAACCGTAGTAGGATCAACGGCGAAGTTCTCTACAGTTTGCGGATGTACAGACCAATCACAAATACACACAAGATCACCTGCGTGATACAGATCGCCATACAGCCACCGCTTACCATCAGGGCGCCTGCCTCTGAATCTATAATTGCCTAACTCCATAGGAAAATTAAAAAGTTTACAACATAAACGTAACCACTAATCCACATAGCGGAAAACGTAGCCGCCAGCAACATTGCGGTCTCCGTTACAAACACGAAGAATACTATGACGACTAATACCTAGGCGAGACGCCCATCCCGACAAGCTATCGCATCCCATATCCTTGCCACGTAAAGAGATACAGCTAATAGAACGCTGCGACGGAGGAAGAACCGGAGGATACCCATTATCACAAAGAGAAACACGCGACAACGAAGGATCAGACCATGCATACACATGACTCTTAATGCACACCCACAACGCGCCCGGATGTGCAGAAAAAGACTGTGCTATCTGATGTGGAAGTATACCTCCAAGAGCAGCAGCCTCTACGCGCGTCTGAAACTCACCAAGAAAAGAACCCGAAGCGCGATCATAAACCAGAACGGGACGATAACCCTTAGAAATAGAAACCTTATTCTTAGCAGCCTGACTATGAAGACGACCAGCAGACAACTCACGATGACGCTGACGATACTCCTCCGAAAATACAGCGCTATTAGGAGGTAGCTTACGACCCCGTAAAGCTGCCGAACGTTTGGCACAAGTCTCCGGAGACCACACATGACCTCGCATAGCCAACGAAGTCTTTACACAAGCAGACAAAGGACGCTTACGTCCTCGCAGCTTAGACGCAATTATAGCGCGTGCCTCCGGAGAAACAACTTTCCCCTTATTACCAGCACCTATCTTGCGTAGTGTCTCCTCCGAATGACGATACCCACCACGACTATTACCTCCTAGCTTCGCATTGTAACCATACCGTTTATCGGCAGTCTGGAAAGCCCAAATGTAATATACCTCCAGAGCATCAAGCCAAACTCGAAGCTCGTCCCGATTACGAGCGTTAACCGTACATATAGTGAATTTACGCCACAACGAAGGAGGATACTTACGGCGTGCGGCCTCGATGGCTGCACCACCATAACGCTTATTTAAATTACCAAACTCCCAATCGCGGCCCGCCTCGTCAATAGTCTGACCAACATACCCTTTATTACTAGGACTAATACGTAAATAAATAATCCCCGAAAACATAACTCAAAAAGGAAAATCCCCCGGCCAGAACCACGCTCTCGACTTCGTGACCCCAACGGAGGATTCCAAACCTATAAACGTATAGCATAAAGTCGAGAGAAGCTATACTAACACTGCAAATATACGTAAGAATATTGACAAAAACAAAAATCCGGGCGGAAAAACCACCCGGATCGAAAAACACACCGTCAAAATGACTAGGCCCCGTAGTTAACCGTAAGGCGAACCACCGCCGTCTTCTTATGGAACAAATACGCTTCCATGCTGACCATAGACTGACGGACCGTAACCCCAAGTGCCACAGTATCCGTCGGAACGATAGGTAAGTAAATCCCGCAATAAAATGCAGCATCAAACCACTGATCCCCCCGGTAGGTCATGAAGGCCTCGTTGTCGGCGCGGTAGGGATCGTAGTACACTTTGAAAGTCCCAAAGGTACCGATCTCGCGGGGCGACGAGAAGCCGCTCGGTGTAGCAACAGGCTTGAACCACGTGGTGGGCAGCGACTCGAGGAACGACTTCAGGTTCTTGCCGACGACAAGACGGTTACCCTCGATACGGCCCGTAGCGATCTCGATCTGCGTAGCGTACTGCTTGAGCTGACGCATGAGGTCAGCGGCCTGTACGTCCAGCGAGAAGTTGTTGGACATGTTGAGAGTAATGGTACCGGGAGCACCTGCAGCGTAGGTCCACATGGTATCGAGGATGTAACGAACCTGATACTGGTACAGAAGATCAAGGACGCGCTTGGTGTTCTCAACGCGAATGTCGGTGTTGAACTGCGACTTCTTCAGAGCCTCGGCGAAGATAGTCCACTCCATGCCAATAGCACGAGGAATAGCGCGCATCTCAACACGCTCAACCTGCTCCTTAACCTTCGGAATGTTCTCCTGAATAGCGTAGTCGAGGTTCCAAACGTAGTTCACGTTCAGACAAACACCTGTCGTAGCCTGAATGTTGTTGATGTCAGCAGAAGCCAGCATGATGGCACCCGACTCAACGACCATGTACGAGCCATTCGAAACACCGGGGTTAGCACTGTTGACCAGCATAACCTTGCCGTTCTGAACGGTCGTAGCAATCAGGGTAGCAACGATAGCGTTGTCCTTGTAAACATTGATGAGGAACTTCTCCAGATAATCACCACTGGTGTTAAGAGCGTAGTAAGCCGTCATGGCTACAAGCTCGTTCGTGGTGGCGTCGTACTCAAGCTGCTCCTCCGGAATGGTCTCACCCATGATCTCACCCGTAGGATAGTAGCCGTTGATCTGACGCATACCCGTAGCGGTCTCAACAACCTGACCCGTAATCGTGGGAGCCTTGTTGGTGCCAGTAACCAGCTTCGAGAAGAACAGGTAAGCCAAATCCTGATTCATGTCCTGAACCGAGATCAGGTCCTTCAGCGGGAAGTCGGGATACCAAGCGGCAACGATGGGGAAGACCTCCGGAATGTAAGGTCCGAAGTCCGACATCATGTTAACCTGCTGACCGCGAGTAGCGGGAGCATCAATAGAATCCTGAATGGCACGGCTGAAGTTGTTCAGAATACCAGCCTGAATACCACGCTCCTTAAGCGTAGTCAGATTGCCAAGCTTCTCCGACTTCAGCATGGCTTTTGCAGTGCGCTTGTCGGCACGAGCAGCGGCGATACTATCAGTAACGCGGCGTGCGTCCAAAGATAAATAATCAGTCATAAAACTTTTAATAACTTAAAATGAAATAATCAAAACCTACTGGAAACTAAGACCGCTGACAACTGCGCTCAAGAGCAGAACATAAATCCTGAAGCGCGGAAATGGCGCGGCGCGTCTCCAATAACAAACGGTCGGGATTATAAGCATCGTCTACAGAGTCTCGTAACTGATACATCTGCACAGCCTCCTTGAAAATCGGCGAAGCCAGCAAGGAATCCGATACGCGTTCCAACCTAATATCTCCGAAGTTAGGCGACTTGACCAAGTCCCAAGTAATAACCGTGAAAGTATCAGGATCCAAATACTCAGAAATCGAGTCCATCAAATAGTCACCAAGACCGCGAGTGCTGCAACCCGGACGAAAACCTACATCAACCAAAGCCTTAATAGCGTTGCCATCCGGATTGTTAAGCAACCCACAATCAATCCACGGGTCATGCGAAGACTCATCAACCCATGCACGCATCACAACATGCGATGCCTTATCCAAAGGCGTCCGCATGTAATCCGAGTCATCCGTAGGATGCTCGATCATGCCAAGCATATCCCGCTCCTCAATGCGCTGCTGAAGTGCAGGATCATTAACCACCTTATCCCAGAAACCAGAGCGATAACGGTAGCCCTTCTGGCTCTGAACATCCGTATGCGACGCAGCACCACGAATAATAGGAATCCGAGTACCATCTGCCGCCTCCGTAGAGTCTACAACCTTAAACTGACTCTTGTATGTTGCAAAGACCTTGTTAAACATCATCTCCGAATTTATGGGATATATAATTGCTTAGTGCCCGTTACGCTTTAGGAGCAGCAGCCCAAGTCAGGTAAACAATCTGGTTGATACCCTCAGGAGTAATCGAACCCGTGATGTCTACATAACCATCGGCCTTAGCCGTGAACGAAACAGCCTCACCCGACGGCAACACAGCAACCGCAACGCCGTTAGCATCCGGATTGTAAGTATTGCTGTTGATAGTGATAGTGTAAGCCGGAGCGTAAGCACCAACCGAACCCTTGAACGAAACAGCCGTCATGGGGTCTTCAAACTCCAGACCTGCCTTTGCAGCCAGAACCTGAATGTTGAACTTAACAGCGTCCAACTGTGCAACCGGAGAGGTGAACCGTGCACGATCCATCCTCAGTAATTTAGCATCTGCCATATGTACAAAAATTTAGAAAAGTAAGTTTTAAATCAAAAGAACTACTCCGTCTTAGCAGCCTGATAAACCTCGGCGGAAGCCGTAGCCGTCTTACCGTGGCTCTGAACAGAAACCGAAGCCGTAGTAATGAGAGTACGAGAAGCAGACTCCGTAGCCTCTGCTGTAACAGTACCCGTGCTCGGATCGACATTCGTGCCGCTATACACCGGAGAACCCTCCACCTCGAAAACATCCGACTCCGAAGCACCCGAAGTATAAGATACAGACTGAGTACCCGTCAAAGCGTTAGGATTAACACTACCACCCTCAGCAGGAATGTCAGGATAAGTCAAAGAAACCGTAGCGTCACCATACGTGGCAACATTAGCCGCCTGATAGACATCAGCAGAACCCGTACCGGACTTATCACCCTGACCCGTAGCCGTAACAGTAACAGTACCAACCTTCGTGCGCTCCTTAACCGTCGTAGACAAGTCCGAAGCGGAAGGCAGAGGACTAGAAACAGTATAATCCTCAATCGAATTCTCAGAAGACGCACCAGACGTGTAAGACACAGCCTGCGTGCAAGTAACATCACCAACAACGGCCTCGCCACCCGAAGCAGGAATGTCGGCGATAGCACCTACGACAACCGAAACATCACCGTAGGTTGCCTCGTTAGCAGCCTGCGAAACAGACATCTCCAGAGAACCAGACTTGGAGTTCAAGCTAACCGTAGCTGTAACAGTACCTGAGATAGCGTCACCTACAACAGAACCGCGATCAGCACCCGAAACCTCACCCGTCGAAGCACTAGCCAAAGTCAAACCCGCAACAGTAGGCATACTGTAGGTAACATCACCGCCCGTGGTAATGGCCTCAGACGAACCAGAACTGTAAGTAGCAGTCTGAGTGTAAGAAAGACCCGACGGCGTCGAACTGCCACCGCCTGCAGGAATCTCAGCGTAGGTGCCACCAGAAACAACAGGTGCACTATACTCTACAGTATTAGCAGCACGGTTAATCTCGGCAGAAGCAGAACCGATCTTGCCGTTCAGTGAAACAGTACAGGTAGCCGTGGTAATCAGGGTAACACCCGAAACAGTAGTACCAGCACTCGGAACGTCAACAGACCCCGATGTAGTATCTACAGCATCACCGGAGAAGGAAACAGAACCACCCGAAGTGATGGTCTCAGTCTTACCAGACTTATAAGAAGCAATCTGAGAATAAGAAACAGTAGGAGTAACTGTACCGCCGGAAGCAGCAACAGGAGTACCTGCGTAACTCAGGACAACGGCAACGTCACTATACGACTCGATAGCATCGGCCTCCAGCGTAACAGTAACAGTCTCATCCTTGGAAATAGACTGAATGTTGCCCGACTGAGGAATGTAACCGTCCTTAGATACAGACCACGAAACATTCGACCCGGCAGCCACCTCCAACTCCGAAACAGACTGGCCGTTGATCTTAACCGTAGCATCCGACGGAGTAGCTGACACCATGACAGTAAACTTACCATCAAGACTCGCGTCTACAAACCGAGGAAGCAGAACCTGAGCATTGACATCCGAAACATACAAAGTGCCCGTAATATCCTCGAAACCATCCGCCGAAATAGTATACTCTACATCCGAATCACGATCAACAAGGATGGTAGCAACACCCGCTTTCGACTCAGCATAAACAGCATCAACCGTAACCTTGAACTCGTTACCATCGCCAATAGCACGGACGAAAGAAACAGTCGAGACCGGAGTAGCATACTCAACACCAAGCTCCGAAGCTATAACAGAAATGTTGTGAGACAGTACGTCAAGCTCCGCAACCGGAGACGTGTTGAACTCACGAACCATAGGAGTCAACTTTGCCATATATCCTAAAACAATTTTAATTTTAAGGATATATAATTGCACAAACAAAAACCCCGGACATTGCAGGACTGACGTCATGCAACACCCGAGGCAAAACGGAGGACCAACCCTCCTTATATGAAACTAAGCGGAACTAAAAGTCAATCTTGATACCCTTCAAAGCATATTCAATAGCATCATCTATCTGCTCCAACTGCTCCTTAGTCCAATAATCCCTGAACTGCTTCGCAATCTGGCGAGAAAGGAAGGGCCACAGCCGCATTACATAATGCAAATGCTTGCACACGAAGCCGCGCAAATGCGGATTACGAATGTGAGGGAAGCGACGCTCAGGGAAAATACCGTAGTCATAGCGCCAAGCCTTATAGCTGTACCAGTAACTGAACGCCGGACATCCGCAGTAGACTTTTAAACCAGCGTCCTGCAGAATCTTGTACAGCTTAGCCTTCTTGTCGATCATCACACTCTTATCAATGGGATTGACCTGAACAATAATCGTATACTTAATACCGGGACGTGTCACAGAATTAACCAAGAAGCGAAGCTCGTTGCCCGCAAAATCAATAGAGGACAAGGACCAACCCTGTACCATGTTTGCACGCTTAGCGACCTTCAAGAAATCGCGCTCCGAAAGAAACTTCTTGTAATTCAAGGACGACGGCTTCGTCTTCATCACGGAACTACTACGCGAAGGCGAACTACTCGAATACTTACGAGTATTCGACTTAGTTAATCTTATTGGCTTATTCTGCTTGGCCATGACATCCAAAAACTAACACTATAACCCAAACTCTGCAAATACATCCTCCATAGAGCAGACGCACTCCGGATGACGTCTACTCTCCAACAAGTCCCGATCCATTGCATCCAAGTCCGCAAAACCCTCCGCCGCTAAAGCCTCAGACATGGCAGCAAGCCAAGATGACTCATCAAACTCCGGAGAATCGAAATCATAATCAATTAAACACATAACCCCACGAAATGCCTAAAAGCACACATCACTCAGAACGATACTTAGAGAGAAACTCAGACAAAGGTATTGTCTTCATAGGACGCTTGCGTAAAACATCCAGACAAGAAATAGCAACCTCACGAGGATTATCAAAACCCTCCGCACGTGCATCCTCTGTAGCCTGTGCTAACCACGCAGCCTCGTCAAAGTCAGCATCATTGACCCGCTCCGAAAGAGGACGAGCATCATCATCTTCAAAATCACAAATTGCAGTTATAAAGTCACTCATAAAGTCACCAATTTTATAACACAAATATAAAGATATTAATTTTATTATGCAAATCATAAGACCAAAAAGACGGAGAGCAACACCATAGCATAACCCTCCGTCCAACCTATACCTGCATACTCCAAGCCTACTCCGGAACTGCAGGCGGCGCCTCGAACTCCTCCGCGGCAGCAGCCATATCCGCAGCAACCGCATCCTCGGCAGCACCCTCGTCCGCCGGAAGCGAAGCACCAAGACCCTCAAGGCTCGCAGCCTCCTGCGCAGCAGCATTCTCCGCATCACGAGCCAAAGCATCGAACTTATCGTTAATGTACGAACGCATAAGCTCAAACCAATTCTGAACCGAACTCAAGTTGGAAGTATCATCCAACAAGGACTCCATAGACTGAAGGTAGTTAAGAGCCGCCTCGCGCGTCTCCGCACTATCCAAAGTCTCAATGAAATTATTGGAGAACTCCGCAAACGACGTGAGTGTATCGACAACATCCGTGTCCTCCGACGTAGGCAACTTAACCAAACGGAAGTAAACATCCGACGAGTCAAGTTCCTTAGACGAAGACCGGAACCAGTTGTTGATCGTATCCTCAATATTGAAGCGACAATGAGCAACCATACGAGCATACCGAATATCGCCACGAATCAACGAAACGGTAGTCTCATTCAAGTTCGTGTTAAAGTCGGCATACGTCTTAGGAAAGCGAGTAGCCAGAAAAAGACGACCAAGCGTATAATCCAAGTCCGCCATCTTCGAAATATCGAAATCCGGAACGTTCTCAACAAGCTCCGGCTTGCCGATACCTTTACGGTGAGGATGAATAGAGATACCGTCCGCAAAATCCGTGTTGGGCGTCATCGTGGGCTGTAACGACTGAGAATCAGCATTGATAGTCTGAGATATATCGTCTATAATCTCCTGAGTGCGCTCCCCCTGCGAGTTACCGACATCAACCGTTATAAACCGCACGATACGCGCCAACTTATTGCGATAGCTATACATAGAACGCTCAAGACCATACAAGTCCTGAGCAACCGACGAAACGTTCTTAAGCTGAATAGGCTCCGGCGTAACCTCATAGAGCATCTCATCCCACTCGGCGTCCGACATCGAATTGTCATGAGACCCGGACTCAATCTTAACCAGAGACTCCTTAGAATAGTTCAAGAACACAAGAACATTCTCGACAACACGATCCTTCGTATCATAGAAAACAATAGAACCGTCACGCTTCATGTAAATCTTAACATCCTCAACGAAGGGAACAAGCGAAGCCTTAACCCGCCCCGCAACACGATCCTCGTAAGAATGAAAAACATACATCGACAACCCATGCTTCAGTAAGTCGACAGCAGCCCAACGAACGATCTTATTCAAAGCGGCACAGATGTCCTCCGTGCGCTGCTTAAGAACAGGACTCGAAATAGACGACAGACCCGAAACGTACACGGGAGAATTACCTACGCACACGTCATCCGACGTGATGTCCACAATCGAATTAATGAAATCATGATTGGCAAGAATCTCCGACAAGCCATTCCCATTAGCGGAAGTGCCGCGATTCCCGTATGTCCTACGAAGCGAAACCCCCGGCGGAATGCCGAGGAAATTCGCCAACATTAAACCTAATGACTGTAAACCCCCAGTATACATGAAATGAAGTCTTAACCTACAACCTTAGTCGTGCAAACACCAGCCTCTGCACGAATACTGCCCTGCATGCGGTCACGAATGGCACGAGATGCACCAACACCACCACCCTGATAAGAACGCGAAGCAATGGCCGCTTTTACGCCCAAACCCGCAACCTCACGCTGAGCACCACCGCGCTCGGCAATGAGCTGCTTAATGCCAACACGCGACCCAAAGGCGCCGCCACGCTTAGCAATAGCATCACGAAGACTCCCAGCAGGTGCAGGCTGCGGCGAAACAACAGACGGACTCTCACTCGGAATATCCATGACAACAGCAGCGTCAGGCTTAGGCATAAACGCCATATCAAGAACCGGAAGCTCCTCGAAGGAAGCACTCGGCATAGACGGCGAAGCAACTGCACCCACACCGCCTGTAGCATCATCCTCATAAAGCAACTCGGCGAAGCTCTTACCACCATTAGGTGCAACACTCACCGAAGCAGGATCACCTGCAAAAGGAGGAACAATAACATCCTCCGAAGTGGACGGAACCGACGCATCCGGCATAGGCGGTGCAGGAACAGCATCCAACGACAAAACAGGAATGTCCGCAGCAGACTGCGACGGAATCTTAACTTCTACTTCAGCACTCTGAGACTGTGCAGCGTCTTTCTTACGTACCATAATCAAAATATAAATTTATAGGATATATAATTGCACATAACCAACAGCATCACTTGTCGCCCAAACCATTAATCAAATCCCAGACACCACCACGTCTACGACGCGGCGTCATCGAAGCAATAACATCAGAACTCGTAAACGACGGACCCGAAGCAGCACGACCCTCCAGAAGCGAACGGACACTCGGACGCGGAGCCTCGACGTCCGAAACAGCAGCACGGGCAACCTGACCCCGGCCATCCAAAGCAACGCCACCATAGCCAAGCGACTTAAGCATACGGTTAATATTACCTGCACCAACCAAGTTAAGGCGCGCATCAAGCAAGGACGATATATCCCCCTCCTGCGTACAGATCGTCTCCGACAAGAAGAAGGCACCGACCAAAGTCTGGAACTGGTCGTCTGAAGACCCGTCACGCTTGACAACCTTATGCTTGACAACATCATGGACCGCCTCCCGAATCTCTCGATCCTGACGCTCCAAATAAAGAAGACCAAGACGCTCGTCGACTAACATAGAAAGCCACAACAAATGAGGAATGTCGGAGCTATCCAAAGAAAGGCGGATATCCGGAAGCATCAAAGCCTCACACACATTCTGACGAAGCTGCGTAGACTGAAATTGGTCAGTACTAAAAACCGCAATATTCAAATGCTCCGCAAGCCACAAAATGAAATCCTCGACCTTCGAAACCTTCAACATCCCCGGAAACGCCGGAGGAACAAGCTCTAAGTTGAAAACCTCATTATGCAAAGCCCTGCCGTCTGCCGCATAGCCATCAAACCGAACACAGCACAAAGAACCGTGGTCGCCCGTCAAAGACAAGTCCAAGCACAGGGCATGAGGACGATCCGTATACTGTAAACGTGAAATATCCAGAACAGAGCGGATAGGAGTATCGTCCTGATCCGAGACAACAATACTACTCTGAATCAAAGGACACGCACGAAGCAACGCATCACTATACGCCTTGCGAACGACATCATAGTTCGTGATGAAGCTACCCTTAGCCGCTGTAGAACGTCCGCAATGATTCTGGATGGCCAGATAGATGTTCTTCTTGAACTGCGACTTCAGATCCTCCGGAACACGCTCGAAATAACCCTCCGCCTTAGACTTCGGAAGACTCATAGACTTCACAAGCGTAGCCTTATGCTCCTTGCTCTGGACAATACACGGGGAAATCTGCTGGTAGCCACAGAACACCTCGAACTTCTTAGGCGAGTAATTCTGAGGACAAATCTTATACTGAACGGCATTAATAACACGACCCTGCGGATCAGATGCCAACTCGGCAACCTTCTCCTCTATAAACGAAGACTGATAAGAAGCCGAGGAAATGTACCCCATGAAAGAAATCAACTTACCGCCCTCACGGGTAAAACGAGAATGCATACGGTCCTCCAACTGCTGAGCCAAACGCTGGACCTCCGAATACTCTGAAACAGTACCCTGACCGACACCATTCCTGAAATTAGCCTCGTCAATAATAGCACCAACGACATTCAAACCAATAGCATGACTCTCACCCGAAGCAAACTCAATTGAGAAATTATTATTAAACTGAATGGAAGACTGAATGTCCTTACGGCGCGGAAAATTATTTTTAAACCACGGGGCATTATCAATCATCTGTCGCAACTGCTTGAAACCAGAACGCTCCGCAGCCTTCATCGATACAGAGAAGTACAAAAAGTAAATAGGCGTACCACGAAGGATTTGAAAATAGTTATACAAGTCGCCCTGACTAAACCAGCAATACAACTTATAGCAAGTAACCATATTCAGGTAAGACGTATTATGATTCACCACATTCCCCGACATGAACAAATGCGTCGAAGGAACTGTAACATCATAAACATCCTCAACCGTCGTATCAATACTCTCAATTCGGTCAAAACGAACATCACAAAAAGAAGCCAAGTTGTCCGGCAACGTCTGACCTCGATCCTCCAACCACGCTCGCAAACGTTCGAAAGCCTGATTGGATGCAGCCTTATTCCCCAACATAGAATGGGTAGTCCTAGCATAAGAATCAAACTTATTTCGCGTCGACACATCCGTCAACTGACGAACCGAACGCAGCTGCGCCACTATGCCAACCTCAGCACCTTCTAACTTGAAAGTAGTCTTACAGTTTATTCGAGAACTCTTACTAGCACGAGCCTCAAAATCTGCACGAAGCCCTTCAATAAGACGACGCTGATGCGGAGCATCCATCTCAAGGAGAGGAACGTAAGTTAGCATAGCATCGTATAAAGCATGCGATGACTCAACTGATATAGTTATCCGATAACTGTCCTGCGCCGGACGCCACTCACCAACCTTCTTATAAAAATACTTGCGATCTGTACGCTTCCGGATGCTATACTGCAAACCAAGATAGTCGAGAATGCTACATACACCATCCGCCAAACGCGGAGAAACTGTAGCAAACCCAAGCGTCCCATGACCTTTATTTACATACCCATCTGTAATAAGCAAACCATACAACGTGTAAAATGCACGCTCACGACTTCCGAAAGCAGCACTGTGAATATACTTCGTATTAGCGACACAGTAACCACCTATAAAATCACGAAGCCTAGAGCGATACAACGGCAACGAATATAACCGACAGCCACTCTCTTTACAAATATGAGCATTACTCGTCAAATAGCCTTCAACCTCACGACACCAATCAGCTAAAGTATCACATGACAAATAACCTATAACTGGATTGTGAGGAACAGCATTATCAAAATGACCATCCCCAAGCCAGACACCATACAAGCAATAAAGCTTAGCCTCATCTGCGTCCGGATGCAACTCGATACTACCTGTCCAACGGCGGGCAATATAATCACCAACCCGTAAGTCACCGCACTTCACAAGCTCAACACGATCAGACCCCACGCGGTAGGCCAGCTTCGGATGGGCTGCAGTGCCAGTATACTCACGACCACTTGCACAACGCAAGTGAAGCAACTCCACATCCTTCTCCTTGTAGAAATGGCTCGTCTTCGCAAAGCTACCATCTGGCTGCTCGACCTCAATCTCGAACGGTGTGAAACCGTAACCCGCATCCGGATAGATGTCCTTAAACTTCTTGTAGCCGTAACTCGTTGATACATAATCAGTTCCTGACTGGCATTTCCCGCCTCCTAATGAACCTGTTAGCACCAGTGAAGACAAGTCATCCTGCATGTTATCTGCCTCCTTCAACCAGAAAGGATAGACCCCCTCCAAAGCCATATAGTCTGGAGAAAGAATAAACTCCCGGAATCCTACTAGCTTGCGCTCCGTAAGAAGCAAGTCGCTGACGGCAGAAGCAACACCACCCCGACGCTGTATCGTATCCTTAACTGACCCCATAGACCCAAACTAAAAAGCCCCCAAAGGGACGCCACCCTGCACGATGGCGATCCCCAGAGGGCACACACAATATAAAGGCAACTGTCAGCCATCAGTGCCGTGACGGCTGCAATCTAAAAACTAAGACTCCAAGTCGGCCAAAAAGTCATTCAAGTCCGAGAGATGCTGAGCCTCGTCGTCCTGAATCTCCTTAGCAATACGCTCCGTGACAAAATCGGAATTATCACGGGCAACCATAATGATATTCTGGTAAGTGCGAATAGCGCACTCCTCCGACTCGATATTCTGCTTGAGAAGCGTAATCAAGTCCGCAACATCCGTAGGGATATGGTACTCACAACGGGCGGTAGACTGAATCTTAGAAAAGTCAAATAACGTCTTAGGGACGTACTGAAGTTCATTCATGCGGTTCTGGAGCTTCCAGAAATGATCGTCAAGCTCGTCCTTGGCATTCGTATTGAAAAGCTCCTCGATGTTAGCACGCTCCTCGCCAACAAGATAGGGAGAAACTACAGCATACTGTGCCCAAGCCAGAATCTCCTCGCAGGCCGCAATCTCCAAAAGCTGGCCCATAGAAGCAACATAGGCCTCCGAATACAAATCATCCAGAGAATCCTCAACACGCGATAAACCGCAAATCAAACCTTCATTCATAACCAAACAAAATACCCCAGAAATCTACCAAGATTTCCGGGATATATAATTGACTCAAAGGCTGGAGACTACATGCCTGCGAACTCGTCCTCAAAGTCAGGAATCGCCTGAGCAGGCTGAGCAGCAGGCGCAGGAGCCGGAGACTCATCATGCGGAAGCTCGAATCCCGGAATCTCCGGCGGCTCCGGAAGCTTGACATCCGACGGAGCATCCGCAAGCGACTCAGGACCAACCTCGACACCCGACGTCGGCGTAGGCTCGATAGCGTGCTGCGGAACGCCGACACTGCTATCCGGAACCACAACGTCAATATCCACCGATTTCGTGGGATTCTCCGGAGCAACCGTAACCGTAGTTTCCATCTCAGCGAACTCATCCTGAGGCATCTCGCGGCCAGCCGAAACCTTACGTGACGCACGACGAACACGACCACCGCGCGTCGACTCCGAAGCAGCAGGATCGACTGCATCGTAAATAGGCTCCGAAGGAACCACAGGCTCGCTATCGAAGCTATTCTCGTCACCGAACTCCTCCGACAGAATGCGAACGAAGCGCTGGCGATCCTCCTTCGAACGAAGCGCCGAAAGCATACGCAGAATCTTACGATCCTCCTCCGAGAAAGAATCCTCAGGGAACATAGCCTTACCCTGAGCAATCTTGATCTCCAGCTTGGCAACCTCGATCTGACGAGCCATGAGATTCTTATACTCAACATCCAGCTCAGTGCGATCCATCGTCTCGATCTCCTCCGACAACTTCTCCAAATGCTTGTCAGAAAGACGCTGCATAATATTAGCGCAGGCCATAGACTGATTGTGAAGACGCTCCACAATGTTACAAGCAGCGGTAGAAACACCTACCATGATGGCACGCATCTGCATACCCAAATCCGTCTCCGTGGCCGTGCCGAGACGAACCAAAGACTCCAAACTCGTGACGGGAGAATCCTCTCCTAAAATAGTATTTTCGTCCATACGATAATAAAATTAAAAAATAAAAATGTCAACCAATTTGCCGATAACCGACTCCATAGCCTCCGACTCCGACTGTTTCTTGTTTAAGCCACGTTGGCAAAAGACAAGAAACGGACCTACAAGACCATGCGGAATCTCTATACGCGTAAACGGAGAGTCACCCGACAAGAACGGCAGAAGCTCGTCTAAAACACTCGGAATAATCTCTGCAACACGACCGCGTGACGGCGGCAGAACCTCAAGGTCATCCTCACGAAGCAAACGACGAATCAAATTACCCGCTTCATTGCGAATCATGGTATACAGATAAGGATAAGCTGCCATCTTCGAGTCAAAGCGATCATGACGCTCTATAATAGTAGCAAGAGCCTGCGAACGCAAGTCATCAAACATGCGGTAATACTTACCAAAATGAGTATTCAAAACAATGCTGATGACCTTATTAATCTCAGCAAGCTCCGCCTCCGTAGTCTCATCCGTAGGATGCATGTAAAAAGAAAGCAACAGCCGCTTATCTATAACAACACGAGCCGACGAAACACTAACCTCAGTGGCATCGTCTACAACAACATGATCACACACCATAACATCTATGAAGCTAAGAACCAAACGCTGCAAGATACCACCGATCTGATGCCAAAGAGTGAAGTCGTCGCAACGTCACTAAATTTACATGGAAAGAATCCGAAAACATCCAGCACTCTGGCAATGAATCCGGACCACTCAACCCTGAAACCTCAGAAACAATCCGACAAACGTTATCAAACGTATAATCCTCGAACACATCCTCCAACGAACGACCCAGCCACTTAGGACGCACCATATGAATAAACGAATCCGGAGAAGCGCCAGCCATGCCTCCTACAAACGTAGAACGACCTCCGTGTGCATAAGCACACACAGCATCCTGTAACCACCGCATAATAACTTTATAGCGATAAACTTCACTTGATGCAAAACGCTTACGACGATACCACCCAAACCATGTGAACGGATGCCGAACGCGTGAAGTGCCTCCCAAAGCAATCCAGCGAGACTCGGCCAACTTAAAAAGATGACAAAGAGATACATACCGCACATCGTAGTCACCCGCCGGAAACCAAAACTCAGAAGACGTATGAAACCAATCTGGCTTACCACCAATCGTCTTATTTAAGTAATCACAATTAAACTCTGGGAGAACATCCGACAAAGAACAACGTAACCACTTAGGAGCTGTAGCCGAAGCACACTCAAGCAGAGTACACATAGCCTCCCAACCATAGACACCCATAAAAGAACCTGCATGTACGAAATAAGCCTGCATGCGGGAAACCCACTCAACAACCACTAACGCGCGATACTGCTCATCACGCTCAAACCGACGTCGCTGATACCACCCAAACATACAAACTACATTTTACGCGAACCCGCAGTCCGCTCCATTAAAGACCTAAGCAAAATCTCCGTCCCAATCTCAGAACCCAAAGCCTGCTGGGCTAACGGAGAAAAGAAAAAGCTAAACAACGTCTGACCCAAACCCGCACGCTGGAACTTAGACTCCAAAGAATCATCCTGAGCACTGCCGAAAATATTGCGAATAAGAAGCCCTACAGACATCTTTATATCCGCAGTGGAATAAACCAACAGCTTCGGTAAAACAGACGAAGGATCGGCACCCTTTGCGAAGCAGGAACGCACGAACTCCCGGAACAAGAAGTAGGAGCTGTCAAGAGCACGTTCGCCCGCAAGCTCGTAAAACTGAAGCAACTGAAGGGCATCCCGCATGTGACCCTGAGACTTCATAGCCAAGATTCGAAGCTGATCATCCGTAATAGAGATACCCCGGTCGTTAGCTATAAACCGAACGCGATCCGCAATCAAAGACAAAGGAATAACCGAAATGTCAATATTTACACAACGAGACTTTAAAGTTGGCTGGATATCCTCCGTGCCACAAAAGAGAAAGATCGTATTAGGAACTCCCTCCTCGACAACCTTCAATAAAGCGTCACTCGCACTCCTGCTGCAGTTATGAACCACAAATCCCCGGCCTGCAATATAAGAATGAGTATCTGCTACCTCCAAGTCGTATACCCAACCATTATCATAAGGATATTTATTCTCGCTAGACAAACAGCCAGATTTAACAGATGAGTACTTCGGAGGGTCAAAAATCTCAATACTCTCGACAACCCCATCGAATAAAAAACCGCCGAAGTATTCCGGGACTCGCTTGGAAATTGCTGGAATAGACCTAACACCATCACCAGCCTCAAAAGTGTTACCTAACTTATATTGAAACTCCTTGCAAAGGAAAGGAGCAACAAGTGCTAAAAACTTCCTAGCAGACTCAACATGACTAGAAACTAAGTAAGGCTTACCACATCTCTTATCAACCCTAATATAAAAATCCAGACCCCAACGATCAGATAACCACTTAACTAAAAGTTCATTTTCCTCATAAGTAAAGCTATGAGTAGACAGTTGAACCCCATGCAAGCAGGTTACCTGTTTATTACGCAAACGACGAAAATGATAAGAACCATCATCCATAAACCAAGCAGCTAACCCTATCTCGTCGACATGAGACAACCACTCCATATTTACGTGACGTTTCCCATCAGAACCACAACAAACTCTCGCCATCTCGGTAAATAAAGGATGACTCAACGAATTCATAACAGAAACTGAATCAACATAAGCACCCGGCGAGCTAACAAACTCCCGCAAGGCCCCAGCTAAGCACCCAAGTATACGATGCTTCTCACGTAACCAAAAAAGCTGAACATGTCCATGAGTGCACTTCAAACGATAATTGTAATTTACATCACCAGAAGAAAAGTACATATCACCCAAAAGACTCCCATAAAGGAACGACTTTGTTGAATCGGAAATGATATACTCAGTACGCTTATTAAGCTCTGCCTGAATAAAACGATCCCCGCACACACTAAAAAAAGATGACAACGAATCGCCTAAATGTAAGTCCGAAGCACAAACATACTCACCATCCGAACGTAAAAAGCGATGATCTAAAGTACAAACTATTACCCGCGAGCCAGAACCAATCTTTTTAAGACCAGAAGCGCCCCGTACCTTAATACGACATAACTGCTTAAGAGGATTCTTAAACCAACCCGTAACACGAGAAACACAAAGACCTCCCTCAGCGTTAACCGAAAGAACCTTCACAGGTAGCCGATTATTAACAATCTTGTGAATCGGCTGACGGTAAATACTGCCGTCATCAGATACACACACTACAGGTGTATTATAGTACAAGCAACTCTGAACTTCGTCAAGACAGACAACCCTACGACCATTAGGAACAATAGACAAGCGCTCCTTCAGAGCACGAATACCCTCGACGTTACCTATGACTGTACCATCAAGCTCCCAATACGTAGAGGAATTAACCGACGAAGCCTCCAGACAACCATCACACGTATTACAAACATCGTCAGTCTGCTTGAAAGTATCACAGTTCAAAGCTCTAGCAAAAATACGGGCAGTCGTAGTTTTACCGGAGCCAAACGCACCCTTCATAAAAATAGCACGTGCGGCGATACCGTCCGCATGGGCAATACGCTTCAAGGTGGTAACCGCCAAAGGCTGGCCCACAACGTCCGCAAAAGTCTTGGGACGATAAAGATTCGCTAAAGTAGTAGTACTATTTCCCCCAGCCATAAAAATCACTGTTCAAAGAAACACCCATATCCGAGAGGACAGACTTAATCTTAAGGACCCACCCTGCAAGATCATAACCTCCATATGTAACAGGAGCATGTGGTGCAAAATACTGATCAGTACAGTAAATCCTCTTACAAACCCCAGAAGCAATCAAGCTCATAACAAAAATAGAAGATACAACAGGCGCCGCAAACAAACTATTAACATGAGGAGCGAAAATCCGATTCACAACTCCCATACCAATCTTGAACTTAAGATTCACGTCTACATGGAAAACTCGAGAATTAATAGCATGTAAAGCAGCATGCCACGGACGAGTATCTCCTAAACGAGACAGAACCGGAGAAAACTTCAACTGGATAGACTCTACAGGAGAAAGACTCTTAGCGTACTTAAGCTCCGTAGAACGCAAAGGAGGCAGCAAGGGATGATACAAGAACCACACCTGCTTAGCACCCGAACGCACTTGGTCGATGTTATACAACGGATAAACGAAGCCTAAGCGCTCCAAACCCCTAAGCCACGCCCGGACCGTACTCCACGCATAAGGACTACCACATCGCTCCAGAATAGACTCGAAGTCCTGACGGGTCATAGCATAACCCGTGAACCCATTGATGATCTCGCAAAAGCGAGTATACACCACACTGTCGCTACTTACAAACCGTCCCATAATAACTCAACCATTTGAAGTTTAAATCCGACCAGTAAGCAGGACCTTCAAGGGAGCACCCCCAACGAAAAGAGGAAGTAATATAAGAGTCCCAAGCCACGCCATATCTTTGAACCCACAAAGTGAACGAACCTACAATATCTGAACACGCACGACAAAACGGATCGTTGGGAACCCAATTCTCGAAAAACTGAGCCGTAGCTCCTTCCTCAGCTAGAAACACAAAGAACAAAGCCAAATCCTTGAAGGTAGTACCCATAACTCAAAGCCATATTAAATTACCTGTAGAACTATATCTACACCACAAAGATAGAAAAGTTAATTTAATAATCCAAATAAAAGGTAAAAACCTTACTCACCTATGCAGCGAAATAACTTCTCTACATTGAACGGCTTAGGACCACCACCCGAGTACATGTTATTAAACTTGATCTGCTGCCAAACCGTATCCCATGTACCGTAATCCGGCTTCGTATACTCCGACAAAAACACAGAACACTCATTGTCCTTAACCTGTGAAACACACCAACGATAGAACGCAGGATGATCGAACTTATTAATAGAACCTGCACTAGACTTATAAGCACTCGTATTGGCATAAGGCGGATCAAGGTACAACAATGACCCACGCGGAATATCCATATCACGATAATCCCCGGCAGTCAGCTTAACACCCCGCATGCCGTTATGATACTGCGCCGTGAACTGCTTGAAAATAGAAGCGCGATTCCGATCCTGATACATCTTACCCGCATAACCCTGAAAAAACGTAGCCTTAAACGAACAGCAGAAACCAACGTAGGCCACAAGCCACTTCGGAAACTCCTCCTTATGACCACGCATGTAGATATACTCCTCCTTAGATACCTCCGTGGGGAAAGTATCCTCCGGAAAGCACCACTCACAAGTGCGCTCATCAAAATAGACCTTCGACTGAAGATACGAAAACATCTCCGGCAGAAGATCATTGTAGTCATTACCCCAGCGCAAAGGATGGTCGATCATAGAAATCATATTGCCACCACCCATAAAACACTCAATGTACCACTGAGAATCCGAAACCAAATGCGACTTTAGAATAGGACCAAGCTCCGAAACCAAAGCCGCCTTAGACCCCATGTAAACCATAAAAGAAACCTAACTGTTAAACGCGAACGCCAAGTCTGCCAGAAACTGCTGCGTCGTATCCTTATAAGGCAAATTCGGTGTCAAAACATGGACACGCTTACCATGACGCATATAAAAATTCAAAACGTTGCCCCCGGCACGCAAACCCGTATTAAACCCATGCTTATCCATGTCATTATCCGCAAAATAATAAAGCTCGTCGAACAACGACAAGACAATACGGGTAGCCTTCGAATTGCCACCAAGAGAAGTAAACCCAAGAACGTTGAAGGTCGGGTAGCACAACTTAGCAGACAAATAATCAGAAACACCCTCCGTAATAATGACACGACGGTCCGACAAGTGCAACAAGGATAAACCTACCAAACCAAAGTAGTCAACGGAAGTATTTTTGCCACGACCCCCAACGTCTCGGGTATACCAAAAGGAAATACGATCCCCCGATGCACACGGCAGATGCTCCAAAACATCTACAGCCAAATCGTCCGTAATGAAGTTCTCACGAACCTCAACACCACCACGAATACCGCCCCACAACTCCAGCAACTTTAACCACTGGTAATTTTTGTGACGAAACCCCGGAGGTAGACATATATGACTCACCGGAAGATTCATAGAACACCACTACTCCGAAACCGACTCCGAAGCAACGGTCGGTGTAGACTCCGCAGCCTGATCCGAAACCGGAACCAAACTGTAAAAACCACCCCACTTACTCTTAATGATATAAGCAGGTGATACCAGTCGCCCGACCTTGTTCTTCAAGACACGCAAATTGCGAATCTCAATATCCAGCTTCGTACAAAGCTCCTCCGTGGACACTTGATCCCCAACCGGAACCGACGTAAGCGTAGACCAAAAAGCTCGCTGCTGGCCCGTCATATCAACGGAAAAACCCGGACGAACCTCAACACTCTCACGAGAAACACTTCTTCCCATTACTCAAACTAAAACTTTTTCTTTTATAAAATCAACAAAATTGCGAGCGTATTCGTCAAAACCCACGTAAGGGCAATAAGGAATGACCAACTCGCCAAACTGATCCGAGCCATTGCCACTGAATACGCCAGTCAATGAGTAGTTATCCGTAGCACTCCGTGTAAAACGTATCGTCCCATAAACACCGAAATCAGCAAAACCAAATCTCCGGGTTACGGACTTACCCCGCAACAAAGAATGGGAACAAATACACAGATCAGCAATAAGCCACTTCAAGCTGCACTCAAACTCACTCATAACTTCTTCAATAATAACTTTGCCAAACAACTCGTGCAGAAGTTATAAGGCTTACCCGAACCTATATCATAAACGGCATTCGAGGAACCACAGCCACTACAAGCAGCATAATCCCTAACCCTAACCGTTGTAACGCAGTCAATAAACGTATCTCTATAAAGTTTATTGGGATGTACTCGCTTAGGACGCAAAACAGCACGAAGATAGTACCACGGATTGCAACGGACCGGAAGCACGAAGACACCCTTCGAACCTCCCGAAGCACCCCCAACAACCGGGGCAGATAACGGCCCCGACTTCAAAAGACGAGGATAATACTTGTCACCCTCAAGGACCATGACAGAACCATCGTACTCCGGCAAAACGAAATCCCAAACCTCCAATGGCAAATCCGACCGGAACGTGAAAACATTCATGTCTGTCAACTCAATACCGGAATCAAGACTCCCATCCGAGAAGCCCATAATCGTAAAAGACTGTAGTATCGAATTCGCAGACGCAATCGCAGCATTAACCACATCTGTAGAAAGCAATGTCCTAAACTCAAGGTCTACTAACTGACTCCCACTAACGTCCCAATGACTATCCGCATAAGACTGACCATACATAGAGTGAATCTTCGATACACGAATAAAGGACGCAGCCGAAACCTCAGAATGCTGCATTAATGCCGAGGCCAAAATATGCGCTGTATGACGCGGATTTAAAACTGTGGCGTAACCATACCTCTTTATCCTGAAACGAAGCGTTTGGACCGTTTCTGGCTTAACAACGGCAAGAATATCCTTCGAAGTGACCGAAGATAGCAACTGACGGTTAAATGGACGCAAGGAGGCAGCCTTCCCAACACACCCCGTACAACCCCCTGAAATCTTCTCATAGCATGTAAGGCGATCTACTGCATTAGTACGAAGGCAACGACTCATAGGAAGCGCCGAAAGCCCCGACTGGATGTTACGTCCCTGCAACTTACAAACCTCTGAAAAAGGAGAGGACACCGCCGACAGAATGGAAACATAGGAATCAATATCCGGCATCTCAAAGAAAGATGCAGCATCGGCGGAAATAACCGAACGGATATCATCCATAAAAGACGAAGTAGTCAAAGCGCGCATGTTGTACAGGAAATGCCCGGAAGACAAAACCGACTGCAAGGACGAAGTCATCTTACGACCCAAGCTCACAAAAACCTGCTCCAGCAACGTACTGTAACGATAGCCGTTAACCTGAATGCGCGTATCAAGCTCCGCAGCAAACTTGTCAAACCAATACCGTGGAACCCACTCACCATCCTCATAACTAATGCGAGCGGCGGACTTAGCCGTATACTCCATAGGCGTCAAAGGATACTGAACCAAAGGCGTACAACGATACCGAATAGGTAGCTTACCCCCGCGGGAAGCAGCGTAGTCCTTCCAGCGCTTAGTGAAGTCATACAACCACTGCCAATCAGCACCCTCCTCAAGGCCGCAAAGGACAATACCAACCTTGATGTCCAAGCAACCCCTATGAACCATGAAACGCATATAAGAATCCAACGCCTCCTCGGACAGCCCCTTATTATAATACCCATTACGAATACGAGGACTAATACCCTCAATAGGAGCAGTGCCGCGGCGGAACCCAAGCTGAAAAAGCAGCTCCATAGCATCCTCATCACGGCCAAGCTCCTCCATGCGCATATTGCTGAAGGAAACAGTAGGAAAGACATCCTGAACCCTAGCAACCGTGCCTTTCCAATCCGTAAGGTAATTCAAGTTATAAGACGCAAGCTTAACCGTATCCGCTCCCGACGATATCTTAGCTGCCCGGGCCATACGAACAATATCATCCTGCGACTCCTCATGCAAGCCCCCCGCAATGTGACCCTCGGCACAAAAGGTACAGTTACCCGTAAAGCCACAACCCTCCGCAGCAGAGACCATAGCCAGCCCCGCGTTGCCACCCGAACCACGAAGATAACCCCGAGAAGCACCAAGAAGCCCCGACGGCTTCTCCTGACCCGTATTAAAAACAACCGACGAAGGGACGGAAGATGACGACGGCGTAACCGATACTACACGACAACCATCAAAGACAATATCATAAGCCTGCGGCATATAGCAATGACGATCACCACGCTCCCAAAGAAGGTAAGGAACACGCCCTATACGAATCGGATTCTTGTACTTCTTATTCAACATGAGCTGCAACAGACGAGTCTGGGACCAAACCTGACCAAGATGCATGAAATCCAGATAGCTCTTGCGACCATCGCCTAAGTCTCCAAACAGAATGTCGGAGTAGACCACAGAAGCACCGCCTGCATAGATGACCGGAAGCTCATCAATATTATACTTACTCCGCTCCGACCACGAAAGCGGAATAGGCTTATCGCAGCGCGAGAAAGACTGAAGCATCCACGGAACTACCGGAATCTCGTACAAGCATGAAATGCTAAAACCTACAATGTCAAAGTGAGAAGCGTCCAGATGGGATGACACACCAATAGCGTAAGGCATACTCTCCTTGTCATACCACCGAATGTCATCCCGGCAAGGCAGAAAAGCAAAGTCAATGAAGACACCCGGACACGAACTGCGAACAAAGTCCAACAGAACCGTAGGTGTCATCGAATTATCCTTGTCGAACGACGAAGACGGAAACACAATGAGCCACTTGACATCCGAAGACTTAAAATCATCAGACGTCATAAGACCAGCATCCCGGTTGTAAAACTCGCAACCGTTATGCAGGACCTTATAATAAGACTCTATAAACCGCTTCGAACGTGTCATCATGCACCAACCCTACGACTCATCCTGCGAAGCCAAAGAAACCTCAAAGTTGAAAACCAAAAAATCAACCCGCACAGCCCAGCAAGACACCCGAAGCCCAAACGCAAGGCCATACCAGTCCGCACCCAACTCGACAGACAAACGCCGCCAATCAAATACTAAGTAGGCGAACTTATGGTGACTAACAACTCCGCCCCGTAAGAAAGCAGAACGCGAAAACCGCTTCAGAAAAGAACAATTCATCACTTCGGCAATTTATGAAACGACCACACAGGACCAAGCATTGAGAACCCCGTACCATCATTAAGAGCGTAACCAAAATCGAACATCGTATTTATCTGCGACTGCGTAGGCTCTTTGTAGCAATGAGGGGCACGATACTCGTTATCAAGCTGAACAGAAATCCAACCCAACTTCCTAGCATAATCCTCCGGAGAGCCAATACAATCACTGAACTGCTGCTCTGCAATACTCCCATGCATAGAAACAATACTTGAAATAACAGCCCAGTCCGGATCGTCCGACACACGAAGACGAACAACACGGCCAGTCGGATCAACCCAGAACTCGCTATCGATGCGCCGCTTAGCAACATCTGCAAAGAAAGCATCACATTTACGAATTAAACCCATAGTAAGCCACTACATTAAGTCATGAGCTGAATACAACCTTTAAGCTTGCATGAACGTAAAAATAAACTTATATTTGCAAAGTAACTATAATCATCTATGTTGACATACAAATACAAACTCTATAATACACCCCGGACCGTATGGTTGGACCGGATGCTTCGTGAGTGTGCGTTTGTATGGAATCACGCGCTTGCGCTTCAACGTAGATACTATCACATGTACGGCAAGTACATATCGTCGGTAAATATGCAGAAGCATTTCGCCAAACGCATCAAGCGCAATCTTCTGTATTCGCATAATAGCGTTGAAGTCTTACAGAGATTAGACGCGGCATACCAACGCTTCTTCAAGAAGCTTGCTAAGCGTCCGCCTAAGTTTCGACGCGCTGCTGACTTTCAATCTTTTGTCTACAAGCTCCACTATGGTTATAAAATAGACGGCAATTGCTTTACGATTAATAGACTTAAGAAAACTTACAAATTTCATAAATCCCGTAATTTTAGTGGTAATATAAAAACGGTTCGCATCAAGCGTGACCCGTGCGGTGACTTTTGGTTGTATATTACAACCGATGCTGAGGTGGAAGCCAGCAACACGACACATGATGGTGCGGTTGTAGGCATCGACTTTGGGCTTAAGACGTACTTGACGTTATCCGACGGACACACATACACAAATCCTGAATTCTTTAAACAGACGCTACGTGACATCCGCAAGGCCCATCGTCGTCTTAGCAGGTCAGTAAAAGGTTCTAACCACCATCGCCGTCGCCGTTTAGAGTTAGACAGACTTTATCGTAAGATTAGCAACCGTCGTGATGCTTATCAGTGGCGTTTGGCGCATGAACTATGTCGTCATTATTCTACGATCTGCTTGGAGACGTTGAGTTTGGACGGCATGCGTCGCTTGTGGGGCCGTAAAGTATCGGACCTCAGCCACGCATCGTTTGTGTCCCGCTTGGAATACGTAGCCACTAAGTACAACACCCATATTGTACATGTTGACAAGTGATTTGCGAGCAGCAAGACATGTAACGATTGCGGCTACGTTAACAAGGAGCTTCGGCTGGTTGACCGATCATGGACTTGCCCACAATGTGGTGCGCACCATGATCGTGATCTTAACGCGGCGTTAAACATTAAGCGTTCGGGCATGGACGCGTTGATTAGTGGTTGTAAGCCCG